TTTATGAAAATAATAAACTTGTATTTAAAAATAATAATTTGTGCATAAATCCAACTACATATTATCCAAATACTATTCCTAATAATACGCCTTTGAGTATATCTTCGTGTTCTATGATAATGAAAATAGATAAAGAAGATTTAAGCATTCCTTTAGAAAAATTTGCGAGTGTTTTTAGCATAGCATCAACCGATGATATTCAAGATGGAACTACTACATCTGTTCCTACTACATTAAAAATTCCAACTAAATATTCACTTACAGTTCCTAGCGATGTATCAACAAAAGTAAAAATATCAAATACAAATGCATTATTACTTATACAAAACTATTATTCTTCTACTAATCAAACTATTTCAACTGTTTATATTTCAAGAGACTTAGGAAAAACTTGGTCTACAATTAATATTTCTTCTAATAATATAGAAGACATAAGTGTATCTTCTGACGGAAAATATGTATTAGTTATAGATAGAACTAATTTTTATCATTCTTCTGACAGTGGAAATACATTTTCAACAAAAGTGTTAGATATAAGTACATTTATATATAGATCATATTTTGAAGTGAAAATGTCTATTGATGGTAGAGTGCAAATAGCAACAATAAAAAGAATAAATTATAAAACTTTTTCAGGAAGTACAGCATTTAAATCTATTCTACAAATTAGTTATGATTATGGAACTACTTTTATAAAGACTGAAAGACTAACACCAATTTCAATTCTTGTAATTTCCAAAAATGGTGAAATCGCAATGATAATAGAACATAATAGTACTACTAAAAAATATATTTCAACCTATTTAAATAATGAATCTGAATTTACATTTGATTTACCTGATACAACTGACAGTATTACAGATATTCATATTTCAAGCGATTCTAAAAATATATATATTCTGTATACAAGAATACTTCAATATTCGAATGACTACGGTGCCACTTGGAAAATTAACACATTAACTCCAATGATAAATTTACTTAATGCTTTTTATTTTAGAAATTATATATGTATCAGTAATACTGGAAAATATATTTTTCTAATTATGACTAAAAGAGACACTGTATGGAGAGGATACATTTTTTACTCAACAGACTATGGAAGTACATTCGAGTTATTTAAAACTGATAATTTTACTTTGAATAATACTCTAATTGAATGGAAAGCATTAGATATTTTACCTGATGGTTCTAAACTAGTTTTAAGTGAAATAAATAATGTTTATTTTATAGATACAAAACTACCAGTTGATACACTCATTGTAACCGATGATGAGAAAATGATTTTACCTGATAATGAATATAAGTATACTTACCCTACAAATATAAGTTATAATAGAATTATAAAAAGTGGAAGAGATTTGTTTTTTATCGATGATACGAAGGTTTCTTTTTATGAGGGAAATTCTATTGTAAACTTGAATATTCCTATAAACATTTCCAGTATATGTAGAACTTCAACTACACTTTTTTATACAATTGATAATAAAATATTTGATATAACAAACAAAGAGGTATTTTCAACTAATCAAAACTTTGTTTATATAACTACAAACAAACAAGGAAATATTTTTATGGCTTTGTCTAATCAAATACATATATCTAAAGACGGTATTATATGGAATACAGTAAACTTGCTTCCAAGGAAATGGGTAATGGGTTGTATTTCATCTCAGGTTAACAGTATTAATAGATACACATTATGTTGTATAGAACAATATGGAAATATTTTTGTATCAACAGATTCAGGGTTAAGATGGACAGCAAACAAAGACCAAAGTTCCTATTTTTGGAATTCTATAAGTATGTCTGATGATGGTATGGTTCAAATTGCTGTTTGTAAAGAGAATTTACCTTTTGTAAGTTATGATTACGGTTTATCGTGGTCATCTATTAATTTTAATTACAACTTGAAAGATATATCAGGAAACTATGTTATAAATTTTATTGATTGTAGTGTATCCGAAGATGGTAAAACTTTTTTAGCAGTGGCAAACAATGGAAAAATAATTATTTCAAAAGATAATAAAGACTGGAATTTTTATGGAGAATATAATTACAAACGTAAAGAACTAGATATATCAGATAATCATTTTATAGTAACCAGTAGTCCCATGTTGTTTAATAACTACATCGATATCTTAACGAATTGGTTTGGAACACACTCATATATGCACACTACCATGTATTATTATGGAGCACATATTTTATACGCTTTTAGAAGTTTTAGTCCTCAAGGACTTTTTAGGTTTATTCTCCCTTATAGTTCAACTGGTTATACTGGGAGATCTTCTACTTATGATGTCGATAAAAAAATAAATATTAACGCTGAATTTATAGATATTCAATTTGATTCTAATGTTATTTTTAAGATGAATAAAATTATTATAAACGCAGGAGTTATACAGGGAAAGATTAATAATTTATTTAACAATATAAGAAATTTAAGAATAATGGGTAGCAATGATACACGAAATTTCAAAGAATTGATAAACATCACAAATAACTCTACACCGTATAATTTAGAACAACTTATTTTTGTGGTTAGAAACATAGATTATTATAATAACTTTAGAATCGTTTTAGATGGAGTTATAACACCTGGAAGTCAAAGCAGTCTATCAGGTATAGTATTTGAAGGTGAATCAAAGTTATTTACATCTATCGATAATACTGTATCAAACTGGAAAAATGTTTCTCTAAAAAATAATAATTTGCTTTTTGTAAAAGATAAAGTATTTATAGGTAGCATGGAAAACAGAATTTATACTGAATTTCGTTCTTTAAACTTAACTGATGTTATTATATCTTCTAATACTACTTTAACTAGTGATATATTCTGTAGAAATCTAACAGTAAACTCTGGTATAACTTTAAATACAAATGGATTTAGAATATTTTGCACTTTAAGATTAACTAATAATGGCATTATATCTAATTCTGGAGTAAGTGGAAGTGGCGGTATAGCATTTAAATTAGATAACTTAAAAAGACCTTTAGGTATGGGCAGTAATGGAGGCGATGGTTCTACTACCACAGGTGTAAGATCACAAGCTGGAAGCTCAAACGCAAACTGTGTATGTGATGCAAATGGAGGAAATGGAGGACAAGTTTCTGGACTAAATGGTACTGGAGGTATATGCAATATAATTCCACAAAATTATAATGTATTATTCAATCCATTAAATGCTATTGTAGGAAAAGATAATTCTGGTAATATAATACAGGGAGGAAGTGGAGGAGGTGGAGGAGAAAAAGGAGGTGCAGGATCTTCAACTGGAGGAGCAGGAGGAAGTGGAGGGGGGGTTATAATGATTTGTGCTAAAGAAATTGTTACAGAAGGAGGATTTATAAGGTGTGCTGGAGGTTCTGGTCAAATATCTTTACCAAGTTTTAGTAGTACAACTTCAAGAGGAAGTTCAGGAGGAGGTGGTGGAGGTGGTGGAGTAATTATATTAGTAACAAGTTCCTCCACAAATATTAGTAGAGGTAGATTACAAGTATTTGGAGGTGGTTTAGGAACAGGACAAATAAATAGTGCAAATAGCACATTGTCAGGAAGAGGAGGAAACCAAGGAAATCCAGGAAGAATTATAATTGTTAGAGTTTAAAAACTTTATTTTTTTAAATTCTATTAATAAATGTTTACGGTAGTATGTGGAGTTTTAGCCGTTTTACTTTTAGTAGTTTTTTTCTACTACAAAAATGCCCTTAATAAAGAGAAAGAAAAATATGTTTTTAATATTCAAGAACAAAAAAACTCTTGTAGAACACAAATTGAAAACGAAAAAATAATTTGTAATAATGAAAAAGAAGTATTGAACAAAAAATTGTCTGCTATTTATAATTCAATTGATAGTGTGATGAATAACTTAAATGACCAATATAAATTTACTATAGAATTAGATAACTTGAAAGAATTAAAGGCAAAACTAGAAGCAGTATCATCTATAATTCCAACACAAGTTTCAATAGAAGAATTGAGAGAGAAAGTAAATACTTTGGGAAATGATGTTCAAAATAGAATTGAAAATAAAAAAGTGGAAACCAATGAACTTAATCCTATCAGTGAAAGTATGACTAATATAATAAATACTATGATAAGTATATATACCAAACAATATTGCAATTTGCTTGACAGTAAAGTTATAGGTTCTCAAACATTTAATTTACCTGTTGCGAAAGAAGATATAAGATGTTTTATAGATGATAGAGGACAATGTAAAGGCACATTTTTCAATCAAAATAAATACTTGAAAAACAAAAATGAAGGGTTTCCAACTGCTAAATTAGAGGACGCTAATAAAGTGTATGATTATACTGATAACTGTATACCTAATAACTCTAATATATTAAGTGATAATATTGGAGGTAGATGTCGTCCAAGAGAAAATCTTTTTGTAAGAGTTTCTAAACCAGTTGAACTTGACCAAACAAATTATGAAAAAACTATAGGAGACTTACAAAATCTTAGACAAAAATCTTTAGAAGAACAACAAAACTCTGCTAGACAATTTCTTATGCTACCTCAATTATTAATTTTAGCATCAACGCAATATGGATTAGAAAGAGATGTTGAAAAAGTTGCTCAATATTATGTTAATGGATTTGTTAACTTTGATTCTTTTGGGAATCCAACTATAAAGTATGATGAACTTATTACCTTTATAAGAGATAAAAGGGAAAAACTATGCAATAGAAATTTAGTTCAAGATTACCCAGTATTTACCGCTGAACTAGTAGATAGGGTTTTTGAAAGTTATATGAAAATAAATTAATTTTCTTAGCATATTAATAAATGGAATATGTTTGTTTATATATTATAATATTTATAGTTATAATATTACTATATCTTCATGTGTATGAATACAGTAGAAGAAGAATATTAAGATACATGGCGATAAACACCATAAAAATTTTTAACGAAAACAATGTAGACTATTATGTAGACTATGGGACTCTGCTTGGTATCTATAGAGAAAAAGATATTATTCTAGATGACAATGATGTAGATATATGCGTATTTGATACACAGGAATTTCATGATAAAATACCACAAATGAAGAAGGAATTAAAGAAGAAAAATCTAGTTATTGAAAAACAAACTTGGAGTGCTTATAGAGTGTATTATCCACCTTTTAGATATTTTTGTGATATTTATCTAGTAAGAAAAGATGGCGATATGATTAGAGATGCTGTTACTGCAAAATCAGATATACCTATATCATTAGTAGGTAATAAAAGCATTATTAAATGGAAAGATGTAGAAGTAAAATGTCCTGAAAAAGTGCATGATTTATTAGTTTTTAGATACGGAGAAGATTATATGATACCAAAAAGAGGGTTTAAAGGGAATATTTAAACTTTATTCATAAGGAAACATCTCAAAAACAGCCTTATAAAATGTGTATCTTATTTGTATTTCTGTAAAATCTGAGTTTTTGAACTCCTCTAAAATTTCTTTTATTAAATTATCAAATAATAAATCTCTCACAAATTTAAATCCTGTGTCTGAAATTAGAGCGATACTATCATCAAATTGTTCTTGTTGTGTTTCATTTAATGTGTCTCTAACCTTTTTTAAATAATCATTTATTCTTTCTTTCATAATTGTTTTATCAGGGTCTGGACTTATTTGTAAATCAATTATAGAACCGTGTAATGAATTTATTAATCTTGTTGCCCAACCAGTTGAACATACTGGTTCATTTTCACGGTTATTTAATATAGATATGAATTCGTCAAGTAATCTAGTTGTAAATTCTTTTTTATCTTCAATACCAAGGGTTTTAGCACGTTTCCATATTTTTATAAAAATATTACATGTCTCTACACCCTCTCCAGGTGGAGTGTTATCTCTACCTCTTAACTTATCATCATAATCATAGAATGCATTTTTACATAATAAAATTTCGTCTACAGTTATATTGTTATTATTCAAATTGTGTTCATTAGCAAAATTTATAAAATCATTTGCATATTCCCTTGTACGTTCTTCATTCAATACATCTCTTCTATTTGAAATATTTGGTATAAGATGCTTTATATACTTGTTTGTAATTTTATTGGTTGATTTTTGATGCACATTTTCTTTATCTAAATGTTCTCTTTGATATTCATCTTCATAATACTCTTCGTTATATTTTTCTATATCAAAATTTTCACTTAGTTCATGCATGATTTTCAAAGCTTCTAAAAAGTATGTATTAATAAAACCATAGTAACTCATAATGTTTAATGTTTTTGCTATCAACATTCTATACTCTTTATCGAAATTTTCCTTTATCATTCTCAATACTTCTACATGAATTGGAAGAGACAATTCTTCCCAATACGAGGTTAAATTCCCAACAAATCCTCCAAATGAGTACACATCTATTTTAACATTTCGTTCTACTAGAATTTGTATTAAGTTTTTCAAGAAATCAATTGCTTCATCATTCGCAAAAGTGTCGTATTGGATATCTATCATAAAACTTTCTTTTTGAATTAAATTTATTTGCTTGAAATTAAACTCTATATTTAAAATTTTAATTATTGATAATACATCTTCATAATCATATAATTTCATCTCACGACTAACAGGGTGTTGCATTACATCATTGAATAATACATTGCTTATTTCATATATTTTATTGGGATATATATAACTTCTAATTTCTTTTGTATAACCTATTTTTTTTATTTTTTTTTCTTCTAGTTTGCGCAATAAAAGTTTAATAATGTTTTTGTTATAGGATTTCTCTATACAAATTTCTAGTAAATGTAAACTAACTGGAACATTTCCAAAATTTACTAATAAAAATTCCATTAAAGGTTCATCTAAACTACCATTCAAAATATATCTAACTAATTTATCAGCTGTTAACTTTCTCATCAATGTGCTCATATCTACATAGCATTTATTACTTTGTTCAGGATAGGTTTTTAGTTTGCAAACTTTTACAAAAGTGTCTAAATCACAATCTTTATCTACAGATCTAAATTTCTTTAGTTCTTTTAACCTATTATTTATCTCTTTCACTGTGACACCACCTGACATACATTTTTTATATAAGCTTCCTAGATATAATAACCTTCTTAACTCGTCTAAAAAATCATCAGACATTTATTATAAAGTAAAGATTAAAATTTAAAGAAAATATTTAAACTCAAACTCATCTAATAAACTTGAATCCAAAGTTTCAAATCTCCTTATAAATTCTCCTTTATAAAATTGTAAGAACCAACAATCATATGTACCTGATTCATTTAAACTATACTTAATAAGAATTTTATCAAAGTTGTTAAAACAGTCATTTTTAATTTTAGAAATGTAAATATCCCAATTGAGGAGAGCAATTTGAGGAGAAATTTTCCTAAAATATGGAGGAAAATATTTCATTTTTATTTAAAGAATTATTATATTTACTTAAATATAATAATGTCCAAACCGGTTTATACAGTTCAAGTAGATTCTCGATTCAGAGACTTGGAAAAGTATCCTAATACAACTGACTTTGGCGTTAGTTTCAAAAAACGCACCTCTACAACTCCATTTGTGGAAGGTTTGCCTGTAAATAGTGAAGCATATGCGGTAAATCAAACAAATTTTAATTTACCTATTTCAATTGACCCTGATTTTGACAATGATTTGTTTCAAATAGTGAATGGTAAGATTACTAACATGAAGGCAATTGATGCTAATAATGTGATTCTTTGCGGTATATTTACAGGAGATGAATTATCATTTTATCAAAAAGATTTAAATTCTATATATAATTCGCCTTCCTATTTGATTGTTTCCTTACCAAAAAATAATAATAGCACATTTTTAGTTAAATTTTCAAGAGTTGAAAATGCATGGACATTTGGTTGGGTAATTGCGTCAAAACAACCTGATGGTTATGTTTCTCTTGACGACCCTGAAATTAATTGTTCATTCGATATTGATACAAACAATAGCAACATTAGTTTTATGTTTAATTTTTCTTGTCCAAAAATTTATATACAAAGTTTAACTTCTCTGTCTCTTCAAAACGATAATCAATACTTTACAATTTATGAAGCAAATCATCCTGATAACTTGACTAAAACTGATACATATCCTTATGCTCTCAACAATTGTTTGATTTATTCATTATTTGATTATAATGGTAATGTAAAATATGTAGATAATCATCCTTGGGGATATAACATAATTTCTTCAAATCATAACATTATACCTTCTGAAATTAACTGCAAATTTAATATAAAACTTGATAATTCTCTTGCTCAAGTTGTATCTGCAAATACAAATAATTATGAATCAGTTTTATCATTAACAGGATACGGAACAGGGTATACAACATCAATTTTCCCAAATGATAAAGCGTATGGAATTACTTATACCTATACTGGACTTAATTATGTTGTAAATTTAATATCTGATCCAACTACAAATGAGACAAATATTATTACTCAACAATATACAGGAGGTATATTAACACAAACTAAATTCCAGTGTCTTACAGGATTGACAAAAGCAGGTGACACTGAAAATAATTTTGTAAATGTATGTCATTTGGAAAAAAATAATAAAATTTATTTTCATATATCCCCTTACAATGCATTTTTAAGTAATACTACAGGTTCATATTTTCCTTACACTGGACCTTCTCCTTATTATCAAAGTTATATTTACACATATGATATACCAACACAAAATACTTCTTATACAACTACTGGAGCAGGTGATTTTTCAGGTTCTAGATTAGGTTTCCCAGGAGGTGAGATGTTTGATACAAAATGGATTGAACCCTCAAACTTGACAGGTGCTTATATTATAGGTGCAAATACTTCAGTTTATGGTGTTACAGGAAGTAAAATGGATATATATTATTGGGATGAAACTATAAATCCTCCTACAAAAATAAATAGTTATGATTTTAGTCCTGCAAGAAAAACTATTGTATCACTTACAGGTGTTACATTTTCAATTTTTCCTCTTCCTACTGTTGGAGGATGGGATTTGTATGGTGTAAATTATTATTCAAGTATTGAACAAGATGGAAATGATGTTTATTATGTATGTAGTCCTGCACCTTTATCAACTGGAACAATGACTGGAGATGGATTATTGTTTGATAATATAACATCTATATACAAAATCAATAGTATAAGTATTACAGGAACTCAAATACTTAATACATTCGAAACACAATCATATTTTTGGCCTCAATTATACATTCAAAATTCAGACTTAAACTTAATATCTGCAGCTCCTGATAGTCAAATTTTAAATATAAACAAAACTACTTTAGAAATTACTGAGAAAAGTAAATTTATAGGAGGAAATTTTGGAATATTTATTAAAGAGTATAACAATAACTTATATGCTATATATAATAGTTATTTTACAAACAAAGTATTCCAAATTAACGACCCTGCGAATCCTTTATTAATAAGCGGAAAACAACAATTCCCAGTATTTGGCAAGTATGAAATTGGTGAATTATTATTTATAGATGATGAAGGATGGTGTTATGGGTTCTCCATAAATCAAAACACTGATATTGCCTCATTTTTCAGTTGTCGTTTTCTAACTCAACCTGCTCAAATAAAGAGTTCGCATTATAATCAAAACATTAGTTCAGTTCTTAATCCTATAAACTATTATGGGCAAAATGTATCTACTTATGGTATTGACTACTATAATGAACCTGCAGAATCTCTTATCGAAAACAGTTTTAGTTTCAATCCTCTTGAACAATTAGTTGACCCTTCTGGATCTTCAATTTTATACGCTTGGTATGATGCTTCAAAAACAGGTTCTATTATGGTATCAAATACAGGTATTGATAATTTTATAGTTCAAGTAAATGATCTTTCAGAAAATAACCGAAATTTGACACCTCAAACAGGAGGTATAACTCCTGGAGACCTTATTTATAAATATGGTTATAGTATAAATTTTAATGGAGGACAACAATTGGCTTATACTGGAGATTTCTCTGGAAATAAGACTGGTGTTTACATTGCGGTTTCTTATAAGAATACTACTGGTTCAGCATCTGGATATAACATTGCTGGATTTTATGATTATCCTTCAAATACCGATAAATTCAATATAAAATCATTTTATGACGGAACACAAAGTTATACACAAAATTTTGCAGGTACAGGTGTTGATAGTTTTACTTTTAATAACAATGTAGAGAACCAACCTATTTTAAATTTAGCAGATTTTATGTATTATAATACCGGAGGAACCGGAGGAAATTCAGTTTATGATGTATCTTTTAGAGGAACACCCAGTCAATTAATAGGAAGCGAGATTAACATTAATTTCACAAGTGCTTATTTTAAATTAGGAGATAATCTTGATTTTAAAGGGGAAATTTTTGAAGTAATTGTTACTAGTTCTTTACCAAGTGTAACTCAAAGACAAAAAATAATTTCCTATTTGGGTAAAAAATGGAATATGAACAGTAATGTTCCTGATAATAATCCTTATAAACAATATTCTTCTGAAACTTTATATTCTACTTTACTAACTAAAGGTTCTACAGGAACTTCTAGTGTAGACATTTACAATATTTCCAATCTCCAAAATATCGTGAAAGTTTACTCACAAGAAACTACTATAACAGAACCTACATATATAAAAGTTCACATACTTCAAGATTTAACAAATAATTTACCTGTTTCAAAATGGTTTTTAGTTTTAGGTAAATCTTCTCTTGAAATTTATACTAATTTTATAACTAGTGAAACTAATACATTCTATCTTTGGAATCGTGTAGAGTTTTCATCTCCATTTTTAAATGAAGCATGGAAAGTAATACCTTATACACAGTATACAGGAAATGGACAATTCGCAATTTTATATTTCCTTGTATTGTTTAAGAATGGATATGTAAAAAAGTATCGTATATCACTTCTTACTCCTTATAATCTTGAAGAATTAGTTACAGAACAGTTTATGCTTCCTCCTAATGGTTATCTAACAAGCGGAGAAATTAATATATACGGAGATGGTAAAATATACTTTTTTGGAACTGTTGGTGTTACTGATGTAAGTTTAGTTGATTCTGCTCGTCAAGATTATAAAGGAAAAATATATTTTGCAGATATAACAAACCCGTATGATTTTATAAAAATAGAGAGTAATATTAATTTTGCTCTTTCTAATGTTGCTCTTACTAACCGAAATAGCACGAAGGTTATCAAACATCCTAATGGAAACACATATTTATACTTAAGATCTATTTTTATTGATAGTACTCAGTTTATAAATATTACTGATTATACATTATTTAATTACAATAATTACAATAAAATTGAAATTGTAACTTCGAATTCTTTCTCTTATCAAACACCTATTAATATAAGTACGCAATTGAGTTATGAAGATGGTAATTTTGGTTGTTTTTGTCCTGCAGATATTTATATAAATCCTTCTAATAATAATGTTATATCAATTCAAACTCAAAATAATAATCTCACAAATGATTATGTAACTCCTCAAGATCAGCAATTTTATCTAGGTTTTACAAACTGTAATTTTATAACAAATGATCCTGAAGGTGTTTCTCCTATATACCCTTTTGGAACTAGAGTTACTCAATTAAAAGCAGGTTCTTTAGGAAATAAAGTTTATGCTGGTATGTTATTAACAGATATTACTAATAGTTTTGCTGCAACAGGAGTTTACTTTGTAGATATAAGTAATCCTGAATTTTCCTATACATTTTATCAAGACCAAAGCGGTGCTTTCCCTTTACCTTTAACTACAACATATGAGGACAGAGAAGGTATTAGTATAGGATTTATTAACAAATGCGATTATGAAGGTAAATCTGAATGGTTGAATTCTATAGGTGGTTCTTATACTGGTATTTTCTCTCAATTTTCAAATATGAGCAATATGACTTTAGACAATGAAAAACGATACATTTATTTATGTGGTGGTTGGAACAGTAAGATTGAATGTTTCGATAGTAATAATGAAGTATCTAATAGAATTGTTTCTGAAGGAACTTCTTATAATGGTTTTTGCACTAAAATAGATATTATTGATGGAAGTTTCAAATGGTTAACTCCTCTTATCGGAAACAATGATGACTTTACTGAAAAAATATCTTTTAACTCTGTAAAAGATGATGTTAGTTTCCTCATGAATTTCAGTTCTAACAATTTGTTCTTATATGAACCTCAATACTCATTTACTGGTTCATCTGGAACCTATAGTAATCCTAAAATAATAAAGACTGTTTTATTCAATACTTCTTCCCTCACAAGTTCAATTATAACATTAGATACAGAAGGAAACTATAAATGGAAAGTTATCCTTTATACAAATGAAGATGCTAAAACTATAAGTTCAAAAGATATATACATTGACGATGAAACTATTAATATTGTAGGAACTAATAACACATCTATTATGAGATGCACACAAAGTGATAACATAGATGTTCAATTGTTATACAACCAAACTACAAACAGTTCCTTATTCATTTACAGATTTGACTTAGACGGAAAATATCTTCAATCAAATTTAATAAAATATCCAAACGGAGTTAACCTATTTATTAATGATATTAAAACATTCAAGACAATAAATCAAATTGTTATTTTCCCTTATATTGAAATAGAAGATTTAACTGATACAACACAAGAAAATACTTTTATTCTTAAGTATAACAAAGATGGAACATTAGCAACTGAAAATAGTATATACAAATTATTATATGTAGATGCAAACTCTTTGCTTTACATTAACACCGGAAATAACTGGAATGAAGACCCTGATAGTAATAATGACTCAAGAACTTATTTTCCATCTAGCATCAAAGATTTTAGAAATGAGGTCATACTGAAATTTCAACAATTTAATGATAAAATATATATTGCGAGAAGAGATTATTCAATAAATTTTGGTTTTTCAAACGCTCAACTTTATGCTTATAGTGGTGATAATAAAAATTATCTTGTAAATGATATTTACGGTCCTATTCCTGTTACCCCTATAATTCCAGTAGAAGTTAATGTTATGGAAAATATTGATGATAAATTATATATTGGTGGAAACATGAGTAGAGTTACTTCTGCAGATTTCACAGATTATGATGTTAACTATGTTTATTATCTTGATAACACTGAAACTGTTAATCCTCTTAACTTTGGATTGAATGGTTTTGTTTATTCCATCAAAAAACATTCTGGAGATATTTATATTGGCGGTAATTTCACTGGAGATTATGATAATTTAGTTCCTGCTAATAATATAATCAGATTTGATGGAACAGATTGGTATGCTCTAGATAATGGTCTTAATGGTGTTGTAAGAACTTTGGAAAGTGATGGAGTTAATTTATTTGCTGGTGGTGATTTCACTGGTTCAAATTCAAGTATATTAAACCATGTTGCTAGATGGGATGGTTCTAGTTGGAATCCTATGGCAACTGGTCTTAATGGAAGAGTTAATTCATTGTTTTACAAAAATGGTAGTCTTTATGCTGGCGGCGAGTTTACAGGAACAAATTTAGGAACAACAGGAACTGTTCTTAACTATATTTCTAGATGGGATGGAACAGGATGGAATGACATGAATTATGGGTTATCTAACACTGTTAATGTAATTTGTGATTATAGCGGAAATGATATTGCTGTAGGAGGTGATTTTACATCATCTTTTACAGGATTAAATCTTAATTATTCAACGGTATGGAGCGGAACAGGGTGGAATAATATTTCATCCACAGGACTTACAAATCCTGTAACTTGTATGATTTATACAGGTTCTACATTGTATACTTTTCAAACTAATCCCATAACAACTAACAATAAATATACTCAAATTAATTTTTATAAATATAACTCATCCTATGTAGATCTTAATGGTAACACTTACTCTAATCTTGTAATGTCTTACTCAGATTTTGAAGAGTATTATCAAAGTCCTAATGCTCCATCTGGAACAAATGCTCTTACAAATTATAATGCATATATACAAGGTCCTACTGTGTCTGATACAAGTAATGAAAAAAATAATGATTTTTACACTAAACTCATAAACACAAAACAAACTATAATTTTACCCAACGATGTATTAAACAGAAATTACTCTATCAGAGGAAATTTCTTTACAGGAAATAGTAATTTTTTCTCTGGTTTAACAAATGAAACATTTAATATTGTATTAAACAGTGAAATTGACATTAAGAAAATTGATAGAAAGAATTTTCCATTTGCTTATTATGATCCTAGTGTTGATAAATGGGCAAGTGTAATCACAAAGAGTCCTGTAGGAGATGTAATCTCTTATGAACAAACTGGCCCTGTTCAATATATACAAGATGGTATTCTACCTATAACTGTTACTAATATTTACGGACAGTCTCTTAATACCTATTCTAACTTAAGTCAAACACAAACACCATATTACCTTTACTATTATGATATGAGTTCAACAGGAAGTATTGGTTATACACTCGTTAATTCTGTTATTTATAATTCTTCTCAAAAAATATACTACATGACATTAGAACTCGATGATTACACTTCATTACCAAATGATACTGTATATCTTTGGTTATCCAAGAAAAACCTTTCTGCTGAATATACACTTCAATTTTATCCTGCTACTCTAAACAGTTCTAAAGTATTTAATTTGTCTCTTAACAATCTCATCATTCCCAATAGACCTATTCGTAATACTACTCTCGAAGGCACTAGATTACTTACTGATTTACCTTATATATACCTCTCTGTTTTCAATGCTGATGACAATGGATTATATTATGGTCAAACTGGTCTTTTCTTTGGTCGTCAAGAAATAAATAATTTCTTTTCTAACAATGTTACTAGAGATGCAAATGCTATTTTTGAAATACCCATGAAATATGCAGTTGAACAAGAAAATTTTGTTGTTTTATCATCTAATACTAAACCTAGAATTAAGTTTACACCTAATTATTATAACATAAGATACATCATTACAGATCCTGATGGGAATGTTCTTTTATTTGATAATACACCTTATAAGAGCATTGATAATTTTGCTGTAGTTCCTGATAATCTTTTACAAACTAACGTGTCCCTTAACTTTGAACCTTTGACTAATTAAATCATTTAAAATTTCTTTATATATTTTAAATGATAAGCTCTGATTTATCTATTGACACCTATAACTCTCCATTCCATTTTTGCGTTATAGATAACTTCTTAAAACCTGAAGTTGCTAACAAAGTTTTAGAATGTGTAAACAATTTAAAAAATGAAAATGCAAATTCTATCTTTCAAGGTAATGTATATGAGCATAGTAAATATGCTTTTAATATAAAATTAGACAAATATTTAGAAGAAGTATTCAGATATCTCGTAAGCGATGAATTTGTTGATAAAATTGAAAATATGACTGGTATTAGAAATCTCATTAGAAATGACTTGACATTACTAGGTGCAGGAGTTCATAGAATCACTAGAGGAGGTTATCTTAAAGATCATACAGATTTTAATTCTTATACCCATCCTCGTTTAGGTAAACTAGACCGTAGAATAAATTTATTAATTTATCTAAACCCTGAATGGAAAGATGAATATAATGGTCATTTACTACTTAGTGATAGGGTGAATAAAACAATAAACTTTAAGATAAGACCTGTATTTAATAGATGTGTAATTTTTAATACAACTAACAAAAGTGTTCATGGACATCCTTACCCTTTAAATACTGAAAAAAGACAATCCATTGCTGTTTATTATTATACACAGAATAAGAATGTAGTTGACTTTGAAGGAGATCATGAACATTCAACTCTATGGTACAACACTAATGATTATGATACTAAGGATACCATTATTCTATAAAGTAAATATTACTATTCAAAAAATAACCTAGATTTTCTAAAAAGTTTTTTAGTCTTTCTATATACTGTATATCCTTAAATCTATCGCATATAGAAGAAGTTACAAAACAATGTCCATAAGGGAGGGTTTTAGTTTGAACTTTAAATTCTAAAGTCCATTTATCCAAATAAGAAATATCTTGTAAATTCCCATTTATTAAATCTTGCTGAATTTGTTTTAGTTTTGATTTTATAGTATTAATAAACTTTTTGGATTCGTAAAACATGTAGTCTGTATCATAGTGAGAATCTTTATAAATTTTTTCATCTAGTTCATAAATAATAAGTCCAATATATGCAACGAGTTCATTGAACATTTTTTAATAAAATTAATTCTTTATATAAAGAATTAATTTTGTTTAGTTAATAGAGGTAAATTCAGAAACTTCATTTTCAATTTGTTTTTCACTTTCAGTTCTTTCTCTTGTTTCATTCTCAGTCTCTTCTTGTTCAACATCTTCATCGCTACTATCATCTTCAGTCTCTTCTTGTTCAACATCTTCATCGCTACTATCATCTTCAGTCTCTTCAGTCTCTTCAGTCTCTTCAGTCTCTTCAGTCTCTTCAGTCTCTTCAGTCTCTTCAGTCTCTTCTTGTTCAACATCTTCATCGCTACTATCATCTTCAGTCTCTTCAGTCTCTTCAGTACTATCATTTTCATTATCCTCATCTTCAGGTAAATCAATAAAATTATGTGCTTCAAACTTAGGAATATAACTAACATGCATTACTCTTACAGTATTTTCATAATGGAAAATAACATTTCTTTGTCTTTGATAGAAACGAATACCGTATACTTCAACAACATTATTTTCATCCATAAAATAATCATCAATTTCTTGTGAATCACAGTCATAAATAGTGTGATTATCAGTTAAAAACCATTCATCATAACTTGCTATATAAGATGAATCATTGTTTCTCATATGTTTTCTAATTTCCTGCTTAACATAAGGAACAATCTCCTGAAAATTTTCAAAATACAATGTTTGGTCTTCGTTAATGGTAATTACATACATTTTTTATACTTTACTTATATCTTTAAGGTAAAATTTTAACAACTGTGTGTTAAAATTTGTTGGACAGAACGAGGTTCGAACTCGTGCGGACTCTCGTCCAATGGATCTTAAGACCATCCCCTTGACCACTCGGGCATCTGTCCTCACAGTTATACTTATATGTTTAAACTTTTTTATAATTTAATTTTTATATTCATACATGAATTGTCCTTCTTCCCAATATTCCACATCCCCGTTTTTATTGACCACAGCAGGTCCTTTTAAGTTATGTAGCAATCCATTCACTCTCCATTCTTTGTGTCCATTTGCATAACAAACTGCAGGAAGAACATTTCTGTGTAGTTTGCCTTCGAATCTCCATTCATAACCTCCATCCTTAAACATGACAGCAGGTCCTCCTACTCTGTGAAGTTTACCATTCTTGTACCAGTAGATATCGCCGTTGATGTTTTTAACACCAGTTTTAGTCTCTTCAATCCAATACATTTTCAAGATAATTGCTTTATAAATTATCTTGATTTTTCATTTATTTTTATAAAATTCTTCCCTCTCTTTCTTTTTCCCTTTCTCTCTCTAATTTCTTTTTAAATTTTTCTAAACGTTTTTTCTTCTCTTCTTCAATCTCAATTTGATATTCTTGAAATACATCATCAAATTTAGTTATAATTTCTTTTATTTCTTTCAAAGGTATTTTTGTTATATCAGATATTTTATTTGCGTCATCCTTATCGATATCCAATAACCCATATTTCATATTATTTTTAATAATATTAATTATTTGTTCATCTTTTTTATTAATCTTTTCTTCCTTTTCTTTTTGTGAACGCTTTTCTCTTTTTTCATAAACTTTTTGTTGTATTTTTTCAAATTTATCATAATATTTTTCAACCAGTTTTTTAACTTCTGTCTGAGGTATATTAGTTAAAGTAGATAAAAGTTTAGTTCCATCTCTATTCAAATCTATAACCCCTATTTTTATAAGATTTTTAATTATCTTGAATTGTTCCTTCTCTTCATCTTCGTTAGTTTTTTCTTCTCTTTCATCTTGTTCATCGTATTCAATCACTCTTTCTTCTCTTTCATCTTCATTCACTTGTTCATCCTCTATCATTTTTTCTTCTAATAGGTCAGACTCATCTATTTCATATTCCTCGGTTAGTTCATATGATATTCTATTGGAAAAATATGCAAGTCTATTCTTTAGGATTGATATATCGTTCATTTATTATGTATAAATATTATTTTAATTTATTTTCATTCCACTCAAAATTTTTATTCAAAATGTTTGTAGTATGTTCTACATCTATAAAACTGTGTCCATAATTTGTCTTGATCATCTTGGAAATATCCAAATTGTCATCTCCGTATGAAAACTCCAAAATCTGGTTAAAATTATTTACAACCATGTTGTTGTAATTGAAATGGATGTCTTCTAAAATCTTAACCATTTTCCTCTGTATATAGCCTGTTTTTGCGGTATCGACTACATGAAGTCCATTATAAAGACCAAAATTTAAGGTTGAAGGAACTGTCAAGTCATATACTTTATTATGTTTAATTTCAACCTTATTAATAGACACAATTTTATCTAAAACTACATCATTATTTAATTTAAATTGTGAAGAAAAATCATTTGGAATAATACTTACCAATTTTTCTTGTTTGTGAACACTTAATAATTGAATTTCTTTCTGAAAGTTTTTAAACCATAGTGTCCTAATACTAAGGATATTTCTATCAGCAGGATTTTCAGTTTTAAGATTATTATTATTGTTTACTTTGTAAGTAGATATTTTACCAAAGATGTTCAATCTTGATAAACAAACATTAATATCATTTATAAGTCTAAGAGATGCAGAACTTATTTCAACTGAATTTTTTGTTACATAACCATCTCCAGAGAAAATACCATTAATCAATCCTTTTATAAATTCTTTATTTGCGTTTAAACAATCAGGATGAATATATTTATTTCTAGCACCTTTACCAGATAATGTAGTTATTACAGTTGATAATAATGTAGAAAAACCTCTAATACAAGTAGAAGTACCCCCTATTTTATTTTTACAACTAGTTATTTCATATTTAATATTATGTTGTTTATACCAGTTTGAAATAAATTCTAATATTTTAGGTTCATTATTTGTAATATTAACATAACCATCACAAGCATTTCCTTCTGAAATATATAATCCTAAATATACACCATTATCATAGTTAAATTCAAACTTATTTTTAATAATTATATTTTTCCTAACAGCAGCATAAGGGTAAATACAATTTTCTTTAATATGTTCTATGTTTGATCTTACTAGTGTTCTCAAAAATAACTGTGGTTTATCGTATGGAAGAGTAAATAACTTACCATTGTTTTCTTTCCACCAACCAATAGGCATTCTTTCATTTTCTTCTAATAATTTTTGAACCATTGTTTTTGCTTTCAAAAAATCACTACCATGTATATATTTTGTTTTAGGAAATAATTTTTCACTATCAAAATAATCATTTATAATTGGAGGTTCAATTAGTTTGGATGTAGTTGGAACAAATGATCCTACAGAAACATTTTCAGGTTTTACTCTCTCAAATTCTTGTTTTATTTCATTCCATATCAACAATGAATGCGAATCAGTCACAGTTACACTTCTTCCTGATAATGTTTTAATTTCATACATAGTTTCTGTCGGATCATGTCTAGTGATTGAAGTTATTTTTCCCCAACTTACATTACCTTTTAAATCTGTTGTAGGTATATATACATCATTTTTCAATTCAAGAGACTCTCTATTTTCGTCATTTTCTTTCTCTATATTTTTATCATTATCCATTAAGTTGTCAATCCATTCTCCTATTTTTATATGTTTAGTTTTGCCATCTTCAAGAATAAGTAATTCAGTTTCGTATACAACTGATTTGCACGCGGTGTCAATAACACCTTCACGACCACCACAAGCGTGAAAGAAGAATTCAGTAGGGTTAAGACCGTGATAATAACTATTCTTAACAAAACCTCTGCTCTCCGCAACTTTTGAGACATCATACTCCATACTCATAGACATAATATCAACACTAGAAATAGCATAAGAATCTCTATTATAATGAGGTAATGTTCTTCCCTTAAAAAGTTTAGGAATTCTTGCTGCACTAACACATTGCTGTCCTACAATACCTGTAATTTGTGTAACGTTGAAATCGTTTCCTTTTGCACCTGAACGAATCATAGAAACCAAATTATTAGCAGGGTCTAATGCTTCTTTAGCAATCTTTTGACCGAGTGTAGTCGCTTTGTTAAGAATATTTGAAACTCTAAATTCATTAACTTCAGGGTCTTTTTCAGTCTTCATAACTGCTTCTGCTTCCATCAAACAATTGCTAATTTCTTTATCAATCATTTCAGTTTTTCTAGCGATACAGTCTTCAAGACCAATTGAGAACCCATGATGAATTAACCAACTATTAATCAAAATCTGATAATAACTCACAAAGTCAAGAGCAACTTGGGGTGAATAGTCCTTGAATAAATGGTGAATCAAAGAACCAGAAGAATTACCAATTGCTACTTTATTCAAAGTTCCAGAAAGCAATACACCTCTCGTTACTTCAATTTTATTACCGAGAGGACAAATTTTATTATTACAAGTATATTCAAAATCGTTTGGAAGAAGGAATGAAAATAGAGAATGTCCTGTATATAATAAGTTATCTTCTGCTAATTCTTCCAACTCTGTTTCAGTAAGTTCAGGTTTTTCTTTTTTCAATCTTTCCATCTCTTTTTGAGTAAGACCTTTCCATTTATGCACTTCCTTGATGTGTTCCATTTTTTCCATTACATCCATATCTGGAAAAATCATTAGACAATCAAAAAACACATATTTAGGTATTTTTACATATCCAAAAGTAAGTTTATACCCGCCTGTCATTGCATCTTGTTTAAATGATAGCAAAGGTTTAGAGTCTTGAGAACTCATAAAATTTGCCTTTACACTCAAAATTTGTTCACATTCAACTTTACTTTCATAACTCTGTGCTGGATGTATGTTCATCTCGTCACCATCGAACCTATATACCAAGTTCCATTAAGAATTTCCTCTTAATTTCATCACTTTCTCTCCTACTAAAGAGAGACATCCTTTCAGATGGGAGTGGACTGTATCTTAAGCATGCTCTGGATGACTAATCCTTCTTAGCACACCAACACCCGTTCAGTCTCTGAATGCCTATCATATCCTGTCATAACGGACTTAGATAGTTACACTGCTGGTTGTCCAATTTCTAACATTATTACCATCGGGTTCGGTTATTAACCGAGATCCTCTTTGTAATTTCTTACAAAGAGTGGTAGTTAGAACTCTAAGGACTTTCCAGAACAACAAGGTGTTTCGCATTTTACAATGTGTAAAATACTAGGAGGTTTCACTCTTTTCAAGCCTCCTGTTGCTAACCTTCGATAAATTATTGATCAGCATTATATGCAGCGGTAGAAGCAAGTGAAAAACGAATAGTTTTTCCTGGAAGTAATCTAACTCTTTTCGCTCTCATAGAACCTTTCCAAAGCGTGGGTTGTCTATTAAGTAATACCCAATCACCGTCTCTAATCTTTCTCTCAATTGTATCTCCAATTTTCAATTCAAATTTCTTCTTGGTTGATACTACCACATTATCTTGAATTTTCCCGTTTCTTACAACCACATCTTTAGGTTTCAACTCAAATTTTTTATTTTTGATGTTTTCATATTGCCATACACTAAAGGTTTCTCCTCCTCTTTTAATCAAATCATAATCTTCTACTTTAAATCCAGGTGTATTGATAGAATAACTGGCATTGAAACTCTTGTCATTTCTTAGAATATACTTTACTTGGTCTTTATATAGTAAATCATAACAATCTTTTAGATTCAGTTCAGTAACTTTTACAGGAAAAGTTAATTCTTCTGCAAATTCTGGTGGTAAAACAATCTCATCAGTCATTAGATTTACTTCAGGTGTAATTACAGTTCTACCTGTAAATTGTGTTCTTTTACCTTGAATACAACCTCTAATAATACCTTTTTTACCAGAAATTCTTTGTTTGATACACTTCAGAGGTCTTTTTCTACACACATCTTTTGCTTTTCCTTGACTGTTATCAAAGGTAGTTTTAATGTGAAAATAAAGAGCATCTACATAATCGTTTTTAATTTTGTCCAGTTTGGTTTCTCTTATTTTTTGGTTTGCTTTAATAATATCTATATACTTATAGGTTCTATCATCGTGACATTTCTCTCCATTTACAGACATATAAGGACGACAGCATACAGGTGATACAGGCAAGTTGATAATAATTAGATTTTTAGGATGAAGTTTCATATCTTTTAGTTTACAAATGGCAAATTCCTCATCTGGGATATTATTGAATATCTTGACAATATCTTGATAAGGAAGGATAAACTTACGTTCTTCTATCTTTATATAATATCTATCTTCTATTATATAAAATTCTGGGACTGCATAATTACAGTGAGGACAAAAAGGAACATTCTTACACGCCTCTGAAATTTGAAACACGTTTTTCAGATCTAGCAATTTTATTCTTTCTTTGGTCAATAAGTTCTTGGAACAGTTTCTACAAAAGATTGTGAGATACATCAAAATACTCTTTTTGTGTGCTGGATTAGGAATAGGTTGATGTAATTGAATATAACCAAAATGACCTGGGCAATCCCATATATCCTGATGACAAGTACCGCACATTTCATTACTCATAGGCCCCATTCTCACATCGTACAAAGAGTTTTCTCCCTCAAGTTTAGTATGTGTAATTTCACACACAGCATATTCCTTAACCTCATCGTTAGATAAGATATTGAGTTTAACTTGATTGATATCTTTTTCAGTAGGGATAGACATTTTTCATATAATTACAGTTTAAATTACAACTAGAAATCATTTATTTAAATTATAAAATTTAAATAAATTATAAGGTTTATTCTGCTAACAAATCATTCTCACTAATTACAATTCTATCTTCTTCTTTTCTTCTAATTCCAGTCCATTTATTGTTTACATTAGTTTGTCCAAATCTCTTAATCATATCTTCTTTCAATTCATTCTTAATAGGCAATTTATTATTAGGGAAGTTTTCTTTATACCACTCTTTAAACATTGCATAAATTTCTACTAAAGTCAATCCTTCATCGTCATCGTCAGTTCTTTCAATAGTTTCATTAACAAATTGAAGATAGAAATCGTTATTTTCACGATACAACATAGTTGCCATTGTTACCTTCTTAGGGTCAGGCATAGAACCATACTTCTTAATATGCTTCCATTTTTGAACCATAATCCACATAAATGCTTGTTTCATATATCCAAGTTTTTCAGATAGATTATCATCTCTATAAAATATCTTTTTTGCCATTTGTTCTTCGAATGTAATAGGAACCAATGATGTGTCTTTAGGAAACTTGGATTCAAAAGTTAATACTCTAATTCTGTTCCAAGTAGCTTGGTCTTCTGCTGTAAGTCTTGGAAGTTTATTACAGATGAAAGCAAGTTTGAACATGGGTTTGATTTCCTTACCTTCTTTAAACAATCCTCTTGTATAAATACTATCATTACCTGTCAATTCCTTTAAAATACCAGAATTAATAGTATCTTTACCTTCAGGTTCTTGAAGTGAAGCGAAACGAACACCGTGTGATCTATCAAGTTCAGGACACGCTTGAGATGATTGTGTTCTTTTACCCACCAATAATGTTGTAGGAAGTTTAATCGAATAGGAATTAGCACCAGCACCTAATGCTTTTTCTACAAGTTCAATAGTAACTGATTTGCCATTATCACCATCAGCAGACATAACCAAAAAAGTTTTGGCGTGGTTTCCACCTCTAAGCAATTTAGCAGCATACTCAAGGAAATAATCTCTCAATTCTTTGTCAGGGAATACTTTAACAAGAAAATCCTTTACTTCAATTACTTCAGGATCATCTTCTTCAAATTCTCTATAGTCATATCCAGTAGTTTTACTAATATAATCATCAGGTCTGCCATGACGGAATTCACAAGTAGATACATCCAGAACACCATTTGTAAAACCCAAAAGATTAGGATTAGTATCAAGTTTTTCAAGAAATTCTGCATTAAAGAAGAGTTCTTGACATTCCTTCATAACATGATTTTTGAAACTAGCAGATTTAAGAGATGCAAGGATTTTATTCACTTGTTTTTGCTGTTTTTGGATATCTTCTGCATCTTTATCTTCTTCTACCATTTCATCATACAATGCTTTTCCTTTTTCTTTGAATTTGATAACCAGTTCTGAAGAGATTTTGGAACGAAGAGTAATGCCTTTTTGAATTTCAGTCCATCTATGATTTTTATATTCGTACCATATATCCTTCTCAATAGAAGCGCAAACAAACTGAGAAGAATAATCTTCATACAAATCTTTAGCAAGATCATGATGACCTCCTAATAGGATATCTTTGAAACGTTTACTGTCTTTTTCTTGCTTCCATTTTTTATACTGGTCAGGACTATCTTGCGATGCCCAGAAACGAAGTGTTCCGATAGAGTAATTACGTTTAGTCATTTTATTCCAGTGATAAACACACGAACTTTCAGAAAAATTATTTCTCGATGTTTTAGAACTAAAATCAATCCATAAGTTTAACCCTTCAATACACCCATCGCTCAGATTATAGATAACCCATCCAACTTCAATCCAATCATTATAATCATCTGCTCTTGAGGTAGATAGAAAGTTTAATAATTCTTTTGCTTGTTCAAGGAGTTGGGGAACAGTCATATTATCGTAAATCATTCTGCTTTCAGTGGAACGGATATAGTTTTGTTTTACAATACAATCTATATTTTGTCTAGCATTAAATATTTTACGATTTAAAGGATGGATAGATAAAATTCTAGGTAATTCATACTCTACATTTTGAATTTTAATTTCTTCATCATCACTATTATATAAAGTGAATTTTCTAACTGATTCTTCAAGACTAATTTCTCTAAGTTTGGTATTATATATTGCTGTAAGACGATAAGCTTCTAATTTATTATCTTTTCTAGAACCATACATTAACCAGTGTTTCTTGGTGCAAGATTTATCAATAACTTCTTCATTATTTTCCACTATATCTTTAAAAAAATTTTCAGATTTTATGCGTTCAACTACTCTAGGAATAAGATGAATATCCTGATCAATTTTAGACATAAAACAGAAAGGGAAATGAAGATGGAATCCATCCTTAACTACACTTCCGGAAATATAAGGTTTTTTCTTTTCTAATACAAAGCAAGTTAAATCCTCCTCGAAATAATTATCTTCCAATATATATTTTAAAACATCAACATAAATAGATATAAGTTTTTTAACATGATTTTCAGTGTAAAAATGTTTTTCATCTCCTTTATCCATATCCAACTTTAAGTCGACATCAACTATTACAGGTAAATAATCACGAGGTTTTTCAGCCAGTCCACACATAAAATCCTCATTATTGTAGGCAAGACTACAATACAATTTCCAAAATTCTTCCATATTCTCCCTATCAACACGGAATTTACCAGTGGTAGGAAGCATTTGCGAAGTATGAGTATAATACTGAGAAGCATCTCGATACTGTTGCAACCATTTCGCAAGACTGGAATCCATTTTGTCAGCGCTTATATAATACTAATAATTAAAATTTTATATTTTAATTATTCAGATCATTTAATTATTTCTCTACAAGTTGGACAAAATGCTCTGTATTTATAACTTTGTTCTAAACATTCTATATGGTATACATGTTTACATTGTAATTTAGTTATTGGTTTTTCTAGCAAAGTTTCAAGACATATTGCACAATTTTCATCAAATTCTATCTCACTCTTACTGCAAACTTCAAAATTATCTTTTTTATATTCATACTTTGCTAATAAAATGTGATAGAAAATATTAGAAATTAATATTATTATAGTGTTAATAAATAATTTTATGTTTAGTATATACATGCTAAATTGAGTTGTAATAAAAAATATACTTATTTTCATCATTTCTATAACCGAATTTTGGATTTTATATTTTTTGTGTATATAATAGAGAGAAATAAAATCACATAATATATCTAATAATAAAATTTTTGTAGGGTATACATATTCAATATAAATCTCAAATATAATTTTAAAAATAGTTAAATATTTTATAAACATACTATAAATGAACTTTCCGATGTTTGCTACTTATATTACTCTCAAAAAGATGTATGATAGACTCGCACGAAAATAAATTTATAAACAAAGTTTATAAATTTTTTAAGTCATTTATTTAAAAGTAGTAAATGAAGTTCTTAGCGAACAAGGAATCTTTCTTGGAATACAAGTCATATCCAAAATAAGCCATCAAAGCAAGAGAAATCAACAACAAGAGAACAGAAGTGTTTCTGGCATTCTTCCATTCAGTTACTTCTTCAAGTTTCTTATCGTCTCTCAACTTGTTCAAAGAACCGAGATTGATAGCTGCAACGATCATTACGGCAAGAGCCAAAACTAAAGGGAGGAATTTCATAAGCATATCCATCATTTTATTTAACCAAAAGAAAAAATATTTTTTTTTTAATTATACATTTATCTTAATTAAACATTTTATTCATTTTCGTAAAAAAGTTTATGAACATGAAGATCTTGTCTTCTTCCAATTCTTAAAGCTCTTCCTATAATCTGTTGTTCAAGTACACTCTCCATTTTATGATAAATAATAATATCTGAACATTCTTGCAAGTTAATACCACTACCATTATATCTAGAATTCAAAAACAAAACTGAAATCTCTCCTGATTTAAATTGCTTCAAAATATTATTAATGCGTTCTACACTACCTTTAAGTTCTTCGTTTTTGATATTATTCTTATTTAGTGTTTCAATAATATTGAAAAATGTATTATTAAATTCTGAAAATACAATATACTTTCCTTGAGGATTATTCTTTATAATTTCTACTAATTGTTCCTGCTTATTTAATCTTCTTTCTTCTTTTCGTTCTTCCTTTTTTTCTTCTTTTTCTTCTCCTGCATAAATCATTTTTGAAGGATCAAGTTGAGTTCTACATAAAGGACATTTACATGTTGTTTTTAGTAATTGTAGCACGCATACATTACAAAAACTGTTCATACAACATTCTACTAATACTCTATTTACAATATCTTCCATACATACTGGACACTCTTTAGATAGCATAGAAATTCTTTCTTTAAGTGCTTCAAAACTCTTAGATGCTTCCATATGTTTCTCCTTATACTTTTCAACTTGTTTTTCATCATTCATTTCAATATAATATTTAACTTTTGCTTCTAATCTTCTTAGATTTTCTTCCTCTTTCTGAATAATCAGATTTTGTAAATTATCATTACTAGTCTTTTGCCCTCCCAACATGGATATAGCTGAACTAAGATCATCAGCAGCAATCATTCGTCTTATATCCGATGAAATAAATCTAGAATTAATACCATCATATCTAGAAAAACATTTATAATTATGAGTCACTGTTGAAGGTAGAGAGTATGACACAGCAATATCTTCATCTGTATTTTTTATGGTAATTTCTTTAGGATTAATAGAACCTAAAATCTTCTTTATATAAGAATGATGCATAGCTACATCTGTAAAATCATTGTTAATATACATATTTGCAGACATAACCCATACAAAATCCGATTCTAGCAACTTCATACCTGGTAGATAATAAATTTCATCAAGAATAAATCGCTTTATTATGAATCTAGTTTTATACAATATATTCAAAAAACTTACAAATTCATTATATCTCTTATAAGTCACTACAATCAAGTCATAAGTTTCATTATATTCTTCCAAGTGCTTATTAAGGTGAATAAACAAACATTTAAGATTGGTTTTTGATAGTTCGTCCTTCCATTGATTCAAAATAGATGGAGATACCACTACAACGTTAATAGGAACATAGAAAAACGTTTCTACAACCTCTGAAACCCTATTGTAAAATGTATTATTAATGTTTACTCTTTTAGATTTTCTAGTGTATTTCCTATCCTCAAGAAGAATTGTTGGTTTCAAATAAGAATCGTGGTTACTTCTATTGAGTATTTTATTCCTATCTCTTGCTAATAAGGAAATCATCATTAAAGTTTTCCCAGAACCTGTTTTATCTCCTAAGATGGCGACATTGGTATTTACATAAATATTTCCTCCTCTCAATTCTCTACATTTTTCCACAGTTTCCATTTTTACAATAGAATTTTTCTGATGCATAAACAAAGGAATTTTTACACCCCATTCTTTAAAATCGTTTTCGCTCATTTTATATATTAGTTTAATTTATTTAATTAAACTAATTATTCATTTAAATATTTTGACAATAAACTTGGGATTTAGTTTTATATTCATTGTGCTCAAATTGATATCTTTGTCTAATTTGTTCTTCTGTTTGTTCTTCATAAGTTGGGTCTTTAGATTTCTTATACTGGTCGAATCTGTTTCTTCCAGCAATATAGTATTGTTTACCTTCTTCATTATTCATATTAATATTTTTAAAAACATTATAAATCGCGTCTTTAAATTCACTGAAAGATAATAAGTCTCCTGTATTTAAAAATGCGGCTGTTTCAGGCATTAATTGCACTTTATCATTCATTAAGACTCTATATTTAACATTTGGTTCAATTGCTTCTATAAGCAAAAATACCATTCCTAAATCATCTTTCTTTTCTTCTATTGTTTTATTTGGATTATTTAAAATTGTAAATTCCATTCCTGCATTTATTATCTTTTGAGCTTCATCATTAAAAGGGGAAGGAAGAGTAAATGTTATAGTTTTACCACAATAGTCCTTAACGAATTTTTGAAGCCAATCATTCACAATCTTATTAGATTCCTCTTTATCAAAGGTTACAATTTTTACAGGTGGTTCTTGAGATGAATCTTGAGATGATTCTTCATATCTGCTAGGAATTATATATTGACTTCCTGTTTTAGATTTAAGAAATTTTTCAAAAGCACCCTCTTTACTCTGCTCTTTGTGTTCTTTTTTGTGTTCTTTAGATTTTTTTGATTTTCTCCATTCATAAAGCATGTAAATAACTACTGCTACAATAAATGCAATAACTACGTAATCAACAGGTCTCATTTATTATACTAAAGTAAAAAAAATTTAAATAAATAAAATGTCTAATTATCAAATTTTCGTCAAGACTTTAACAGGAAAAACTATCACTTTGGATGTTGATTCTTCTGATACTATTGAGAACTTGAATCAAAAATTCAAGATAAAGAGGGAATTCCTCCTGACCAACAAAGACTAATTTTTGCAGGAAAACAATTAGAAGATGGTAGAACTTTAGCAGATTATAATATCCAAAAAGAATCAACTTTACACCTAGTTTTAAGACTTTAGTCTTTTTTTATCCATTAGCATATTTACACTTTTGTATTTTTTAAAAATCTCTTTACATTTAGACGGTTTTTCTTCTAACCAAGACATTACAAAATCGTAATCTAATTCACTCTGTAAATGATAATATAAATTTTCATCTATTCCTGTATAAGAAAGTATCAAGTCTGCAATACAGTCAAGTTGAAATTTTAATTTTTTCATCAATATGTTTTTTACCCTAGTGTAAAAAAATATAGCAAAACCTTCTTTCACTCCTATTCTTCGAGGTATACCGCATTTGTAATGAACTAAATGGGAATCACATACTACAATTTCTTCTTTTGACATTCTTTTTTAAATATGATTTAGAGTATATTTTTGGTTATTTCATTTTATTATTGCGCAATTTAACAACAGCAATAATCACCATAAGTAACAAAATTATTAACAATGTTCCATATACAAACCATGCCTTGAAAACCACAGTTTGAAAATCAGAAGGAACATAAGATACATCTGGAATGATACATTTTTCGCATGGAGGACATGCTCTAACACGAATATCAGGTTCTTGACCTAGAAAACAAGCATCAGGAATATTTGCTCCTGCATCAAGATTTTCATCTGTTAATCCTTTATCATAATCTCCATTAAATTCTCTAACTGCTCTTCTAAAAGTTGGGTCTTTTAATAGAGCGTTTTGTAACATTTCAAATACACAACTCTGAGCGGCTCTTAATACGAGACTTTGAACAATGTTTATATTAGAATCTCTACATTGTTCTCCGCTAATAGATACATTTTGCGTTTGTATAACAAATATATTTTGAGAACAACTTTGAATTGAAGTTGTTGATAAATTTGTTTTTAATATGTTGGTAATTTTATTCTTCATCTTGATATCTTTTTCATCAGCTTTAACACCAAATGCTGCCCTTGCGGTGCTCATAAACTCTTTCATAACACTAGAATTACTTTGTAGTGCTTGGTTATAAATGCTGCTAGGAGAAAGCACATAATATCTAAGTAGTTCTCTTGGGTTAACCAATACAGTGCTAAATTCAGCATATTGACTTACAGCAATATCAGCTTCTTGAGTAATGTTTATATTACAGTTTAATAACTTATTAATGCCTAAGTTTACATTTTGTCTTTGAACTACTGTAACGCTTTGTGAAGCAGTTTGTGCGATTTCGTTAGTTACATTAAAAGAGAAGTCGTTTACTTCTTCGCTAAGAAGTTTTACTTTATTTGTAGTTCTTGAAGATATATTACCCATTTATCTAATAAAATTATTTTTATTTTTTATGTTCATTTATTTTAAAAAGAATGTCAACTCTTGAAAGTCAAGATACTAAATTCTCATATGAATCTCAAATTAATAGGTATTTTGACCAAAGATTATCAATTAATGATTACTATGCTCAAAATATTTTAAGTCTTAATGTTCCTATATTGAGAAACATAGTTCATTGTGCTAGTATATATTCATGTACTATTGGTACAGGTTGTTCTGATGTCTCAAAAATTAACAATGTTACTATTAAAATAGATAATGAAGGAAATGAGTTTTTAAGAGAAGGTATGTTTTATATTTCTCCTTCATTTGAAAATTCAAATATTGATAATTTAAACATGGTTTTTGAAGCAAATCAAACTGCGCCTAGAATAACTTTAGACTTACAGACAAAAAGAAATTACTGGATAAATATACCAGATAATGTTAATTTTTCAAATCTCCTGAATAACTCTAATTTAGTTTTCAAATATGCTGTAAAAGATGATTATCAAAAATATAATACTTATTATATAGATAAAGATACAAGAATAGCTAATCCTATAATAGATCTTTGTAATAGAGATGAATATAAAAACAATCAACCATTTTCACAAACTTATGAAAATCCTATATCTCCAAATAGACAAATTTTTAGAGAAGCAGCAAGACTTGGATGCGTAGATATGTACATTTCTTTTATAAATTTAAGTGATTCTAATAACAGACTTCAACCTGATATATCTGATAGTAAAAATGATTCTAAAGGACTATATTTGTATGATGGGAATGATGTATTATTATCAACTGCTAATAAACTCGTACCTCAATTTAAAGATTTTGAACCAAATAATACAGATGTTAATTATTTTACTGTCAATAATAAGGATAATTTTACTTGGACTGTGAGATATCTTGGAGGTAATAAGTTTACAATTCAAAATAAATTCACAGGAAGATACTTAAAAGCATTTGAATATTATAATTCAACTTATACTTATGTAGGAGACAATAGTGATATAGATTTAAATACAGATGAATGGTATATTCAAAACATATTTCCTCCAAAAAATTCTAATAACTTAGACATAAATATTGCATCTCAAATATATACACGGATTATTAAAATCTTAAGAGACTGTATTATTGGAAGTGGTATATGCAATGGTGCTCAACCGACCGCTGTTTCGACATTTTTAAATTATAAATTTTGCGGACAAAGTAATGATTTTATTGATAGTATAAAAAAGGTAATTAGTAATTATGAAGTAACTTTTCATAGTGATGAATCTCATAATTTACAAAATTTATATACACGTATTTGCGCATGTAATATGGCAAAAGAATATTTTAGGTCTAAAAATTGTAGTTTAACTAAGTTACTAGAAAGACTTGGTCAGAATGATTGTTCATTTACTAAGAATACAACACGTGAAGGTAGTGATTATTTAAATAACATTAAAGATACTGTTAAAAAATTAACACAAAATTGGAGATGTGATAGTGGTATTTGTACTGATAATTTATGTGGAACATTAAGTGATAGATATGATAAAAATTTAGTTGAATCAGAAACTTCAACTAGTGCCTGTGGTGATAGTATTACATGTATCCAAAATGTTAGTAAGATTAACTTTGGAACACTTACTAATAATACTGATCTCATTAATCAAACTCAAAATTGTGGTGCTGGTGTTGGTATAAGTTTACAATCAATCTTAAATTATAATTCAAAACTTATTAAAAATTCAACTAGAGGTCCAGAACTATATCAATATTTGAATAATTGTTATAATTTATATTTTCCTGAAAGCGGACAAGGTAAATCTTGTTTTGATCCCAGTTCTGTAAATTGTATTCTTAATAAAACAGGTTCTGATGGATGTAGTAATGGTGCAATAGTTGGTGCTTCAAGACCTACACAGCAAGCTACTGTGTTTGACCCAACTTCAGAAAACACCGGAGTAAGAACAATCACATATAGAGTAAGTGGGAGTGATGTTGTTTTTTCAGACAATACCAATCAAGTAGCGAATCAAAATTTATATTTATCACATTTTATTAATGATAAAACTACAGGAAAAACAATAACTGTAGCAACTTCTGTGAGCGACCAACCATCTTATTCTATTGCACAATTTAAGCAAGGTCCATTTGATTCTAATGGTCGTACTCTGTATAATGAAATTATTGTAAAAGATCCTTATAATTGCGGAATTAAGAATTTTGACGAGAAAGAAAACGAATATGATTATACAGAAAAGAAATGGTATAGAAAGTATTATTATGGTGATAAGGATATATCAAGAAATGGTCTAAAATATCCAAATTATAATAATATTTTACCTAGTCATGAAGGTGTTTACAATAACATAAATACTAGAAGTAAAGAATTTGAAAATGCTTGTATATATGTTTATGGAAAATATTTGAGAACACCTTTCAATTCACTTCCACAACCAATCACTAAATCAGCAGAGGTAACATTTGTAGAAGTAAGAAGTGTTCCTGCTTCTACTTTATACGAACATTACAGATATAGAGTAAAAAAAGAATATTTGTCTCCTCTTCCATCAGTATATGACCCTATGACTAATGATTTTTCATGGAAAAAAAAAATATTAAATGATATCAATACAAGACAAAGACAAGTTTTTGATATTGCTGCATTAAGAAACTCAGAACCAGATGAACAAGGATATGTGAATGTTCCTGTAGCACTTACAAATGTAAACTGTCAACAATTCAAAACAACATCAAATTGTCAGGTGAATCAAATAACCAAACAATTGGAAAGAATAGAAACAATAAATTATTCAACTACACAAGAAAGAGACGCTTATTCTATAACTTGCGGACTTCAAGGAAGTACTACACCTATCCAATGTAATCAAAATACTGGATGCAGTGTTAATACATCTCCAACAGGAGTAATTGGAAACTGTAATGATATTTCTACACTAGACATAACAAGAATATTTAATATAAATCATTATGGAAATCTAAATGGAAATGTTGAGACTGATACTTGTAAAATTGCCATTAGAAATCTAGGAGACAAATATACGGAACAATTAGTTAATAGTTCGAATCATACTGTTGAAAGTAAATTTAGATGTGATAGCGATTGTAGAATAGATAATTCAAGAACAATTGAATCAGTTGATCATTGTGAGACTGAAGGTATTCAAACAAAAAGCACAACTTATCCTGTAATATTAAATAAAGGTCGAGGTAAAGATTGCTTAAGTTTAATAAGTGAACTTTATAATCGTCCTATATCAAGTCCTGTATCAACCTTAACTATAGATAGAAATGATCCAAGTAATGTATCTGTAATATATAGAGAAAGATGTCCTGATGTAGGTTGTGAAGTTACTGATTGGAGTTCTTGTTCAAAAACTTGTGGAGGAGGAACGAGAAGAAGAACAATTCAAAGATTGTCTCAAGGAAACGGAGATTCATGTCGAAATTATCCTTTAGAAGAAAAATGTAATGAACAACAATGCCCTCCTGATGTTCAAAATGTAGACTGTGTAGAAAATGATTGGGGACCATTTAGCGAATGTTCTAAAACTTGTGGAAGCGGAACAAAAACTAGGATAAGAACACCAAGAATTCCTCAACAAGGGACAGGAAGACCTTGTGGTCCTCTTGAAGAAACAGTTTCTTGTAATGAACAACCATGTTCTGGAGGTTCAACAGGAAGTAATGGAGGCGGAACACCATCTCAATCAAACTGTATAGTATCATCTGATAGAATAACAGGAAATTGCGCTGATGGAAAACAAACTATAAGATATAAAATTAATACATTTACAACAAATGATTCCTGTATTTCTTCTGTTAACAATAATATTTTATCAAGTGCTGTTGAGAGAGGATTATCAAAATCTGTAGTGACTGAAGGTTCAGATAGATTCGTACAATTTATAAAATCTTGTATTTCTTCAGGAGAAACCCCTCCTGCTGAAACACCTCCTGCTGAAACACCTCCTACTAAACCTCCTCCACCTTCTCCTACACCAGCAAAATCAAACAATACTTATCTTTACCTTGCTTTAGGAATAGTGTTAATGTTAGTTCTTATATTTGCTATTTACAAGTTGATGAAAGTTTAAAATTTAATAAAATATTTATATTTTATTAAATGACGAAGTTTATTCTTTTTGCTGGAGGTGTTTTACTAGGGGTTTATATTGACCAGACTTATAAGGTTCCTAAAATACAAACTATAATTTCTAAAATATCAGAAGAACTTAAAAAACATCAAAAATAAAATCTTTTTAAATAATAAATGAGTTGTCCTAAATCTGCATCTAGAACAAATCCTGCTCTCTGGGAAAAAGTTAAGAAGGAAGTATTAAGAGGTTCTAAAGGAGGACCTCCTAACAAATGGTCTGCAAGAAAATCGCAGTTATCAACCAAATTGTACAAATCTAGAGGCGGTAAATATATTGGTTCCAAAAGCAAATGTAATGCTTTAACAAAATGGTCTAGAGAAAAATGGGATTACATTTCCCCTAAATCTAAGAAGGGTCGTTATCTTCCTGAAAAAGTAAGAAAATCTCTTACTTCTAAAGAGAAAAAACTTGAAAACAAACTTAAGGGTTCTAAAAGAGGGAAATGGGTTAAATACTCTCCTTCTGTTGCTAGAAAAATGCGTCAAAAAGGTATCATATAACTCCTCTCAAATCTCTCTTTTGCTTCTTCATATCCTACTTTGAAAGGTCTATATGCTACCTCATTTTTTATTTCATCTATGACTTTGTTGAACCTATACTTATTGACAGCATTATTCAATTCTTTAGATAATAGAAAATTTCCTAATCTATAAACCTCCATCTTATCAAGGAAAATACATGTAAATTGTATGTAATGGGATGACGAAATTGTTCCGAAATAAATAAAGTTTGATAATACATCTTTATCTTCATTTTCCTTATAACTATCCTCGTAACAATCAAGAGAAGTTATAATTAATACATCCTCTTTGTTTTTCATTCTCAATTTATTTTCTTGAATGAAATATTTTCTGTATAACTTGGGATACAGAAACCATTTATCGCAAAAATAATCGCATAAGAAAAGTTTTTGACTCATCTTGGATGAAGTCTTGTATTATAATTTTTATATTTCAATTTTTTAATTTCGAAAAATTTCCTTCCCTGTAATGAAACACCAAAAATGAAGATAATCCTATAATCACATCCACCAATAAAAATATCCATGCATATGATTTTCTTTGTATAGCAAACACCGCAAATAATAAATACAAAAGTCCATGAACTGGTCTTAGATTATTCCACCAAATTTTTGCTCCAAAAGTTTCTCTTCCAGTTTTCCTACTATCTGTAAAAAATATCGTTAAAAATCCAATTGAAATTATTAAAGCGCCGTATCCTAACAAAGGCAAAAATTGTGTATATTCTTTAGCAACATATACAAATAAGATTCTAACTAGAATACAACCAAATAAGAATAACAAAAATCTCTTTTGTATATCGTTCATTTATTATTATGAAAATATTAAAATAACTTTGTAAAAATTGTTTTGATAATCTTAACTAACAAATAAGGATCTGTCATAACCTTATGAGAAAATATAAATAAACTTACCATATATACTATCCTTAGTTTTTCGTAATAATCGTAATAGGATGAGAAATAAGAAACTTTATTTTTTTTCAGCATCCTCTCAAGTTCTATTACTCTCTTTTCAAGACTTTTATTTTTCTCTTCCAGACTCTGTTTGAACTCAAAATAATCATTTATAATAATGTTATTATCAGTCATTATTATAAAGCAAAACAAATTTAAAAATTTTCTAAAATTTCGACAGTTTCTTCATAATTAGGTTTTAACATTGCTATTTCTCTCATACTCAAATCCTTAAAAATATCTTTTTTTGATACATGATCTTTATCTACTCCTAAATTAAGTAGAAAATCGACTAAATATTCTTGATGCTCATAAACTGCATATTGCAACATGGTATTATCTTTCCAATCCACTATATCTAAAGCATAATCTGTTTCATTGCTCAAATATTCAATTGCTCTCTTTTTATCTTCTTCATCCAAATTATCATTCATTACTATAATATGTCCAATAGCGTATCCCATTGAATTTCTTTTTTCCAAAAGATCTTCTTCTTTAAGTTTATCTATTATTTCTAATACTTGTTCTACATCATCTGAGTTTTTTACATCATTAAGTTTTTCTTCTACAAATTGTAAATCAAAAGTATCAAAGGATAATTCTTCTTCCTCTTCCTCTTCTTCTTCTAAATCACTTTCAACTTCTTCAAAATCAGACAATAAGTTGCGAGGAGACTCTTCCTGTTTTACCTCTTCAAAATCAGACGATAAGTTGCGATTAGACTCTTCTTCTTCCTCTTCTTCGAACTCATCTTCAACATTTTCACAAGGAATATCATCTATTTCTCTTGCTGGTTTAGAACCTCTTGAAAACAATATTCTCTCTATTTCCATATTTTTATCAGAGTCAATATTTTTGAATTCTGGAAGGAAGAAATTAAACTCTAAAGGTGATATTTTCTTATCGCAACTATAAGTTTGAAAATATACTGGACTTATGGTATTGACATCCATACCTTTTTCTAGCAAATATCTAACTCCTCTTTCAGACTGGTTAAATACAGCATAATGAAGTAAAGATAAATTATGTATGTTTAAATTCGCTCTTTTGGATATAAGTAAATCTATAAATTCACTTTCTCCATCAGCAATATAAATTTTAAATGCTTGTTTTAGTGCTGAATTATCATAAAGGTCTAAACTGTTTATATTTCCATCATATTCATCTACGAATTTTCTTACAAATTCTAATACTTCTTCTTTATTTTGTCTAGTTTCAAAGTATTCTGCTAATACCAACATCAATAAATTTTTATTATGTTTATCTACATATTCTCCTATAGCATTAATTTTAGAACTTGATATTATATCTTCATATTTATACAACATTGGTACTATATTCCCTAATTCTACTATAACTCTTAATCTATATATATCGAAATTGTTAGTAATCCTTCTTAATATATGAGCAAGTTTTTCATTGGTAATAAAATCTTCAAGTGCTTTTTTCTTCAAATTTTCATCCCAGTTTATAAACATACCAACAGTTATTACAAAAGTATCTATAAATTCTTTCATGTTTACACCATAAAAAATGTAATCATATTTTTCATCCAGCAAGTCAAGGTAAACTAAAAAACATAACATATCAAGTTTTAATTTTTGCATCTTAGAATAAGCATTAAATTGTGAACCATATTTTTCCACAATATTTTCATCACTCCAATTATAAACCTTATCTTCAAATCTATGAGTAAAATTTAAATAATCTCCATCATCTTCCACCTCTGATTTTATATTATGTATTTTATCTCCTAATTTGAACTTAAATTCTATCTCTATTTTAGTTTCTTCAAAAACGTATTTTATCCAATTATCTGTACCATTAAAGAATACTTGGGTAGAAGGCAAAGATGTATCAAAAACGCTTTTGGTGTCATTTATATAAAAATATCCAAAATTATCCAAATCTCCTATAAAACTTCCTGACATATCATTAAAAGTAAATTCATCAGTTTTTATGAAAGCATAAACATAAGTTTTAAGTTCATTATCAAAATTTAATTCTACTATTCTTTCTGAAGGATATTTACTTTTATCTTTTATTTCTATTAGCGGAATAAGACGACAAACCTTTTCTTCTGTGCCATGTGTGGTACTTACTCCAAAATAAGAACCGATTTTTACACTTTCACAATCAACTGATAAGAATGTTTTGTAGGTTGGTAGTGATAAAAAATACATAGATTCTTGGGTAATAAAATACCCTGCATAAATATTTTTGTAAACAGGTTTATATCTCTCTTCCAATTTTCCATTACCCCATAGTGTATTTTGGTCTATAAATTCAGTTGAGAAATAATCTAACAGTTGAGTACGAACAAAACAATCCTTAATATAATTGTTTCCGCTTTTGTTAATAATTTCCACATAGTTTGTTCCTAAATTAGATACATCTTTTTCATTATTGAAATCGAATTTTTCAGAAAATAAGATATCTTCATTGTTGGAACAACTCATTTATATTTTATAAATAAAATTATAAACAATTTTATTTATTTTCATTTCTTAGAGCTAAACTTTTTAGTCCACTCCTCAGTCTGTTCTTCATTCTTATACCTCCAAATAAACTCTTTAGGAACAGTTTTATTTTTCGCTGTTTCTCTTATTACATGTTCTTTAATATTCGTCTCTTTAGATGCTTTTGAGAGAGATTCGTATTCTTTAATTAACTCTCCTTGTGTTCCATCATTATTCTTTTTATACTGAAGAACTGATCTTGTCTTTTTATTTAACTTTGTATCATAGGCATGTTGCATGTTTTCTTTACTATTTACCCACTCTAAATTATCCTTGTGATTATTAAGTGTATTACCATCTTTATGATTTACTTGTAAATCTTTATAGTCATCATAATTATTTTTTCCTTCAATAGGATGAAATGCCATACAAACAAGACGATGAACTTTATAAGTTTTGTCAGTTAAACATAAATTTAAATATTCTTTTTCATTACCATTACTAGATTTTGAAAAAGATACAAATCTTTTTCCATTATACATATTTCCATCTTCAAATAGATAGTAATTAGGGATAAATGTAACTTCAATAAATTTATATTTTTTTATGTGTTCCATCAAATTCATACTCATTTTTTCCTTAAAATTTTCACTTTGTCTAGATTTTTTACCATTTTCTTCCCCTATTTCATTTCTTGTACCAATATAAATATTTTCTAAACATATTTCTCCATTACATCTTACAACAAAATTAGATTTTGGTCCTTCAAGTTTATCTATATCTTTAATATTAAATGATTTTGCAATTAATATAGTTGCATACTGATGTTTTCCTGCTAAAAAATATCTATTCTTTTCATCCATATCCAATAATTTGTAATGAATATTACATGCTCTTCCTTTACTTGAAATAAATCCTCCTTCTGTTTGTATCCATATTTCACCTTCAAGTTTAGAGGGTAATTTATTTTCATCTATCTCAGATGGTTTTTGTTTTAATAAAATAGAATTACATCCATTACAATTTTTAGTTAATATATCTTTATAAGATTTATGTTTTTCTTTACTACAGCAACAAATATAATTTAGAGAATTTGCTTTAGCTGTTATAGTATTTATATCTGTTTTTAGAGTGTATTTATGTTTTTCAAAATAGTCCAATATTTCTTTTCTAAGGTTAATAATACGCTGTTCAGTTTTTGTAGTCATTTTGTTTTCATAATAATAAAATACTAGGTAATTTTCATTTATTTATTTTCTGAAAATAAATAAATATATTTTTGATATCCGCTCGGATTTTTTTTTTCCACTTAAAGGATCGGGAACCCCAAGGCACCACCTGAGATACGCACGATGTTGTGATTCATACCAACAATGACGACTTCGTATTGTTGGGCATCAGGAGCACCACCATCTACATCACCACCAGCGGCAGCGAGTACGGCATCATTGGAGGCAGTGAAACCGAAGGAAACGTTGGTGAGCTTACCGTAGTTGGTAGAACCCATAGGGTTGGTGTTGATCAAGTCAAGAGTGTAGGAGATCAAGTGATAACCAGTTTCCATGGGGATGGAAACGGCGGTGTACCAAGGAACGACGAGAGAGAAGTAGTCAGAACCCATGTTGACGAGACGAGCAGTGTTTTCGTAGAAGAGAGAAGTGGTAGCAATAGGATCAGAAGCCAAAGCAGGAGAGAAGTTGACACCAGTGACACCGGGAACGGGGGAGGCAGCAGTATAGTTAGACCATTCAGCTTGGTTAGTCTTGTTGCGGACAGCAAACATGAGAGACTTGATGGAGTGGGCGAAACGAACATCGGGGTCGGATACGTTGTTGGGGTTGAAAGAGACACGAGGAGCAGTTTGGACTTGTTCCATGAGGATATCACGAGGAGCCTTACCCATTTGAGCACGTTCAACGTTGGATACGATGGCATATTCAGCCCACATATCGCAGTTCAACAAGGGGTTGGAGTTGGTGAGGTTAACGCGTTGAGCGGCAGTAGAGAGCTTCAATACGTAGTTATCAACGATCAACAATTCGTTGACATCACGGAAGGTTACGTAGTGAACCATGTCATTGTAAGGAATGGCAGCAGTGGGGAGAGAGATACCAGAGTCGCGAGAGTAGAAGAAGGGAAGGGGAATGTTCAATACATAAGTAGGGAGAGATTGGTAGTTAGCAGGAACAGTGGAGATGGAACGAGGGTTGGTGAGTTCGGCAATGTTACCAATCATATTGTTGTAACCGTTGCGCTTGTTACCAGGCATAGTGAAGGCAGCCCAGAAATCCAAGAAGAAGGAATCCATACGTTCAGCGACCAAGTCGTTGAAAGAGATGTTGATTTCACGGATCAAGTTGTGACCCAAGTTACGAGTCCAACGGAGACCACAGTCAGCGAAGTTCCAACCAAGAGGTACAGAAGAAGGGTTCAAAGACACGCTAGGAATTTGAACACGCAACCAAGTGCGCAAAAGATAATCACCAGCACGAGAAATTTTGTGACCCCAAGATTGACCGAAACCAGGGTTACCACCAGAAACGGACAAAACAGTGGGAGCAACGGAGAACCAAGTGGACTTGCGTACCTTCTTGACGAAATAAGTTACAGCAGTTTCACCACCATACATATACTTTTCGGGTTCATCGTAAGTAGCCAAATCGACGAAAGCGGCTGTTAAGTTGGAAGAACTAGTGTTGGATGACATTTATTATTATACAAAGAAAAAATCTTAAAATTTTTATTTTTTAGTCATTATTTATAAAGTCTCTTAAATAATTATTTAAAGGTTTAGTTTTTGTTTGATTTATTCATAAAATATTGATAAATATTTTATAATTTAATTGTGCATACATTCCTTATTAAAGGCGTTTTGGACATTTGTTGAACCAAAACCTCCATCATTTCTAATAGTTTCTGATAGATGTTCTACAACTTCCACTTCAGGCAAGTAAATCATTTTAAGAATCATTTGTGCGATTCTGTCTCCTTTCTTAATAATAAAATCATTAGTTGAATTGTTAATTAACAACACCTTAACCTCTCCTCTATAATCTGAATCAATAATTCCAGCACCTACATCTATTTCTTTTACAGCAAGACTAGACCTAGGAGCAAGTTGTGCATAGACAGTAACTGGGATTTCTATTGAAATACCTGTGGAAACTAACTTTCTACATTGAGGTGAAATAATCTTATCTTCATCTGCATATACATCATAAGCAGCTGCACCAACAGACATACGCTTAGGAGCAATAGCAGTTGAAGTAAGTAATTTGACCTTCATTTTAATAGTAAAATTATCTATTTAAATTAGTTTAAATAGATACTTAAAAGAAGTATGTTCGTTACACTAAAGTGGAGAAATGAAAAATACAGGTATCATAGGGAGGACGGTCCTGCTAGAATTGTTAAAAGAAATGGTAAAATAATTATAAACGAGTGGTATATAGATGGATACCGGCATCGTAAAATCTATCCTGCTGTTGAAAATCAATTTAGTGATATAGATGAAAATGATTTTTATCAAGATACAGAAACTGGAATAAAAGTTACCAATGGTATTTTGAAATGGTATAATAACGGAAAACTACATAGAGACGGAGATAATCCTTCTATTATATATAGAGATAATTTTTTCACAAAATTAGAATATTATTATATTGATAATATTCACAGACTATTAGGACCAGCACATATACTTTATTTAGATGATGAAATTCATAAAAGATATTATATTAATGGTAATTTTATAACTGAAAATGAATTTTTCAAAACCACATATTTAGTAAATAAATTTATCAGGAAAATTAAAATGGTAATTTATAAAAAATATATTAACATTTTAAGTCCATATTTCCCCTATTACTACTCTATTATAGAATTAATAACTAAAGTATGAATAATATGCTCTTCTTTTATTATTGAGTTTAACATCTGAAGTTTGTTTTAATCCGCTTTCTACGTCATATTTGGTTACCCATATACTTAGTTTATTGTTTTTATCAATAGTATAAACTTCTTGTTTCACATAATCTACAATATATTTAACAATCATCATTTGTAATTGTTCCAGTGTTGCAGGAGTGTTTTCATAAAAACTATCTGAAACTTGAATTATAAACTCATCGGGAACTACGATATCCTTTTCAGAAACACCTTTTAAGAAGTAAGTAATTTGATTAGACATTTTTCTGATGGAAGGTTCAGAGAACAATGTCAGTTCTTTATTTGTAACACTAGAATATTGAGCATATCTTACTTTTGAATTATAAAATGACATTTTATAATTATAAACATAAAAATAATTTATTTCGTAAATTGTCTCATATTCATTTCTTGTATGGTTTTATTATATGAATTTGCTTCTTTCAATGTTTTGGGCATAACTGGTATCTTAGGATTTGCAATTGGTCTTGTTGCTCTATCCTCGTAATTTCCGAAATTAGATAGTTTATGTAATTCTATATTGTTCTGTGTTTCTCTTGTTAAGTTCTCATTATATCCTAACAAACTAATAGGTGTAACACCATTAGCACCTGAAACGCTCATATTATGCTCTCTATTATATTGAACATCATTTCTCTTATTAAATTGTGTTGATATATTGGTATTAGAAGCATAGTTCAACTCTTTATCTTTAAGTTCAATGTTTCTGTTTTGAGTGGTATTGGACAAATTATTTGCAAAGTTTGTAGCAATAGAATATTTATCTCTATCATCTAATTGAACATTTCTATTCATATTATTGTTGCTATTGAGTTCAGATGACATGGCAGAAGTTACTGCAAACAATTGCAAGTCTCTGTCTAAATGAATTTCTCTATTAGTTGGAGTAATAACTAAAGCTTCGGTACCCATGTTTGTATTAACCACATTCCATTCATAATCTTTAATATTATATAATACACCGTCATTTCTATTAATCAAAATGGGCATACCTTTAGTAGCATTAATCATCATATTTTCTTTATCCTTAATATTACTTTGAACATTTACAAGTGCGTTATTCTTATTATCATAAACATAAACTGAAAAATTAGTTCCCATGGATTTAAGGATTGTTTCTTTTGTTCTATTTACAATCTCAGACAACATGGTATTGTTCTTGTCTAGTGAACTAGACATACCTGATACCATAGAATAGGGGGTTTTGTTAGGATTAATAGCAAATGAAGTATCAAGTTCTTTTGGTGTTTCCATTCTAAGACCAACAGTAGGTCTTCCTGCAGTTACTGCTTTTCTGACATTTGTAATATTTTTTACTTTCTGTTTATCAATTCTACTATCAACTAACTGAGGTGTAATACCACTGTTAGTAGTAATACTATAATTTTGGTGAATTCTAGGTGCAGATAAAGGAACGAGAGTTTCAACTGGAAACAAAGGAGGACGAACAACTTCAATTTTATAAGGATTACTTGCTTGTCTATTATCTAGTGATGTGTTCATAGAAGCAGCAGAGTGATTTCCATAATCAACTTCAACCATAGGATTTTTTCCTCTAGCAATATAGAGAATATTTTCGTTAATACGAGTAGGATCACTATTTGCATCATCAGGTCTTACCATATACATAACATCAGCAATGTTAACAGTTTCTTTCTTTCTAGTATAAGCAGACTTAGGAGGATCTCTGAAAATATGAATTTGTTCAGGACCTACAGGATTTGTTCCTCCTCTATCTTTTTTAGGATATTGGATCGACATTCTTTCTTATATACAACAAAATATTTAAATAATTAATTTTAATTATTTAAATTAAAGTGTTTATGGATGGATAATTTTTCATATAGTGATTTAGAATTTATTTTACCTGAAGGAAAATGTGTTATAAAGAAGATTAAAAAAATCATAAACGTTAGATGGATATTTTACTTTAGACATACCTATGATTATCAAAAATATTTTGATGTAGTTATTAGCAATAAAGGAGACATTGTTTACATTGAGTCTAAAAATTTAAGTAATGAATATGATTTAGATTTACGTATAGAATTATCAATTATTTCCTCTTTAGGAAAACAAAGTAATAAAATACTAACTCGCAAAATGTGCAAAACCTTATTTTCTGTTTATTATGAAGAGTTATCATTTGATTTAATTTGTGGTTTGATTGATAGATTGTTACATTTATAATTGTTGTAAGTTATTTCGTATATTTCCTTTGCCTTTGTAAAGTCTAGAATGTTATAATTTTTAAGTAAACTTGAAGTTGGATAACAGTGTAAAATTTTATTAGAAATAGTTTTAGTTGATTCGTCATTAAAACCGTTATATATTATTTCGAAAATTCTTTCAGTATATTTGAAAAAATCTTTTATATTTGTGTTTTCTTCTAAAGGTGGATGTGCTGTTACTAAAAGTACATTACAATCATTTCTTGGTATAATTTCATTGGATAACACACCTCCATCCACATATAATGTCCCATTTATATTTACAGGTGGAAATGCTATAGGAATTGCTGATGTCGCTAATAAAACATTAACTTTATCTTTTTTATCTAGAGTATGAAAATTAAAAAGTTTAAGTTTTCCTTTAGTTATATCTGTAGCACCAATTAAAGTAATTTTTTGATCTGTTTTATATTTATCTAAAATATTTTCTATAGTATTCTTAAGAGGTTCAGTGTTCATAAGTGACCAAGTGTTCAAAATATGAAATTCGTTATGTTTATATACCATATCATTAGTCAAACTAAAATAAATATTTTTGAGTTCATCTAAACCTTCATTTGTATCTTTATAAAAATTTAAAACTCCACTATTAAGTCCTCCCGCAGATATACCAGTAATGATATCGAATTCGTTATCTATTTGTTTAGTGTCATACATATTTTTAAGTATAGCAACTTCATTTACACCAAAAGCACCTCCACCTGATAGAGAAAGAACATTACAACCATTTGAAAATATTGATAAAAAGTTAAGAGCAATAAATAAAATGTTTTTGAACATTTTATTTATAAAAACAAAATTATTTTTTAAGAGGAATTACCATGCTAAAAGACCTTTCTCTTTCTATTTTTATTGCTGGTTTAGGTAATTCAAAGTCATCAAGATCATCTAAATTTGATTTTAAACTTTGAGGAAAAATATATGGTGTGGGAGGTCTTTTATATACTTGATTCTCCTTTGAATTTCCATCTATGGTTTTAGACCTTCGTCTAACCACATTTTTTAACCCTATATAATTAGGAGTTGTTGGCGTATTTGTAGGAACACTTAATATAGGACTATTATTCATTTTGTTTGTGTATATAAAAGAATTAAATATTTCTTTAAAATTCATTTTTTTATTTGTTAATTATAAGAATGACCAGCATACAAGGAACAAATACTAATTATTCTCCTATTGCAGATACCTTTCTTTATCTTACTTTGAATGAGGATGATAAAGAATACATTACAGCAGTTACTCAAAAAACTTTTAACTTTTTCGGTTATCCTGAACCTGATAGACTTTCTTTAGAACAAAAAGAAGAAGTCTATAACAAATACATTGAATATACTAATAGTCTTGCACAAATTAAAGATGAGAAAAAAGAAAATAAATTGGTAGGGTTATTAAACTTTCTACCCGAAAACATTACGACATTTAAACATCTTGTTAAAAAATTTAATGTAGATGATAATAATATCACTTTGTTTGTTTTTAAAGATGGTCACGAAGATAAAATTTTACAATGGTTTCAAACTAGAAAACCTGATGAATGGAATAGACAAAATGCTGTAACTCAATTAGAAAAAGAACTGTTAGCAACTCACATTTTACCCTTTAAACTCTATCCAAGTCAAATGTATAAAAGAAGAATAATGGTTGAAACTATGCTTAAAAATTATAACTCCATGTATTCAAAAATCCAATTAGGAACTATAGGAAACGAACTATTTATTTATCCAAATACTATTGATATGGTTGATTTCCCTAGAATAAAGATAGAAAGATTCTTTGAATATGATAAAGGCATGATTTATATTATCGAAAGTCCTATATTAACAAAACTTTAATTTAAATGTTTTCACATTATTAAAAATGAGATCGGTTCTTGTAACAGGAGGATTAGGTTATATCGGCAGTCATACCGTATTAAAATTACTAGAAAATAATTATAATGTTATTATATACGATAATCTTTTCAATTCTAAACTTGAAGTTTATGATAAGATTAAAAACTCAAATCTTGAACTTATTATTGGCGATTTACTAGATAGTGAAAAATTAGAAAAAATATTTAGATTGAATTCTATTGATTTTGTAATTCATTTTGCTGCATTAAAATCTGTGAGTGAATCTAATAAATATCCTCTATCTTACTACAATAACAATGTAAATGGGTCTATCAATCTATTTACCATTATGGAAAAATTTGGTGTTCGAAAAATAATTTTTTCATCATCCGCTACTGTTTATGGAGACTGTGTATGTCCAGTAAACGAGGATAATCCAACTGGAAAAAATATTAGTTCTGTGTATGGTAAAACTAAATTTATGATTGAAGAAGTACTTAAAGACTTAAAAAACTGGTCTGTAGTAATTCTAAGATACTTCAATCCTATTGGATGTCATCCTAGCGGAATAATAGGAGAAAACCCTAATAATATACCCAACAATTTATTTCCTTATATATTAAAAGTTGCATCTGGAGAATTAAAGGAACTAAACATTTTTGGAAATGATTATCCAACTGTAGATGGAACATGCGTTAGAGATTATATTCATGTAGAAGATTTAGCACGTGCTCATGTATATGCAATTTTAAAATTGTATAATACAGGATTATTTATTTATAATGTAGGAACTGGTGAAGGTTATACTGTTAAACAAATTGTAGATACATTTGAAAATGCAAATGGTATACAAATTAAACATAAATTCGTAAATAGAAGAGATGGTGATTTATCTATACTGTATTCAGACCCTTCAAAAATAATGAAAGAATTATGCTGGAAACCTGAAAAAACTATTTCTGATATGTGCATAGACGGTTATAATTATGTTAAAAATATTTATAAAGAAAAAGGAGAATCCAAGGAGCAAAAGCAGCCATAAAACACCACATTGCTCCTACACTATGTTTATCATTATAAACATAATAGGAAACCATAAAACTAATAAATATTATAAGTGAATTAATATTTCCTTTTTCCAGTCCGTAATAAGATACTAGAACTAATGCCAATAAAAATATTGCATAATATAATCCACCATATTTTTCTCTATTCCATTTCCAATGTAAATGAGGAGACGATTCATCTGTAACTGTTGTACACTCTATTTTCCTTAGAGAATTTATAGTGTATAAAATAGTAAAGAGAATAAATAAATACATAAAATAGTTTACATACGAAGGAAGCTTTTTCTTTGATAAATATAATATTGCTAACCATAAAATTATAGGTTCCATGTGATTAACAATAATTCCAAACTTTGTAGTATTTACATTATTGGTATTTGTTGATGCATTACAAGGTTGATTTTTCCATAAGAAATATTCTATAAGTTGCATCTGTATTACCCAAGCATAGAATATTGCTTCAGGTTTATAATTCTGTTTAAATAATAATGCTGCGCCTATCATACCTGTAAAATAAGTGACTAACGAAACTTCTTTATTGAAACACATTTACTATTACACATAGAATATAATTATATTTTATGTGTATTTTTATACTAAATTCATACGGTATAATGTGTTGTTTTTATTTTATTATTTATATTAATTTTTCTAGAGAAAATTTAAAAATGAAACGTTCTAATCCCATATGTTCGAAAGTATAGATATATGCAGTGTTACTATTCAAGATAAACTTGAGGAAAATCTCCAAACAGGTTTATTATCGTATAATCCGTAAAGTATAAAATAATCTTCTTTCCAATTAAAGTTCCCTGCACCGGCGGGACTATCTGCTCCAAAATTATTAATTTCAATAATTTTACAATCACCATTATTATAAGCTACATCAACTACGCAATCTGTATAAGGTAGAATTATATTATTTATAAACGTATGAATAATGTTTTTATCATAGGGAAATGTATTACAAGACACTGCTGTTAATTTTGAATGTCTAATAAAACACCTTAATTCAATATCTATTATTGCCACTTCTCTAACAAACAAATAATGCGTTTGCTCTAATATCATTTCTTTATTCAAAGTGTTACTTATTCTACTGCTTCTTTTGAAGGTGTTTTTTAATTCATCTAAACTATAAAATATACCAGAATGTTCTGTATCTTTACAAGACACAGAATCAAGTTTTACAAAATTAGGAAAGTTAGTAATATCATCAATATTTTCATAAGGAATAAATTCTGATTTATATGTTAAATATTCAATATCCTTATACCAGTAAATTGCTCTATAAGATTCTGTTCTTATCATATATAATTCTTCCCAGCATATGTCTGATTTCATTACGTAACATTTATCATTTTCTATAAAATATGGTATATCCATATCTACAAAAAAATCAAGATAATAATCATCTAGATAGTAAAGAGGGAAATATATTTTATCCTTATTAATTTTAATTTCGGAAAGTTCATAATGAAGACAACTGTCTATTCCAAAATTCTCATTCATCTTTGAAAACTGCATTGTTAGAAGCGTTGTTATAAGGGATAAATATACCTTAAAATTGGAATAAAAAATCATTTAATTTTTCTTATGAAAAATTTTAGAAATAACTTCAGCACTTCCTTCTGTATAACATTTACTATTACACATAGAATATAATTATATTTTATATGTATTTTTATACTAAATTCATACGGCATAATGGACAATTCTTATTTTGTTCATATGCTCTCTCGATACATTCTTTATGAAACAAATGTTTACATTCAGTTTTAACTACTGGTTCTACAAATTTTTCTAGACATATAGAGCATTCTTCTTCAGGGAATTGAGAAACTTGTTTAAATCTATACTTATCTTTTATAGTGTTATATACACTGGTATGATACATAAGTACAAATTGATATACATATGCAGGTCCTGTAGTCATACAAAATATATAAAAATAATAATTAATTTTCTTCATAGATGTATCTACAAAAATATAAAGACTCATAATTGTTGTGAATATTTCTAGTATAATAATAATGATAGGATATATTTTTTTAATTTGTTTTTTATGATAAAAATCTATTAGACATTTAGTATGAATACCAATTATTAAAAATTGAATTACATTAATATAACCATCATTAGAATTAATAGTTACCATATATATCATCATAGATACACTGAAATTTACAAAAATTAAGAAATAGTACAATCTTAAGAAGAAAATATGTTCACTTATTTTTGCAAATAGTAATACAGAACTACAGATCGCAACATTAAAAAGAACCAGAGATAACCAATAGAGCGAATCATCATAAAATACTGACATTTTTCAAGATAAAATAATTATTGAAAATATATTTAATATCATTTAAATATATTTTATATATACATTCGATGGGATTTTATAATTATAATTCAAAGGTATAGTTAATCTTTTTAGTTTAGGTAAATGAGGAACTTTATTTTTAAATGTATATCCAAAGTTTAGATGTTCCACGTTAGAAGGTAATTTATCAACTGGTTGGTTAAAATCTACTCCAAAGGTTAAGTGTGTAAGTGATTTAGGAAGATTATTAACAGGTTGGTTAAAAAATTGTCCAAACTTTAATTGCTTTAAGTTATTAGGTAAATTTTCAACTGGTTTATTAAAGTAGTTTCCGAATATAATGTGTTCTATATTAGCAGGAAGTTTATCTACAGTTTGATTGAAACTTGAACTTATATAAAAATATAAATATTGAATAGATGATGGTAAATTATCTATAGGTTTATTAAAGCAACAACCTAATATCAGTTTCTTTATATTAGGAAGTTTATCTATATTCTTATTAAAGTAATAACCTACTTTTAATTCCTCTAAACTTGAAGGGAGATTATCAATTTCTTTATTGAACTCATCACCTAAGTGTAAAATTTTAAGATTTGACGGATACGCTATTGATTGGTTAAAGTTAAACCCAAAATAAAGTTCTTTTAAAGTTGGAGGCAAGTTATCTACGCTTTGATTAAATATTGAACCAATTTGTAAATACTCCAATGACTTTGGAAGTTTAATTATAGGTTGATTAAAACTATCACTTAATACTAATTTGGTAATTGTATCAGGAAGATGATTCACTGGATAATTAAAAGATGAAGAACCTTGAAAAATCAGTGTAGTAAGAGAAGGCAATTTGTCTAATGGTTTATTGAAAAAACCTGTTATAGTTAAGTGTTTTAAAGAACTAGGAAGAGAATCAAGAGAGTGATTAAAATAATAACTAAGATGAAGACTTGTAAGTGTATTTGGTAAGTTGTCAAGTGGTTTATTAAACATAAAATCAAATGATAAAGTATTAAGACAAGAAGGAAATTTTTTTGGAAGATCTTTAATATAAAGATTTTGTATCTTGTATTTACTTACATTAGTAATAACATCACAATTTATTAATTTTTTAACTGCATATCTATGAGGATATTTATCTAATATATATTTGTGATATTTGTTAGTTCTAAATAGACGTAAACTTTCTCGGTCATCTAAGAAATCAGATAGATAAAATAAAAGGTCTGAGTTTAATCTATGCATTTTGATAATGAATTATAAACCTAAAATTTATAATTCATTTTATTATTTAAAGAAGTTTTTTTAGGTATAAATGAGTGAATTTTTATTGTTCACTTCAGCAGGAGACAGATTTAAATTGTTAAGAAGAGAATATAATAATTGGAACTCTCATCCTAAAGCTATATTTGATATCTATTCTGTGTTTTACGGAGATGATGAAAATATATTTGAAGAATTAAAGAATACGTCAACTTACATTTTAAGACATAAAGGTGCTAAATTTCAAAATCTTCTTTTCGCTTATAAACAAAACAAAGAACTTTTCAAAAGATACAAATATATTTTTGTTCTTGACAATGATATTGAAATTAATACTTTAGAAATTAATTTTATGTTCAATTTAGCAAAAGAATATGATTTCCATATTATTCAACCTTCGTTGTCTAGTTGTGAAAGATGTCGCATAGATCATTGGTTAATGGAAAATACACCATTTATATTTGCATCTAAAGTTTCATTTATCGAAGTAAACATGCCTTTATTTAAAAGTGATTTGTTAATAGCATTTCTTGAATACTTAATAGAATTAGATAAACCTGTATTAGCAGGATTTGGAATGGATCATTTATACTTGAACTTTAGCAATAAAATATATCAACCTAAAGTAAACAAAACCTATGCCATCATACACGGGATTCATGTAATAAATCCAAAAGAAGAAAATAGAGAAATTGATAATTATGAACCTCTAGATAAAAGGAGAAAACATTTTTATAAATTAAAATTAGAGTTAAACTTGGAGAGCATAGTAAATAGAGAATATGAACATGCGTACGAATGTTTACCTCAATTGTATGAAGAGTATAAACAAGTTTTAAAATATAAAGAATCTTATCCTACAAAAATACCTAGAGAATTTATAGTTAAAAAACCTAGAGGATGGAAAGAACTCAAATTTTTCGAAAAAATCTACTATTATGCAACAGTTTTAGATCATAATTATGCCAAATATGTAGATAAATTAGAAGCAAAAAAAATAGTTTCCTCTTTAACAGATATAAAACTAGCACCTGTGAGAAAATACATGAGAACCTATGATGATTTAGTTTTTGAAGATGTTAGAGAAGACTGTATAATAAAGACTACTCACGCTTCAGGTTGGAATATAATTGTTAATGACGATAATAGAAATAATTTAGAAGGCATTATTAACAAATTGAAAACTTTTAATACCAGATTTATCCATCCTCACGAAAAACAGTATTCGTATATAGAACCAAGATTTTATATAGAGGAACTTATAGATGATAAGTATTATGGTAAAAATGGTATTGCATTAGTATATATGATTAGATGTATATACGGTAAAGCAAAATGTGTAAATATCAAATTGGGTGAAAAACAAAATTATTATGATCTAAATTGGCAACCATTTTATACACAGGAATTACCTGCTTTTGAAAAACCTAAAAATCTAGATAAAATGATAGAATACGCAGAGAAACTATCTAAAAATTTTGAGTTTGTAAGAATGGATTTTTATATAGATAAAAATGACGATATTTATTTTAGCGAATTTACTTTTACACCTAATGCAGGAACAAGAGTGTTTACAGACGAATGGGAAATCAGTCTTGGTAAAGATTGGGTTTAGAACATACAAAATAAATTAGTTCCCAATTAAAATGATGTTTATTATCATCTCTTATATAAGGTTTTAAACTAGAATCTAATGCTTCTCTCAACTGTTTGTCTGATACTGCTAGATAAAATAAACTTTTTACATAATTAAACATTTCTTTTTCATCGTTAAACCACCACGTATATTTTTTAATTTTTGTATCTATAGAGAACCCTTCAAATGATAGTAATAATGCATCTTCTCTCGTGAAAAAATTACCGTTGTGTCCAAAAGGATTAAATTTATTTACAAATGTGTTTAACCAAATATCTTGATTGCTACCTTTCAAAACATCAGCAACCAAAAATTTCCCTGTGGGTTTTAATATTCTATAGCATTCTCTGTATAGTTCTGTTCTCTCGTCATTTGTGAAATGATGAAGAAGAGCTAGAATAATAATTTTGTCTACCGAGTTATCACTAAAAGGAAGTTTATTATAATTAATATGAGGAATATCGCAAAGTCTTGAAAACTCTGCGCTAAAGTCAACAGGAAGATATTTTATTTTTTTAGTTATGTATTTGTCTAGATTTAAACCACCTCCTCCCAAATTTAAAAGTATTTCACCGTCTTTAAGGTGAAGTTCTTCTATTGCATTCTTAAATTCATATTCCATACAATGAGGGTAAGTGTTTACAGCAAATAAAAAACTTTTAGCACGATTTTCAAAAGAAGAATTGTAGTCCATTTATAAGTGTATTTACTCTATTTATACTTATTTAAAGAATATTAGTAAATAAAAATGATAGAATTTTATTGTTTACATCTGCTGGATATAAATTTAATGTTATTAATCAACCCAAAACATATAGAGAAATAAACGTCTAGAAAGTTAATTTAAAAGATATGAACATTTCAACAACTAAAAAATAGAACCCATTTATAACAAAGAGTATGCTTACCTATGAATGTATACCTGAACTGTAAGAAATTAAATTAGTCAAGAAATATAAAGAACATTACAGATAAATTAATTATATTTTAAAATATAATTAATTTATACCATTCTCTAGGAGTAATCCATAAAAAATGTATAATATATTAATAAAAATAAATAACGGAGATTTATTAATCTCTATGAACTTTACAAAATGCTCCTTCCCTCTTAAAACCTATAGGACAAGAACATCTATCATTTGATGAATTATATTGAAAAACAGGTGCTTTAGGGATATTATTATTTATATTTACTTCTGATAAGTCTATCTGAATTATCTCTAGACCATCTTCATCATACCAAAAATTTTTATTCAGTGCATCTCTTACTATCTGTTTCTTTTTATCTGTATTAAATACGAGTTTTCCTTTGTTATCATACAAATCATCGAATAAGTCTTTTAGTGTTTTGAAAATTATATAATGTAATTTATTATATCCTTTCCATTGAACTTTGTATTCAACTTCCTCGTCATAATAATCATCATTGTTGTAAATGTGTTCCATTTTATTTATGAATCATTAAAATTAAATTTTTAAAATCATTTAATTAAAAAGAGATACCAATATTTTTCATTAAAATTACGAATTATCACATTATATGAATTTATACAGCGGGACCAAAAGTCATATTGCTGTTGTTTTGTTTTCTAAGAGGAGCTTCACGTAATTGCCACATTTCAGCATTTCTCTTAGCCATTTGTCTGCTCATTAAATCTTCTCTATGCATCAATGAATCAGCATCATATCTATTTTCAACAATATCTTTAGTATCAGCAAGAGAAGCACTACGTTCATAGTAAGGTTTGATTTTACCATTAGGATCATGGTAATCAACAAAGTCTACATTGCTTCTAATGATGAAATTAGGACGTCTATAAGCATCCACATCAGAATAGTAGTATTGCACTTGACCAAGATTTACATCGCTATAAGATCTATAAGGGTCACCGTATGAAGTGAATCTGGAATCGTAAATATCTTCAAAGTTTACTGAACCAGCAGGAGCATCAATATTGCTATACTTTGAAGACCAAGCACCTCTACGAGGATTTTGAGATCTTTGTCCAGGAGTACCATCATCTCTTACCAATTGAGGATCAACTCTAGTGAATACGGGATAATCGTCATTATCATTATAAACTTGATCTCTAAATTGAGGAGGATGTTGAGGATTATAGGTAATACCAATGTTGGCATTAATAGGGGTTTGTTCTACAGAATAAGAATACATATTTGGTTGCACATCTTGCAAGAACAATTTATTATCAGGTTGTTTGAAATATTCTTCAGTATACATATAAGTAGGAGTTGCAGGCAACATATAATTACCAACGGGTTGTTTAATATCCATAACGCTCTCTATAGAAGATACATTATTCTTTCCAAGATTGTCATTTAACACTCTAGTAGCATTCATATTTTGGTAATTTTCTTGTTGAGCAAATTTAGTAGGAGGAGATTTGGAAGATGTGAACAAGGGGTTAGTATAGTCATTCATAACTTGATTAATAGGGGTTAATTTTTTATTGAAATTCATAGGATTTTGTTCAGGATTTTGAGGTTTGTTTACATTAATATATTGCATTTCTTCTCTAGGAAGATATTGGTTGTATCCATTAGGGAAATTTTGAGATTCAGTTTGTTCATACAAGGTTGAAGTGTTCATACCTGAAGGATAAGTGGAAGGATATCCCCAAACTTCTCTATCAAGAGATCTGGGAGCAATAAGAGGTTCAATGAACATCTTTGTATTAACTCCAGATTTAGGAGAGTAATACTGAATATCAGCATAAGTTTCTCTTTGAGTGTTAGGAGACAAAACATGAGGGTTTAAAGTGTTGGTAATTCGCATTTCTGGATTGGCATTGTAGTCCTGAGTTTTATTTAAATGTTGCGAAGTATATTTACTCATTTTATTGTTATCATAAGATAATAATTCAAAATTTTCTTGCGAGTATTTTAAATGTACAATTAAAATAAGTATAATGGAACACACAAAGAATAAATGAGCGTGTTTATACTTTACAATAAGGAGAATAACGTAGATTAATAACACCAGTCTGGTGATGGCGTTAAGTCTACTTCCAGATGATATACTTCCGTAAGGAACCAGATTGAAACAACGGAACAATGAACTTAGATCATATGCCCAAAAAATTTCTTCATCATTGTTATGCATCCTTTATTTTAATATATATATTAAAATAAATTTTAATTTAATTGTTCATATTTCATATACTCTTTTCTAAATAAATCCTCGAATTCTGTCTTTATCATTTGTCCTTCATATTCCTTCCACAAAATATTAAAAACCTTATCTACATTCTTCATAAGAAACAAAGACAGTTTTTCTCCATCTATTCCATCTACTACTAAATCTTCATCCTTTTGTATTTCCTTCATAATAATGTGTTTAAATTTATATCTAAACTCTTCTTCAATACTCACGTTTAACTCTAATTCAAAACCGTTAAATACATTTGCTAATCTGATAATATGTCCAGACGAACATGTGCCTGACATTTCTTCAAGTTCCTCTATAAGACGTTTTTCTAATTCTTGTTTGTGAGTGTTTTGGTCTATACTCTTACACATTTTTAGGAATATGGTAAGTAGTGAATAACCTTTATAGGTTGCTTGGTCTACATATATTCTAGAAATGGCAATATCAATTTTGGAAGACTTGGATTTATAATATTCACTATACTTAATAAACAAATCTGCTTCTTCTATTTTAGTCAAGTTTATATTAGAGAGAAAATTTATGAACTTTTCTATATTATTATCAGTTGAAAATACATGTGCATTTTCTCTATTTTCAAAAATAGTTTCTTGCTGGTTTATACCAGTGAGTTTTTTGAAATATTTATCAGCGTTTTTACCCCATCTAAGTAGCAAGTCAGCAGCATCCGCTAATAATCTGTCATTGGATTCTATACTCTCACATAAATCTATAATTCCCTTTAATAGTTCTTCTTCATTCATATGATTTCTTAAAGCATCAGCGCATAATATTTTGGTGTGTTCATTACTGTTGAAAAACAACATTTTGTAAAATTGTATAGCACATTTTTTATCCTTAAAATAAATTACATTTTTATATATTTTATAATAATATTCTTCAGTTTTATTCCTGCTGGATACATAATCTATAATATTATTAATCCTATGGGTAAAATTGAGATAGATTTTATCATCAATTAATCTTTTGAAAATATCAAAAAACACAATTAAATTGAACTTGTTTTCACTTGTTTCTAAAATTTGTAGTTTTAATTCTGTATCATCATCAAATACAGTGAGAATGATATTTTTAATAGTGATATCAATATCTGGATGGGAGCATAATCCTTTTAGTAGTTTAGTTGTGCTATCTGTTTTGGTGAATTGATATACAGAGCATAAATCAGATATAAATTCAAGTTGTTCGTGACTTTCGAGTAAGGAAAATGCAAATATTCTATCAGATAAAATATTATCATTATCGGTAAAACGTTCAATAGGGGAAGTATATATTTTATTAATAGAAGTTTCACTGTTTATAACATCCATAAGAGATGTGATATTCATTTAAAATTCTGTGATATACTCTTTAACTTTATTTCAAATGTGTTAAATATTTTGCAACATTGATATCACTCAAAATATCGTCTCTTATATTGTTAAATGCTTCAGTGAGAGAAATGCTCTTAAGATACTCTTCAAATTCATTCAAACATTTCAAGTAATCACTGTCTTCAATAGCAATCACTTTAATAGCTTTGTTACCTTCTATTACTTTTTCGTCATTAAGTCCCATATAGGTTTCCATGATTCTATCAAAATTGGGTTCTAAGGCAATAAGGAGTTGGTCAGTGCTCTTATGAACTGCAAAAGAATTAGTTTTCCAATGAAGGAGTTTAATCTTGATTATGAAGCTGTAGAAACGGCAAACTAAGTCTTCGAAAAGCATTTTATATACAGATAATAAAATTATTTTCTTTTTTAATTATTAAATGAACCAAACAACCATTTATATAGGTATAGGAGTATTAGTTCTTATAGTCATTATAGTTGGTGTAATGATGTCTAGAGAAAAGACCGCAACCAAAACAGAAACAGTCGTAAAAGAAGGTTGTAATTTAGGTTATGAGTCTGTGAATGGAGTATGTAATTTCGTTGCTTGTCCTTCTGGATTTTACAATGATCTAAACGAAAAGAAATGTAAGAGACGTACTAAAGTATGTGCACCAGAAAGAACTTGTGAAACTGTAACTGAAAATCCTAATGCAGATGACTGTATAACTGATATAAGTAGATGTTGTAAAGAAAATGAATTTGCTTATAATAATCAGTGTTATACTGAATGTCCTAGTGGAACTATTGTAAGCGGAAATAAATGTGTACCTGGAAGTTGTCCAGCAGGATTTTATAGAAGTAGTACTGACAAAGGAGGTAAGTATAGAGATAATAGAGGTATTTGTCAAAACTATAATAATGCCTTTACTCAATATGAACAAAACTATCTAACAGATGCTAATAAACAATGTAAAAATGTAGTATTCAATCCTAATGCAGATAGTATAACTATTACTAATAAAACTAGCGGAACAAGTTGTACTCCTTCAGAAGCAAATTCTGAAGGGCAATGTAATGATAAGAGTGTTTGTCAAAAAGTAAGATGTGTTTCAGGTTATTATGACAATGGAAATGGAACTTGTATTGGAGATTGTAAAGATAATGGAACAAATAATATAAACGATACTGTTAATAGAAGATGTGTCGCAAGTTGCCCCTTAGAAACTTACTATAATAAGATTATGAATGGTTCCCAAGTAGTTAAAAATGAGTGTGTAAATGATTGTGGTTTTAGAACAAAAGATTTCTTTGGAAGAGATACACCTTCATTCAATTTTAAGAAAACAAATGGTTTAGGATATTGTATTAACTGTCGTCAAGACCAACAATATAAAAAAACAGAAGGCGTCACACGTGAAATACAAAACTTAAATGATACTGCACTTGAAAATGCTAGTAATTCTTACAAGGCAGTTTATAATGACACAGAACTAAATAGTCAAATATTATTATCAGCTCCTCATATGAATTTTTATACAAACTCTTGTTTAAATTTTTCATAATTTTATTATTATTATATAAAATGACATCTTCTGTTGAAAATATAAAAATCAGATTTACAAAACTAAAACAAGATTATATAGTATTTAGAGCAGTATTTGACGAACTTCCAGAACAGGAAAAAACACAAAAACGAAATATAGTTACCTCTATAGGAGGTCTAATTGATTTTTTGGAACAGAGAGAAAATGTGTTAGATAGACCAGATGTATTAGATAATTTTTTGCAATCATTTAATGCATTAATATCTTTTTTAGATGAAAAAATTAAATTTTTAAAAACTATTTTTTCATCAGGTTGCACAGACGATAAATATATATTAAGTAACACACTAAATAATACAATATTAGATAAACTAGTGTATAAACCAAATACTGATAAATATCCTGAAGCAGTTAATTGTCCTGTGAAAGATGTATTAGTTCCTCAGATAAATACTGATGAAAATAATAGATTTGTAAGTTATAAGGTATTTAGTACTTACGATGCTACGAATGCAGTATTAAATACCACTATAGATATGGAATTGGTAGATGCAGATATATTTAATAAGGAATTAAATAGAACTGTTGATAAACCAGATATACCAGGTATGATTAAATCTATAATTCAAATGATTATAAATCAAACTAATATTACAGAATTCACAATAACAGGAGAGAATAATAGACCTATTTTATCATCAAATCCTTCTCAACCTCCTTCAACCTATGCTTATGGCGGTTATAAAAATTTGAAAACTGCAATTACAGACAGATACCTAAAACTCAATTTGAAAATTCATAATCCTACACAAGGGTTCAAGATCACCCACTTGATAAATGTTCCTCAGACTTACACTAACTGTTATGCTCAAAAGGAACCTAATTACGAAAAAATATAATAAAAACATTTTAAAAATAATTTTAAAATGTTTTATAATTATAAAACATGTCTGCTCTAGACAATATTATTAAACGTGCTAAACAAGGTTCAAGTGGTTCTACTCCTTCACGTTTACTAAGCTCAAATAAAAGTAAAAAAATACACGATGACGATGACTATAAAACTATAGTTGATAAACCCTCTTCTACTTATGCTTTAACACCTTATAAATCTACTAAATCAATTCCCTCTACCTTTACAAACGATTTTGAACGCATTTATCAAGTTGTAAAATCCTCTTACAACTGTGGTGTAGAACCAAATTATATATATGAGAATTGTTATTATGATAGTCTCGTGCAAAACTATGTGCAAAAAGGTGTTGCGGATGTTTCTAGTATGAATGGGTTCAGTAATGTATCTTTACAAGATTTACCTTTAGCATGCAATATACCTTCTGTTGCTTATAAAACTTGCAGTCCACCTACAAATATGTTAATTGAACCTGACACTGAAAGTCAAGTTGTTCCAACACAAACCACAGCAGGATTTAGAATTAATTTTAAAGGTAGATATTTACAAGTAAATTCAAAAAGAGATGGACTTATCTTAGTTAGAGCAAATGAGAATGGTTTTATACTTGAAAATACAATGTTTCTAGTTGAAAATAAAAAACTTAAAAATTTTATAACAAATAAATTCGTAACATATAACATTATAACAAGAAATTTAGAATTAGCTGATAGTACAAATTGGATTTTAAAAGATGATATTTTGAATTTTAATTTTATTAACCTTGAGTTTATAAATCAAAATTCTAGTAGTGGCATCATATACGATGTTTGTTTAATAGAAAAATATACAAACAGACTTCAATCATATGCAACAAGTATAAATAGTTATAGATTTATTATAAATCAAACTTCAGATGTTATTAGTGACAATTTTAATACTATAATTCTTTATAATAAACTTAAACCTTTTAGATATTTGGGTTATAATGTAGAAACTCGTCTTATTAGAAATCAAGATTTTACTAAATATACAAATATAGATATTGCATTTTCTGAACAGTATTCTAAAGTAGGTTGTAGTTCAAATGGTAATTGGATTGGAGTTTCTTATACAAATTCAATATCCAATGGTAATAGTTATTTTGATTTGTTAAATATAAATCTAACTGTTATTTATAGATATGATTTTGGTTCTAATATAAATGGCAATGAATCAAGAATAGTAGATTTTAAAATTTCTGATGACGGAAATATAATTTATATTTTAATAAATAACCCTTCTATTCGAATATACGAAATATACAAAATTTATGCAAAAAAAATAACTACTAAAATTTATACAATTAATACTTATTGGTCAAATCCTTTAATGAATATTAGTTTTTCTGGAAAAAATATAATAATTTATGGTGAATATGACCCCAGATTTTATGTATCATTAGATTATGGGAATACATTTAATTATCACTATTATAATAATACAGAGATAACTTCAGCGCGTTTTTTTAACGATGAAATTTATTTATCTTCTAGATTAGGTTTAACACAATTAATTAATAATTCATTTATATCTGTTATCACTTCTACTTCTAATATAAATGGTGATTTTATACTTATAAATGTCACAAATAAATATTTTATATTTGCAATAAGAACCTCAGCACAAATAGATTTATTTATAACTGATAAAAACAGAATATACAATATGTATTTAACAAATGTAGATACTCCCAATGATATAAGATCTATATATGTAAATAATACATGTTCAAGATATATTACAGTAGATGCTAATACTGAACTAATAACTAACTATGATCTTAATATACCAAGTATTTATCAAGATACTCCTTATATTTTAAAAAATGGTCCTCTATATCCTTCTTATTCTTTTTCTTCTTCTATAATTTCAACCCAAGGTGTAAAAAATGTTTTTAATGATGATATTTTTGTACTTTCATCTGATAATACAATCATAAAGAAAATTTCAAACAACTTATCTATAACTTCCTCATCTATTTTAAAAGATAATATTATTCTACAAATACCGGTTATTCAAGGTTCTATTAAAGACATTGCTTGTTCTGATAATGGACAAGTTATTATTGTTGCTGTATATAACGATAAATTATTACTTTCTATAAATGGTGGTTCTTCTTTCTCATTATATAATGAAGCAGATATATTAACTGGTAATACAAGTTCAAAAAATATAACCAATATAACTCGTTACTGGATTTCTGTTGCTTGTTCTTTCAGTGGTAAGTATATGTCTGCTTGTGCTTATAACGGAAATATTTTCACATCAACAAACAAAGGAACACTATTTACTTCCTCTCCTATAAACTTTTCTAAGAAATGGGTTCAAATCGTTATGAGTAAGAGTTCAGATGATGCTAAAGATGGTATAGTACAACTTGCTTGTGCTGAAGATGGTCTTTTTATTAGTTATGATAGAGGTACAAATTGGTCTCAAATTAGAAACAAAGTTATTGATAGTGCGATTAGTTCTACCCTAAAATGGTCATCAATTGCAATATCAGATAGTGGACAATATATGTTAGCAACTGTTTATGGCGGTAATGTATATGCTTCTTATAATTACGGATATGATTGGACAATTTATGGTATATCAAGGAAAGAGTGTTATGAACCTGCACTTTATCCTAATACCTCATCAAATAGTTATATTGGATACAATGTAAGTGCTAGCAGTAATAGTACTGCTGCACAATCGTATTTTAATGTTATTAATGCTTTTATGGATAACAATTTATATTGGTCTCCTACAGATAATAATAGTAATGTTATAATAACTTTTCCTCTAAACTACAAATTTTTACTTACTGAAATTCAAATAGTAAATCTAACATCGGTAGATATTAGAATTAAAGTTGAAGGTTCTATTGATGGTTCTGTTTGGAACTCTATTGGAGATAATCTAAACTTGTATTCTACTGTAAATACAAATACTAGTTACAGTAGTTTTAAGATTACATTTTATTCAACTTCAAACATACAAATACAGAGTATAAAATTATTAGGAAAAACAGATATCGTTAGAGGGGGAATTATGTCTGAAAGAAGAAACTGGAAGAGTTGTTCAATAGTATCAGAAACTCAACATTATGCTACTATTGATAGTGGACTACAACAAGGTTTACATAAATCTGTTTTGTTTATAGGATCAGGATTTACAATTTTAAAACCAATATTTAATTCAGTTGTTTCAACACAAAATTTAGATTGGAATAATAATTTGCCTATTCTTTCTAATAATTATAATAAATTAATGATTTTTATAAATGAAAATTTTGATAATCAAATTAATCTAAAAAAAATAAATATTGGAATTGCTATACCTGCAAGTAATGGAGGTATGAATTTTTTATATGATGATGAAACTATAACTAATTCTTCTACAAAACTTGTTCCACAGTTTTCTAGTTTAAATTATATCGAATTTATAAACGGAAATGTTCAAAATATTAATAAGTTTACTTGGTGTTTGAGTTATATTAATGATAATACATTTACAATTCAGAATATTAATACGGGTAGATTTCTTAAAGCATTTAACTATTATGATTCGACTTATGTATATGTTGGAGATAATTCAAGTGTAGAATTTAATACAATATTATGGTTTTTACAAAGAGAATAATTAATTTAAAGAAATAAATATATCTATTGTATAACAACTTGTTATACAATATCAGTTCGTGTAGCTCAATCGGTAGAGCGTTGGTCTTATGTACCAAAGGTCGCGGGTTCAATTCCCGCCATGAACATTTCAATATACCATTTATATGATATATTGATTATACTTTAGTTGTAACTTTTCACCTCCTTCTTCATCAAGATAAGTATCGCTAAATAATCCTTGATTTCTCTCAACATAATCTCCACTGTTTTTTCCTTTTCTTTATAGGCCTTTGTGACTTTATCCAACTCCGTGTTGTAACTTATCAAATCCATAAAATCCAGTGTAGTGTTCTTATCTGGTAATGCTTCCAAATATACGTGTCTGCTGGAAAAAGACAAGGTATCAACAAATACATGGAGAAGAGAACCTTGTTCGCTTATGAACGTATAAGCTTTCTCATAGTCGTTGATATCGTGAGTGTGCATAAAAGCAACGTGAAAGTTATAGCGTCCGATAATCGATAGGGGAGAAGACATTTTTAAGTCTGTAATAAATCTAGTATTAAGTTGCTATGAAAATCATTTATTTAAAATCATCTATTTTTTATAGATGATTTTTGTGTTTGTTTATTTGTGTTTTGTTTATTTGTGTTTTGTTTATTTGTGTTTTGTTTATTTGTGTTTTGTTTATTTGTGTTTGTATATTTACTTACCTATATTCACCAAGTGATTAATATCTTACATACTCTTACCAGTAGCAGTTTTATATATGAGCATTGTATAACCACTGAAACTAGGTGGTTTGTAATCATATCTATCACACACTGTCATTATCTGATCTTTCACATATATGGAGAGGTTCTTCACTTCTTCTATTAAGGATTTCTTGTCTGTTTCCAACAGTTTTTTAGTTCTCTTGTCTATCACTAACTTTTCATGATACTTCTTAAGGATGTCTCTACCTACATCATGATACATCTGTGCAATCTGTCTCATCTCGTCCTTGTATTCATTCTTTTTCTGTCTCATATGTAAAGTCTTCTTGAACTTTTGCTCGTCTATCTTGTTGGTCAAGAACTCTTTACGCAAATCCATATTTGCTTCTACATAATTAACTGTATTGAAGTGAGGGATTTCTACCTGTCTGATATGAAGAAACAAACGACACAATTCTCTAACATTGCTGTCATCAAAGTCATAGGCAATGTCTTGAAGGATGTTATTACAGTCTCTAGGTCTCTGTCCATTCATTGCTCTCACTTGCTCTAAATCTCTTCCTTCCTTTTGTAAATACTGCCAGTAGTGAGGATTGTGAACGTGTCCAGTCTCAATCATACCAGTCTTCCAACTGAACGCGGTCTTACACTGAGTGCACCACATTTGGTCGCAACCCGAAATCTTGGAGATAGGTGTAAAGCACTTGGGACAGGGTTTGGTGTCTTTCTCCAACATCTTAATTGTCTCAAGAGTATTGGGGTCGCACTTGTGCTCATCAAGATTTTCAGGAGCAACACGGCATTTAGAGCAGTGTTTTTTATCGCATATACCACATACAGACTGACTGTTTAAGAATCCACGACAACCGTTCTGAGAGCAGGGGATACTGTAGACAACAACGCGTTTTTCTTCCTTCTTTTTACCGTTCATAGCAAGTTCAAGTTCCATGATTTCTGATTTCAATTTGTTGATTTGTTCTTTCTTCTCCTTGATTTGCTTTTGGTAAACTTCTTTTTTCTTGTCGTTCTCAATATCTGCTTGGGTCTCTGGGAAAAGTGCTCTTTCCCTGTCATAAATGACAATCTTTACATGCTCCTTGTATTTTTTGTTCATGAATGAACCTGAAAAGTTTTTCTGCAAGAACTCGGTGTTCCAGTTGTTCTTGCAAAACATACAACGAGCAGAAGGATTATCAAGAATGTAGGTCTCAGTGCATGTCACGCATGCTTTCTTTTGACAGTAAAGACAAGTGACACCGTAGTATCTCTTATCGCAGCAGATATCACACTCGAAACTGGTAGCAGAAGACATTTTGTGTAAATTCGTGTATATGTAGTGAAAGGATGATAAACCCCTCCAAATTTTCAAAAAAAAATCATTTAATTCCTTTCTTATTATAAATGGATAGTTACTTTACTGTAGATAATAGCAACTCTATAATAGTTGATAAGATTACTGATGAACGTTTTAGTGGTAATAATATGTTGAAAACAGATTTCAAAGATAAACCTAATTGGATAATAACTCTAAAAAAAGATGCTGAATTCAATTTTAGTGAATTTAATTTAAATAATCAGAGAAACGGGAAAGCATATTTTTTGTTTTATATGGATGAAGGTTCAAAAGTGTCTTTTGAACCTAAAAAAGAAAATATACAAAAATCAAATACAGAAAGATACATAATTTATTTATTGATATTTATCATATTTATCCTTTCATTCTACATCTATAAAATTAAATATTCATAATTCTTATTGATGCAATACCATCTCTCATGGTTTTAGGAAACCGAGGAACACCGTCATTAGTAAGACCAAAAAACTTTACCCACAATTTTTTTCCTATGTACTTGCTCGCATCCTTGTAAATATCCTGTCTTTCTTGTTTAGTTCCCTTACTCTGAACATTAAATCTAAGACCATTATCAGTTTGACAAATCCATACTACTAAGTCTTCATCATTTCCAGATGTGTCTTTCTCGGAAGAAAACCCTACAATCTCAAACTCAGCATCATCAAAATCTTTATGTTTTAACAAGTCATAAGAACGATATTTACATCTATATTTACCACTATTATTTCTAATCATAGTTCCTTCATATCCTCTACTTACAATATCTTTATGGAACTGTTCAATATCAGTTATAGTTTTACATACATAGGTGCTAACAATTTTTATCTTACTAGGAAATATGAGCTTACTCAATATAAATGCTCTCTCGTAAAAATCTAGGTTAGTATCTATAATATCATAAACATGATATTCAATCTTATTAAAAACGTACAAATCTTCTTTTTCAAATTTCTTTTTACGGAGAACACCATAATCTTCGAATTTTAAGTTTTGGTGACAATACAATTCTCCATCTAATACGTATTGAGAATTGAGAGACTTTAGTTGTTCAAATAACTCAGTTGTGTATAAAACAGAAAATTCTTTCCCAGATCTTGAAGTCATCTTGTTTGTAAAAGGATTAAAAATCATTCGGTAACCATCTAATTTAGGTTGGATAAAACAAGGGAAAACTACCTTATTCATATGTTTTTTATACTCTTGAGCAAGCATTGGGATAAATGTTTGTAATCTGTCGTTTTGCATTACTGGAGTGGTATGACTTTCATAAGAATAACCTTCTTTAAGTTTTTTATCAACTTTAGATTTAGCGTCATTAAGAGCTTGTTGATAATGGTCAGTTTGATTTTTCTTACCTATATTTTTACCTTCTTTTATATGGGATATAGTTTCTGTAAGTTTACCATTAAGATAACCATATGAACATTTTATAGTTGAATATTCAGAGTTTGTTTCAACTTTAATTTTCCATATTTTAGTTTTATCAGTTTTAGCGATAGAATAAAGAGTTACATCCATTTTATAATAGAATGTTTACTTTAAATTTTAAAACTTAGGGTTTAAAATCTATGCCATGAAAAAAGGTCAACACATATGTTGAAAAATAAAAAATCAAAAATATCAATATAACTTCTAAGAGGATAAAATCGGAAAGTTTAAGAATTTTCAAAAAATGAAAATATTTTCACTTTTTTTCACTTTTTGAAAGTTTTTGAAAGTTTTTGAAAGTTTTTGAAAATATTTTCATTTTTTGAAAATCGTTTATACTTTAATATTGTCTATTGCTTTTTGATAAATTTTGATTCCGTGAGTGCACATAACATTAGATATTTTCTTTATGTTTTCGTTTGGTTTTTCCTTTAAAGATGACTCTGTAAGTTTTTTTAAATCTGCTATCTTTGTTCCTCTCTTAAAGTAGGTTTCAAATTCATCATCTGTATCTAGAAGTTCCTTATAATATTCTATCCTATCATTTGTTTTTCTAATTATTTCCTCACTATTATCTTGTAATGTCTTATTTATAAGATTTAGACACTCTGGATCTTTAATAAAGTCGTTAAATTTTGTCCTATAAGCAATGGTGTTTCTACTTTTATCAGTAGTTATAATTTTATTATTACAACTATGGTCGCATAGAAACCTTGCAAATCCAATAATCCCATCGTCTATATATTCGTTAGTAAATTGAGACATTGAACTTTTTATATCATCGTAACATATAGGTTCCAAATTAGATACAACTTGTTTAAGAGTTATATTATTGTTATTAGATGTATGTGTATAGGTATTTATATTTGTAGTATTAACTTTATTTAAAAGTTCTTTATAATTCTCTTTTATATATTTTTGTTCTATATCATACTCTTTTACTCTTAGTTCAAACTCTGATAATGTATTTTTTAATTGTTTGTTTTCAGTTTCAAGTGATAATATGAAATTATCTTTTTCTTTAAGTTTTTCTTCTAGAGATACTATTACTTTGTGTTTACAAGTTTGGAGATGTATTTGTAAATAATAATTTGAATTGTATCCTTTATCACAATATTGGCATTTATAATCATTAGTTACAGTCTTCTTCTCACATTTATTTATATGCGTTCGTAAATAGTAAATAGAAGAGTAAGACTTAAGGCAAAAATTACACTTATTAGTCTTATTATTTTTTTGATTTTCCATTTACCTATAAGACTATATTTTTAATTCTAAAATTAAAATGGATTTTTTAAAATTAAAATGGATTTTTTAAAATTAAAATGGATTTTTTAAAATTAAAATGGATTCCTTAAAATTTTTGTGAAAAAATTAAAATCGGGAAACTTTCAGTCTTAACCCAAAGAGCATATTTTCCGACCCCACACACAAAATTTGTGTGTGGACATTGAAATATACAACCCAAAAAATTTGGAGACTTATTGAAATTTAAAACTTCAAAACTTTATTAAAATGTTATTCACATTACCTGTTTCTATTGGCGAAGGAATTGATAAACTAACTATTTTAGATATTAAACTTACTTTTATTAAAGATGAATCTAAAAGAAAAGAAGTAAAGAAAGAATATGATACTCTTGTTGAGTCTCTTGAAACTTATATTCAAAAGTGTGATAGACACTATAAATTGCTAAAGAAGATCAATCTTGATATTTGGAATTTAGAAGATGAAATACGTTCTGAAATATCTACAGAAAGATGCGCTCAAGTTGCTAAAAGTATTGTATATGAGAATGATTCTCGTTTTAGAGTAAAGGATAAAATTAATAAAATGTGCAGTTCAGAACTTAAAGAACAAAAGGGTTATTTGGTTAAGACTGTAGGTAAAGTATATGTATCTGAAAATGATTTTGATAAATATATTGATATTATACTTGAAAGTTCAGTTAGAAATGATAAAGTAGAAGTTAGATTTATTCCTAATGTAGAAAGACAAAAAATAATCGAATATTTTAAGTATGATGATATGATTACTTTTACACCAAAATTTAAAGATGGATTTCTTTTATCCCATATTGGACTAGGCGATAGTATTCTATGTATTGGTATGATGAATTTTCTATCAAATTTGTATGAAAAGTTGACAGTAATTTGTAAAGAGAAATACATGGATAATTTAAAATTGCTTATTAGTAATCCTAAAATTGAATTTTATCCTGTTAAAGAAGACAAAGATATTAGTCCAGTTTATGGTTATGAAATGAATAAGTTTACAAAATTAGCAGAAAATCAAGATATTTATATCTGCGGGAATCATAATTTTTTCAAGAAAAACAATCACAAAACATTAAATTTTCCTTTAGAATTATATGACGATATCGGAGTTCCAAGAAAAGTTTTTTGGGATTTTCACAGTATAAATAAACCACAAGAAAGTATTGAACTATATAATTTGTTACAACAAAATAATATTAATGATTATATTGTAGTTCATAATATATCAAGCACAGGAAAAGTTTTTGAAACAAAAGATGTAATATCTAAGTATGCTGAAACTGATTTATTTATTATCAATTTTATAGAAAATGAGTATGAACCGTATCACAAATACTATGAATTAGCACAACAATTTGTTTATAAACCAATTGCTTATTATCAGGATGTTATTTCTAATGCAAAATATATTTTTTTTGCGGATAGTAGTATATTCTCTTTGTCCTTACATTTGCCAATTAAAACTGATTTTTGTTTCTTCATTCCTAGATGCTCTTTTCCTTACGAGCAAATTTATGATGAAAGTATTTTTGATAAATCTAAATACAAGCAGTTTAAGAGACTCCAAATTTAAATAAATAAATTTTTATAAATTTATTTATTGGTTATAAATTGAGTGTAATTTACGAGCACTAGGATCTTTTTCGTTTGTCCAACTAGGGAGCCAAAATCTAGGTATTACATTATCATTCTGTCCAAAATATTTTTCAAACTTTAATCTATAATAAGTTGACTCTTTAGTGTAAGGAGCATTGTTTTCTCTCTCAAGAGATGATGGAATCTCAAGAGAATTGAAATGATCTGTCAAAATTTGAAACCAAGATTTTGTGAGCGAACTTACACCATCACTAAATGCTTCTTTTCTTCTCCAAAGAACTTCTTGGGGTAGTATGTTAAACCTTTCAAATGCTTTTCTAATAAGAAATTTTTCGCAATGAAAAGTAGGCATTTTAAACTTGGGAGGAATTGTGTTAAGATAAAATTTAACTAGTTCTTTATCTAGATAAGGAACACGCGCCTCAAGACCATGATGACTAATATTTCTATCTACACGAAGACCGTCAAAATAATGGATTTGTTTAACTAATCTGATACTGTCAATTTGTGCTTCAATAGCATTTGGTGCATTATAAAAGTATAGATAACCCATTTGACATTCATCCGCTCCGTCTCCATTCAATAAAACTTTAATATTAGTATTTTTGCTAATCCATTGAGACAATAAATATTGACCGATACTTGCTCTAATGGTAGTAATATCGTATGTTTCACAAACTTTAATTACATCTTCAATAGCAGCAATACCTTCTTCTTCTGTAAAAATAATTTCAGTATGATTTGAACCAATAAAGTCAGCGACTTTTTTTGCATAAATGAGGTCTGTTGCTTCTTTCATACCTATACTAAAAGTATTAAGAATTTTTCCTTTATTTCTCAAATGTTTAGCAGCGACAGCCGCAACTAAACTACTATCAAGACCTCCAGATAATAGACATCCAATAGGTCTGCTGATATTGTCATCAGAAATACGTTTATAAACTGCATGCTCAAATTTATCTACGATAACATCTAGATAATCATCATAATGTGTGTCCCTATTATTTAAAGAGTGTAAACTATTTTCATTATAAGAATAAAGGTCATCATAAGAATCAATTTTTAAAGAATATTTGTTCAAGTGTTGAATGTGGTATGTTTCACCTCCATTAACCCTCTTGATTTCAGACTTAATAGAAGAAATATTAGATATACCTGAAAGAAGAGAACTTACAACGACAGTATGTTCATCATATGTATAAAAAAGAGGTCTTACACTACAAACATCAGTTCCAAACCATATATCTTCAATTTTATTTGTAAGATTATTTTTTCGTGTAATAACAATGGCAAATTCTCCATCAAGAAGTGAACACAACTCTTTAAAATTATAATTAAGAGATTTAAAAAGAGGATAAATCACACCGCAATCATTATTATGATTACATAAATTTAGGTTATGAGATTCTTCTAGATTTTTCCAGTTGTAAATTTCACCATTACACATAACAGTGTATTCAGATTCTCCTTCAGGGTAAGAAAAAGGTTGATTACATGATTCAGATGTATTGTTAATAGCAAGACGATGGAAAGAATGAATAAAGTTATGACCTATAATTGTTTTCGTGTTTTCAGGACCACGATTTTTTATGGTGTTAGATGCATCTAATACTTGAGAAATGGCGAAATTATCAGAACTTGTAAAGAAGAAAATACCACACATACTTAGATATAAAATTTTAATTTTAAACTTAATTAAAATTAAATGAATTTCAAAATAATTTATAATATTATTTTATTATAATAAAATGTCAAGCAGAGCAAAGTTGTCTGAATTAATAGAGAAAAAACAAAAGGTCAATGATATACTCGCCCATATCAAAGACATTGATAGTTGTATCAAGAATAGAAAAGATTTTCCTATTAACAAGTTGAAAGAAATAAATGATACTTTTGGTCTTAAAATCAACTTTTCTAAGAAGACTAAAGACCTTCTTTGCGAAGAAGTTATAGATGCTCTTAAGAAAATATCAACACAACAAACACAACAAAAAGAAGAAAAAGAGATTGAAGATAAGAAGGAAAAGGTTGAAAAAACTGATAAGGTTGAGAAAAAAGTAAGTAAGGAAAAAGAGGATACTTACTTGAACAAATTGAAACAGGAGTTGTCTGCAGTAAATTGTAAGGAAAAAGGAGGTGAATGGACTCTAGCAAGATTTAAGGAATTAGCGAAAGAATTGAAAACAAAATATAAACTAGAATTTACTTTATCATCCAGTGCTAAGAAAGAAGTATATTGTGAAACATTAAGAAATGCGATAGATAAAGCAATAACTGTAGATAAAGTAGAGAGAAAAGCAAGTGAAGAAAAAGTAGAGAGAAAAGCAAGTGAAGAAAAGGTAGAAAGAAAAGTAAGTGAAAGCGAGGAAAAGATTGATGAAAAAGAATATACTTATTTTACAGAATTGAATAAGGAATTAAAGGGAGTAAACTGCAAAGATAGAGGAGGAAAATGGACACTTGCAAAATTTAAGGAATTAGCTAAAGAATTGAGGACAAAATACAAACTAGATTTTACTTTATCATCAAATGCTAAGAAAGAAGACTATTGTGAAACAATAAAAAATGCTATTGAAAAAGTAGTAAAGAAGATGAAAAAATCTGTAGAAAGAAAAGTGAGCGAAAGCGATGAAAAAGTAGAAAGAAAAGTGAGCGATGAGGAAAAAGTAGAAAGAAAAGTAAGTGAGGAAGAAAAAGTAGAAAGCGATGGAAAAATGTCAAAACAACTACTTTTTGATCTTAAAAAAATAAAAGCACGTTTTGAGAATATGAAAAAATTTACAAGAATTGAATTAGATTTTGAAGTTGATAGAGAAGGAGAAATAAATAAAGTTAATACCTTAATTAAAGAAGTTGAGAAATTAGATTTTGCTGATTCTATAGAATATATAAAAAAATATGATAAATTCGTAAGTGATAAAATTATAGGATATTTATACAGAATTATCTTGAAAATAGGTAGAAAAGATGCCCTTAAAAATCTTAGATATTTTACTTATAAATATTTGTACTTCTTCGAAAATGATAATGTAAGAGAACTTTACGAAGAAGATACAGAAGAATTTTTAACACATTTCTTTGAAACTTTGAAAAATTCAAGTGAGATGTTCGATATAAAAAATATAATATATAAATCGTATTGTGAAGGAGAAGAAAATAAAAATCTTCAGGAAAACGAACAAATAGTATTAGATATTGTATACTCTTTATCAAAAAAAACAGAGGAAAAAGAATATTATGAATCTATACAGGAGTCTTTTAATGATTCGAAAGTTGAGGTTCTAGAAGGTAATAAAAGATGTAAAGAAGGAGAATTATTTTATAAACTCCACAAATTAATACTTAATGATTATGCACTATTCAGAATAAACTTATTTGACTTTCAACTAAGAAAAAATAAAACAAAAATAAACATTAACACAGAAATAACAAATGATAATGATACTTATGAACTAATAGGAGTAATTAATCATATTGGTGATGATATTAAAACAGGACACTATGTTGCTTATATTAAAAAAGAACAAAAATGGTATGAATGCGATGATGAAGATGTGGATGAACTTGAAGATTATGAAAAGATAAATGGTATAAAAGATTCCAATCCTTATGTTTTATTGTATAAAAACAAAAACAAAACACAAAATGTTCCTGATGAACCTTTCGGATTGGAAAATGTAACAGGAACAGCATGTTATATGAATTCTGCATTACAGTTATTATTTAACACTGATTTTTATAACTTCATTTTAAATAAAGGTAGAGATTCTGAAATTATTCAAAAAGACATTGAAGAATATAAACTCAGAAAAGAAGAAAGAAGATTCGCAAAAGAACAAGAGGAAGAAGAAATGAGAGCATTAGAAGAAGAAGAGAAAAGAATGCAAGAAGAAGAGGAAATGAGAGAATTGGAGGAAGAGGAGAAAAGAATGAAAGAGAAAGAAGAAATGAGAGCATTGGATGAAGAGGAAAGAAAAATAGAAAAAGAACAAGAGAAACAAAAGGAAGAAGAGGAGAGAAAGAAAGAACAACCAAAGTATGTAAAAGTTCCAAGAAAAGTAGATGTATCAAAAGAAGTAGACTATCTTAAGAAAGTAATTAGTAATATCAAAAGATTGAAGGAAGTTTCTAATATTGAAGAAGCAGTAAATAAGATTGATGAAAAGATCTTGAGTTGTATTGGTCTTGCTGTATAAAGAATTATTATAATTTATAAAATTATAATAATCTAAGTAATTACAGGGTCTGAAAAGTTATCATCAAATCTCTGATGATGGAATTCCCATGCGGATGGATGTCCAAATTTCCAGTTAGGTGGAATACTGTTAGGATTTGCTTTATACCAGAAAATACAGTCTTCAATTTTATTGGACTGAACTCTATTGTTTATCACAAGAGCAGTATAGTCCTCTGTAATTTGATCCATAATATCGCAAAAATCTTGAAAATTGTCAACACACCCAGCATAGTTTTCGTGTAAAGATCTTCTATTTTTCAAATTGGTTTCTCTCAAGATAAAAGTATAATCAATATTTGTGCGAATATTGGGTTTAATATCAAGACAATATTGAAGAGATAAAATATGAATCATATTCCAGTGTCTTCCATTTTTATAATATGATTGAAAAAGAGGTCTAGATAAAATTTTAGGGTCATCTGTACAGTCATCTATAATTTGAATAGCCCAAGGATTAGGAAGATGTTGTTTTGCTATTTTCTGTCTCTTTACAAATTGTTCAACTGCTTTTTCATCTAATTTATTGTATACACAAATTGAAGGAAATTTTTCACTATAAAAATGATTACTGTCTTCAGTTCCTGAAAATACTTGAGCAACTGGAATCATGTGTGCTTTTGAAGCAATAATATCTTGAATAATAGTTGATTTGCCAGTATTATATACTACATCAAAAGAACCTAACAAAAACCTATGATTTTTATCTACACTGAAACCATAATATTGTTCTTCTTCAAGAGGTTGGATAGTAAATCTGAATTGATTGAAACTTTTTGTAAGAAAAATGTATACTACATAAATATTATTTATTTTTTTGGATGTTGATAGATAACCTAGAGAACGTGCTAAAAAAACAATATCATCAATAATTCTTTTATGATGACTCAGAATATGATACTTATTTTTCATTTTTGTTCCATAAGTTTTCAGTAATGACTTTAAGAATAAATCTCTTTTTTCATAACTATTAATTTTATAAGATTCAGGTATATGATTATATTGAAAAACTTCAGAACCAAAAGTAGTTTCATCAATAATATTTTGTTTATCTTCCCAACAATAAATACCAGAAGATTTGAATAATTTGTGAGATTTTTTCCATTGATTAGACATTTTGAAATAGTCTCTAACAGAAATTCTGACAATAGTTCCTTTAGGTGAAAATCTACCTACAGAATATAATGCTAAATCATGTCTTTCATTTACAGTATAAGGTTCTCCATATTTTGGAATAATTTTGTACATTCTTTCAACATCACTATATAAGCATTTTACTGTTCGTGAAGTGTTATCATCTCCCATCAATAAGTCACCTACAATCACATCTTCTACATTTTTCATACTTCCATCATACATAAGAACCTTAGTTCCTTTAGCAAAACAACCTGGTTTTCCGATAACAACTAATTTAACGCCATTTTTATCTTTTTCAGAAAGAGGAGGCATACTATTTAGGTCAAATTCTTTGATGTGAACAGTTTTGCTCGTTTTTAAGTCTTCTTCAAAAAGTTCCAAGTCTTCTTCATTTTGATCATATTCAATCCCATACATTTTATTATTATATATTCTTATTTTTAATATATAATAAAATTTGATTTTATGCATATTTTACACACAAACCATTAACATCTCTTTCAAGACAATCGCCGATCGCATACTTAGTAGCAACATTCAATTGAACAGGAACACGAGATTGAGTAGCGATAGAATTATTAGGTCTAGCAATACCCTTCAACATTCTGTAATCACCAGCAAAAGTAGAAGGAGGAGTAGAGGGAGAAGCAGGAGCATTCATAGTTTCCATAGCTCTCAAGAGGGCAGTCTTAGGGTCAGTTCCATAAGAGTAATATTCACCAATGGTAGTGTATTCATTTTGAGCCATGCATTGAGAAGGACAACCAGCATCTCTGTATTGAGCAGATACATCAAAGTTATAAGAACTTGTAGCCATTTATTAATTATAAAGAAAAAAAAATATTATTTTTATTGACGGGTTTTAAGACAATTACCATAAGAATCACGTTGAGCACACTCTTCGAAACGAGTAGCAATATGACCAAGCATAATAGGTTTTCTATCCATTTCGTACATAGTAGGAGGTTTAACACCTACACGATAATCTTCAGAAAAAGTGGAAGGAACAGCAGGAGCGACAGGAGCAGGAGTTTCCATAGCTCTCAAGAGGGCAGTCTTAGGATCAGTACCATAAGAGTAATATTCACCAACAGTAGTGTATTCGTTTTGAGACATGCATTGAGAAGGGCATCCAGCGTCTCTGTATAAAGGATTAACATCAAAGTTATAAGAACTAGTAGCCATTTTATATTAAAAAAGAAAAAAAAAATAAATAAATTTTATAAATAAATGTCAGATGACATTAATGATGAACAAATAAGTTCAGTTCTGGATAAGATATCAAAACAGATTAGACAGCAATCTGACGTTGAAATAAAAATTAGCGAAGATGATCATCACTCTGAAAATCAAAACACTGAACCATCTCCTTTAACTTATATGAAAGATGAAGCGGATGTTCAATGGAATGAAAGTATAGAAATTGAAATAAAAAAATTTGCAGAAATATGTAAGATAGAATCTGAAAATACAAAATGGAAAGCAAAGAAACATTATTATACAGGAAGAGCAATACAAATTTTCCTAATAATATTAGGTTCATTGTCAGTGTATAGTTCAGCATCATCTATAGATACTGATACTAAAAATGCTATTAATATATTTACTGGGTTTTCAACAACTGTTATGTCATCAGTTTATACGATATTTGGGTTTACTAAGAAAGCAACATTAGAATTCGAGGCAAGTCTTGGATTAGATAATATTTCAAAGATGTTGTCTTATGAATTACTAAAACCAACTCATCAACGTAAATCGCCTTTTGATATTATATATTTTTCTAATATGTCAAGAGATAAAATAGTAAAGAAACTTGGGATGTAAAACTAGTTTTTTCTCCACTTGAATTTGCATGTTTTTTCCATACAAGAAATAAAAATTGTTGGAGGTTCATCTGATCTTCTTAGTTGAACTGAATAATGATTTGTTTTCTTAGAACCGCATTTAGGACATTGAAAAATTCCTTCTACAATTTCTATAGGAGTTTTAATTTTTAAAATTTCTTTTAATAATGCGTCTCTCTCACTTTCAAAAAATGAGTTATTAAAATGTGTCTTATTGTTTATAATATCAAGAGCAATTTCTTTACATGATTTTTCTTGAATAAATCCAATCACAAATTTTGATAAATAAATGTAGTGTTCAGTATCAAATGAATACTTGAATATAATATTTTCAAGTTTGTTTGCCTTTTTAGAAGACACAAATTGTTCGAAAGTTTGGACTATTTCGTTTCTAGGATAATCCATTTTCTAAATATATAAATGATTTTTTAAACTTGGCATATATTTCAATTATTTAAAATGAGGAAACTTACAGATTCTGAATTAGAAGATATTTGCAGTATTCTTGAACTTGAACAAACTGTTCCATTTGATGTTGCTGTATCTATACACGAAAATTTAGTTAATGATTTGAGAAATCAATTACAAAATATTGTTATTTATCCAGATAATATTCCTCTTTTAAAAGAGAAAATACAAAAAAATTATGTTTCATCTAGAGTTCAACCTGGAGAGATGGTGGGATGTATTGCCGCTTCATCTATAGGTGAACAAAATACTCAAGCATCTTTGAATTCATTTCATAGTGCAGGTATTATGAAAGCAAATTTAACTGATGGTATAAGTAGATTAGATGAATTGATAAGTGCTAACAAGAACATGAAAACTCCATCTTGTACTTTTTATTTTAAAAATATAGATAATACTGATCTTTATCAAGTAAAACGTTTATGTAATATGCATGTAATTTATCATGATATTTTGGCGTGTGTTGAGAAATATATGATACATTATAAATACAATTTTACAGAGTACGAACAAAAATATGTAAATTTTTTTACCAAGTTCTACAAAAGAGTTAAATTAACGGAATGGAGTGTTCGCTTCTATTTTCAAAAAACAAAATTATATAATATAAATAAGACTATAGAAGATATTTGCAAACTTATAGAGTTAAAATTCCCTGATTTGATGTGTATATTTTACCCTGAAAATAAAATGTACATAGATGTGTTTGTTGTAGATAATATATTAGACCCTTCAGAAATAATTAAAAAAGGTGTATCTTATAATATAGAATATGAAGAGAAAAAGGATAAGAGAAAAGATAAAAAAGAAAAAGAAATAAAAGATTGCGGTGAATATGACCCTGAAGATGATACTGAAATTGATGAAGAGAATATTGAGGAAGATGAAGGAGATATAGAATTTTTATCAGTTGAAGACAATAGTAAAACTCTCGTAGATGATAATAATAAAATGTATTTTTACCTTCAAGATGTAGTTATTCCATCTATTCTTATTTTGCCCTTAACAGGTATTAAAAATATTAAAGAATGTTATTACAATGAAGACAGTAAAGGAAAATGGTTTGTTCAAACTAAAGGTAGTAATTTGCTAGATTTACTAACAACAGAAATAATAGATTTTAGAAATGTTACTAGTAATAATATGAATGAGGTATATCAAATATTAGGTATTGAAGCAACTAAACAATTTATTACTGATGAATTTTATAAAATTATCAATGTATCTAAAAGACATCTTCAAATTCTCGTTAGTGCAATGACTTTTTTTGGAACTATATCTCCTGTTTCAAGATATGGTATGAATCCTATGGCAGGTATTCTTACCAAAATATCTTTTGAACAACCATTTGACAATCTCATAAGTTCTGCTTGTCTTGGAGTAAAAGACCATATTTCGGGAGTCTCATCGTCTATTACTATAGGTAAATTAGCAAGATTTGGAACTGGTATGATTGATGTAATAGAAGATAAAAGTAAAATTCCAGTTAATCATAATTTTGATAAAGAAATTGATTTTGAGAAATATCTAGCAAAACCTAAGATTGAACCTAAAATAATTCATAAAAGAAGTAAATATATAGTGAGAAAACCTACTATAAACAACATAGTATGTGAAAAAGATAAATCAATGTCAGTTCTTGAAATCAAGAGCAGTATAATCAAGAAATCAATTCATAATAAAATAGAGATGTACGATGAGGAGATTCTTTAATGAATAATTTATATTATAATTATTCATTAATTTAGAGATATTCATAAGGAAGTTTTTCAGTGTTACCATATTGATTGAGTTTAGCATCAAGTTTTTGTTCTTCAGTAAGAGTACGTTCATACAAACTGTCTTGAATTTGAGTAGCTTGTTGAATATCAATGTAGTTCTCAAAGTAACCCTTAACAATATCGTTTTGAGAGGCAGGAGAAATATCGAACCAACCTCTTTGTTGTTGAGGAATCATTAAATCACCGCGAATATAATCTACATCAGCACCATATCTTCTCTTGAGAGGGGCAAAAATAGTTCTATCATAAATAAAGTTATTAGGATCAGTAGGGTCTACAGTCATAACAGCACCTTTCATATCAGGAACAGGCATGACATCAGTAGTCTCTTGATAAACAGGAGTTCCGCTACCAATCTTGTTTTGAATATCCAAAACTTGGTCTGTAGTCAAAGTAGAGTTAGCATCACCTCCCATTTCTTCAAAGTTAGTGGGAATACCGTTCATTTGATGCATACCATTCATTTGTGCCATTTGAGAAGGAATAGGGGTAGAAGGAGCCATTTGAGAAACAGGAGTTATAGGAGATGCTTGATAAGCTACAGGAGGAGGATTCATGTAAATACTTCCAGGAGTTACAGCATCAAATCTGGGAGATAAATCTGCCTTAAATTCGGGTTGAGCAAACAAGGCATTATTAGCATCATTAGTAGCAAGGGGTTTATTATTATAAGCACCCATTTGAGAAGTAAGTTGGAAGTTTTCTTTAGGGTAAGAATTGTATACAATATAAGCTACAAAAACTACCAAAACAGCGATTAAGAGTTTTCTATCTAATGACATCTCAGACATTTTTAATATAAAAGGAAAAAAAAAATTTTATTTACATTATTAAAATGAACGAAAACATAATATTTTTGATTTTGTTGGTCATCATTCTTTTCTCTATTTTTTCTATAAATAAAGTAAATATATATAGAGATCCTATGGTATTTAAACTAAAAAATGATCTTCAGAAAGTTGACTCTAGAGTCCAATATATAAATTTTTATGCTTCAGATGACTCCTTTACTGAAGATAAAAAACGCATTTATCTTTGTCTAAAAGATAAAGACGGTAATTACTACAAATATAATGACCTTATTTACGTATCTTTACATGAACTAGCACACGCTTTTTCAAATACTGTAGATTATGATCATACATCGCCAGAATTTATAAACAATTTCAATTATCTTATTAATAGAGCAGTGGAAGTTGGAATTTATGATCCTTCTCAAACTTTTACTGATAATTATTGTAAACATTAACAAGCATTACATTGTTGAGACCAAGCAATAAAGTATACAATAACATAAAATATACCAAAAAATCCAGCGAAAAATGCTCTCAAAACCTTCTCAAATGCATTCATATTAGGATAACATTTACTGTTACAAGTCCAACTAAGGTATATAGCACCAATAAACATCATTAATCCAAAGAGTCCTGATATATTTTGTTTCATAGTAGAACCAGTAATAGGATCTCTTTGAAGAACCATTTTAGAGGCAGAACCGGTCATAGGATCCCTTTGAAGAACATGTCTGTTTACCATTTGTTTAGTTTTTTCAGCAACTTTTAAAGCAGGAACAACATTCGAAATTGTAGAATACATTTATATATTATAAGGAAAAAAATAAATTTTATAAATATAAAATTTATTCAAAATACATAAAAGGATTACTAATTATCTTATCTATATAATCTCTATTCAATTTTCGCTTACTTTCTATACATAATCCTTCTTCATTTATATATACCTTCTCATCTTTAGACAAATAAAATGTGTAATAATCTTCGTCTTCCATTATAATACAATTCTCAAATTCTGTAATTTTATTATCAACTGCATTTATACTTCCATTAAACACTAAACTTTTAGTTTTTTTATTTATGAGTTTGTGTATAACTTTGAATAGCAAATTTGATTCATCATAAAACATAAAATAGTAATGCATTTTTATATTTGAAAATATTGTTTAATATTTAATCATTTAATTAACTGATTTATTACTGTTTTAAAACTTTATCTCATATTATTAAAATGCATTGCTGCAAATGTAAAGAAAAAGTATCGAAGGGAAGTGTTTACTTAACCGACGATCTAAAAACTTACTGTATTGATTGTGCTCAAAATTTTTGCTGGTCTTGTAATAATAATGGAAAAAGCGTGTATGGAAAACATACATTCAATAAATATCGTTTATGTGATTCTTGTTATTCCCATACTAAATCTTTTATCTTAAAAAATAAGTGCGATTTAATTTACAGCATATTTCACTTTGTTTAAAGATATATTAATATATATAAATGTCAGGAGAAATTTTATATTTGATTGAAAAATTTAATGAGAACTATGAATTTAATTATCAAAAATACATGACACGCTTTGAAGAGTTGTACTATGAAATACAAAATAATTTTGTTTATTTCCTTTCTCAAGGTCAAATTAAAGATTCAGAAATACAGAAAGTAGCAACTGAAATTTATAAACTAAACAAACTTCAGTTTCCAAGAAAGATTTATGATTGAAATTCATTATATTTATTTATAATGAATTTATTTAATTTTTATAGTTTAGCACTTGCAACGAGATTCAAGTTCGGAAACTCTCTTCATCAAGTTTTGACATACAACAATCAATTCAAATAATTGACTGGACATATCAACATTCTTGAAGTTTTCCAATACTTGACCGTCAAGTTCAAGATCACCCTTGCTTACAACGCAATCAGGATGGGTTTGTTGCAATTCATCAGCGATTACACCGATAGTCTTTTGAGCAGTAAGACCAAACTTCTCCATGTATGATTGTTTGTAGTTAAAGTTCTTGACCTTGATATCTTGGATTCTCTTCAAGCATTCAGCTTCGTCAACAGATGCAATATTTTCCTTTACTCTGCTATCGGAAGTAATAGTCCAGAATTGAGAACCAGCAGGCTTATAAGTGTTAACAGCAGTCAAATGCACGAAGTAACCAGTATCACCAGTAAAGTAGGCAGCAGCCAAACTGGAAGTGTTCAAAGAAGCAAGAGAAGCATTAGTACCAGTCAAGTAAGCAATAACAGCATTAGTACCAGTCAAGTTGGTAATTACAGCATTAGTATTGGTCAAGTTAGAAACACTAGCATTAGTTACTGCAAGAGCACCACCAGTGAAACTATTGACAGTCAAGTTATTAAAGTGAGCGACATCACCAGTAGTATAGTTAGAACTCAAAGCAACCTTTACAGTAGCATAAGCACCAGTAAAGTTATCGAAAGTGATATCAGTGAAGTGAGCACGAGCACCAGTCAAGTTGTTGATGGATGCAGAACCAGTAATGTTAAGGTTAGTACCAGTGATATTCTTGACAACCAAAGTCTCACCAAGATCCAAGTTTTGAGCAGACAAGTTAGTGAAACTACCGTTTACACCAGTCAAGTAAGAAATATAAGCATTAGAACCAGTCAAAGAAGCGATAGTAGAGTTTTGGAAGGCAGTGTGAGTACCAGTCAAATAAGAGATAGAAGCATTAGAAGAAGTCAATTGAGTGTTATTCAAGTTGGTCAAAGAAGCATTGGTATAAGCCAAATCAGTACCAGTCAAAGAAGCAACTACACCGTTAGTACCAGTCAAAGAAACAATAGATACATTGGTAAGAGTGTTGTTAGCAGATGTCAAGTTGGTAATAGCAGCATTAGTACCAGTGAATTGAGTAGAACTCAAGTTAGTCAAAGAAGAGTTAAGATAAGACAAATCAGAACCACTCAAAGTTTGAAGAGCAGCATTAGAACCAGTCAAAGAAGAAATAGTAGAGTTTTGGAATGCAGTATGAGTACCAGTCAAGTAAGAGATGGAAGCGTTAGAAGAAGTCAATTGAGTGTTATTCAAGTTGGTCAAAGAAGCATTGGTATAAGCAACATCAGTACCGGTCAAAGAGGTAATAACACCGTTAGCGCCAGTAAAGTTAACACTGCTCAAGTTAGTCAAAGAAGAGTTGGTATAAGACAAATCAGAACCACTCAAAGTTTGAAGAGCAGCATTAGTGCCAGTCAAAGAAGAAATGGTAGAGTTTTGGAAAGCAGTATGAGTACCAGTCAAGTAAGAGATGGAAGCGTTAGCAGTGGTCAATTGAGTGTTGGAAATATTAGTCAAAGAAGCATTGGTATAAGCAACGTTAGTACCAGTCAAAGAAGCCAAAACAGCGTTAGAACCAGTCAAAGAGATGATGGTAGAGTTTTGGAAGGCAGTATGAGTACCAGTCAAGTAAGAGATGGAAGCATTAGCAGAAGACAATTGTGTGTTTACAACACTAGTCAAAGAAGCATTAGCATAAGCCAAATCAGTACCAGTCAAGGATACAATTTGACCATTAGCAGAAGACAAGTTGGTGTTGGTAATGTTAGACAAAGAAGCGTTGGTATAAGCAACATCAGTACCAGTCAAAGAAGCAATAACAGCATTAGAACCAGTCAAAGAAACAATGGTAGAGTTTTGGAAGGCAGTATGAGTACCAGTTAAATAAGAGATAGAAGCGTTAGCAGATGTCAATTGAGTGTTGTTCAAGTTGGTCAAAGAAGCATTTACATAAGCAACATCAGTACCAGTCAAAGAAGCAATAACAGCATTGGTACCAGTCAAAGAGACAATAGAAGCATTGGTAAGAGTGTTGTTAGCGGAAGTCAAGTTGGTAATATTAGAAGTAGTAGAATTCAAAGTAGCAATAGTACCATTAGAATAAGCCAAATCAGTACCAGTCAAGGAAGTAATAAGACCATTAGTAGAAGACAAGTTAGTGTTGGTGATGTTTACCAAAGAAGCATTATTGTAAGCAACATTATTACCAGTCAAAGAGGCAATAACAGCGTTAGAACCAGTCAAAGATACAATGGTAGAGTTTTGGAAGGCAGTATGAGTACCAGTCAAATAAGAGATGGAAGCGTTAGCAGTGGTCAATTGAGTGTTAGAAATGTTAGTCAAAGAAGCGTTAGTATAAGCGACATCAGTACCAGTCAAAGAAGTGATAAGACCATTAGCAGAAGACAAGTTGGTGTTGGTAATATTAGTCAAAGAAGCGTTAGTATAAGCAACATCAGAACCAGTCAAAGAAGCAATTACAGCATTAGAACCAGTCAAAGATACGATAGTAGAGTTTTGGAAGGCAGTATGAGTACCAGTCAAAGAAGTAATTTGACCATTTACAGTAGACAAGTTAGTGTTAGTGATACTTCCCAAAGTAGCATTAGTATAAGCAACATTAGAACCAGTCAAAGAAGCGATAACAGCATTAGAACCAGTCAAAGAGATGATGGTAGAGTTTTGGAAGGCAGTGTGAGTACCAGTCAAGTAAGAAACAGAAGCGTTAGCAGAAGTCAATTGAGTGTTGGAAATGTTAGTCAACCAAGCATTAGTATAAGATACATCAGAACCAGTCAAAGAAGCAATGACAGCATTAGCACCAGTAAAGTTAACACTGCTCAAGTTAGTCAAAGAAGAGTTTACATAAGCCAAATCAGAACCAGTCAAAGAGGCAATGACAGCATTAGTACCAGTCAAAGACACTACAGAAGCATTAGTAAGATTGTTATGAGTAGAAGTCAAACTGTTAATATTAGTGGTAGTAGAGTTCAAAGTAGCAATAGTACCGTTAGTATAAGCAAGATCAGTACCAGTCAAAGAGGCAATAACAGCGTTAGTACCAGTCAAAGAAACAACAGAAGCATTAGTAAGAGTGTTGTTAACAGAAGTCAAGTTAGTAATGTTAGAAGTAGTAGAATTCAAAGTAGCAATAGTACCATTAGCATAAGCCAAATCAGTACCAGTCAAAGAGGCAATAACAGCGTTAGAACCAGTCAAAGAAATAATGGTAGAGTTTTGGAAAGCAGTATGGGTACCAGTCAAATAAGAGATGGAAGCGTTAGCAGAAGACAATTGAGTGTTATTCAAGTTAGTCAAGGAAGCGTTAACATAAGCAATATTAGAACCAGTCAAAGAGGCAATGACAGCATTAGAACCAGTCAAGGAGATGATGGTAGAGTTTTGGAAGGCAGTATGAGTACCAGTCAAATAAGAGATGGAAGCGTTAGAAGAAGACAATTGAGTGTTAGTCAAGTTAGTCAAAGAAGCATTAACATAAGCGACATCAGTACCAGTCAAAGAAGCAATGACAGCGTTAGAACCAGTCAAAGATACAATAGTAGAGTTTTGGAAAGAAGTATGAGTACCAGTAAGAGAAGTAATAGTAGAGTTAGTAGAAGACAAGTTAGTCATGGAACCATTTACATAGTTAATATCAGTACCAGTCAAAGAAGCAATTACACCATTAGTACCAGTCAAAGAAACAACAGAAGCATTAGTAAGAGTGTTGTTAGCAGATACAAAGTTGGTAGCAGCAACGTTAGTACCAGTCAAAGAAGCAATGACAGCATTAGTACCAGTGAGATTTACTACAGAAGAATTAGTAAGAGAAGAATTAGTTGCACTTAAAGTGGCAATGGCAACATTAGTACCAGTCAAGTTAGTGATTACAGCATTAGTAGCAGAAAGATCTTGGAAATTAAGATTAAGAGCAGTCAAGTTGTTAAAGAAAGCACTATTACCAGTAGTATTGTTAATACTAGCAGTTCCAGAAATGGCAATATCAGCACCAGTAATACCAGAAGCGGTAATACCAGCAACAAAATTCTTGGAAGCATAAATAGTTTGAGTACCATAGTTAAGCAATACTTCAGAAACTTGACCAACAACAGGAGTCAAAGTTACTTCATTGTTGTTACCAACTTCGAATTTAAGACCGCTACCTACTTGTTCCATTCTTGCAATTTCAGAATTAACACCATAGTAAGAACCAGTGTGGAAAGAGAGGGTAGTACCACTCAATTTAGCAAAATGACCAGAGTTAGCTTGAAGAATAAAAGCAGAAGGGTCGACTTCATTTTCAATTTGAAGGACACGGTTATTACCAGTTTGACCATCCCAGATGTACAAACCAGCACCAGAAACTTCATTGCTAGTACCGCTTTGATTGAGCAAAATAGTTCTATCACGGACTTGCAAGTTTTCAGTATCTACATAAGTCAAAGTACCTCTAATATACACATTAGAATCGGTTGTATCACCCAAATAAATTTCATTACCATGAACATATACACTGTTTACAGCGGGATCATTTTCATCACCAATATCAATACGGTCAGCACCAGAACCAATCAAAAAACTAGAACCAGTAGGAACATAAAGAGCAACTTGTTGTGAACCAGCAGCACCAGTGCTAGTACCACCCAATACAAGGTTATCAGAAGCGATACAAGTGAGAATTTCATCACCACCCAAAACGAGTTTCTTTTCTACATTAGAAGAGTCAATGCTGATATAAGTGTCTACACCAGTAGCACCACGACCAGAAACAGCACCAGCATAAGAACTCAAGTTATAGGCTCCAGCCTTATTGGTAGGAAAGAAAACGTTATTATAGTCTCCATTATTATGGAAAACTACGGACTTCAATTCAGACACATAATCTGTGAAAGCAGGATAGGACATTTATTATATGAAAAGATTATTTTTAAGTTTTTTAAATTTTAATTATTTAAATTTTTAAATTAAATAATTAAGTTAATTTTCTATTCTTCTTATAGAAAAAGAAGCAGATAATTGTAAATAAGGATTAGGTTCATTTGGACTTAGATAATCAGGAGTTTGAAATTGTATTGGTTCGCCATTTGGAAGAGTGACTGTGAATCTTATAGCTTGTTCAGGTTGAAATTTAATTACTTGAACACATTTTGAATCTCTTAAAGTAAAAAATTTTTCTCTAGAAAGAGTGAGTGTCATGGGTATCTTAAAAGTTGCAAATTCTGTATTAGGATTATTAGAGTATAAAATGTGATTAGAACTATTTTTATTTTCATTATATAGTTTAACATAAAAATAAGGATAACTGTCAAGATTTCCTCTATTACCATTTAAAACAAGAGTGTTAGGGATGGTTAAGTATAATAATTCTATTGCATAACAAACAGGTTGAGTCATAACATAAGTTCCCGAATAAAAAAGAGTCGTGTAATTATCATAATTAAATGGAAGTATTTCATAAATATCACCAGCAATAGGTGCTACTGCTAAAGGAATTTGAAGAGTAGCAACTTTAGTACTTCCATTATAAGATTTAATTATTCTGTAATCGGTTGAACCAACACCACCTATAGTTATAAAACGTATAATATAACCAGCATAGTTTGTAGTTGGCGAAGCAAGTACTCCTAAATTTATTGTTAAGATAGTACTTCCAGCAACGAGAGCATCACGAACATCAGGTAATTGTTTTCTGATTGAAACTAAACTACCAAGAAGAACATTAGTATTTGTTGCTAATGTTGCTGTGCGAGTTGAACCTACATAGGAGGTAATAAGATGCCATGATGGAGTAAGGGAAAGAGAGTTATTTTCAAAATAACTGTTGGAATAGATATTATCTATAGATAAAAATGTCGCGTCAAGAACAAAAGTATTAGTTAGAACACCGTTAGGAGTTGCGGTTTTATTTATTTCATAAGGGAATTCAATGAATACAGGATCACTTGCTGTGAAAACAGAATGGGCTTTTGCCTGAAAGTTAACAGGTATAACAAAGTCAGATTGAAGAGGATACAAATTTCTATCTCTGTAAGTTGAATCAATATCAATGTATTTATTAATATTGCTACTTGACATTTATAATGTATAATTTAAAATTTAAAATATTTTTATAATATAAATGTTCAGAATTTCAAATTTTAAATATACGAAAGAAAAAATACACATATTTCTGGACTTAGATAATACTATAATAAATGCATTAGCACCATATGAATTAGAAAATGCACACAAAGAGGGATTTGAACCGGAAAAATATTTCAAATATCATGATTTTACTATAGATGGACAATTATTTTATCGTATTTTTGAAAGACCTCATTTGCAAATATTTTTAGACTTTATTTTTGAATTGTTTGATGTATCAGTTTTTACTGCAGCAAATAATGATTATGCTTCATTTATAGTTAAAAATATTATTCAAGGTGAAAAGAACAGGAAAATAAACTATTTTTTTTATTCACTTCATTCTGAAATTACAGTTAAATATTTATCTGGACTTAAAGATCTAAACTTAGTATGGAATGTATACAATTTACCAGAAATATCTATAAACAATACTATTATATTAGACGATAATAGTGATGTTTTAAAATGCAATAAATACAATAGTATTAAAGCACCAAGTTTTCATATTATTAATGATGAAACAGGAGAATTAAATCCTGATAGCATCAATGACGTATTTTTACTAAAATCAGCACCAAGCATACTGCATAAGATAAATAAGCATTTCCAAAAGTATAAAAAGATAAGTTAATTAAATGAAATTGAGATTTAAAGAACTGCTTTAAATATATATATAATCAAAATGTCTGAAATTGACGTGTCAACTAAAACCATTATTGCAATTAGTAATTTAAAAATAAATCTAGAAAAGTTTTACGAATACATCCCAATTACACCCTTTAAACCCATTGAAAAAAAGAGAGGAAGAAAAAAGAAAATTGCAGTTGAACAAACAGTAGACCTTGTTCCTGAAGGTTCAATTATAAATGTTCAGAGGAAGAATAATTTTAGAGGAGTTTTACTTAAAAAGAAGAAAAATACAAACACTTATTTCCTTCATTCTGTCACAATGGTTTTATCAATTGAGAAAAATAAATTTATCAATATAAAGGTAAGTGCAAATGGTAAATTTCAAATTACAGGTTGTAAAAATGACGAACAATGTATAAAAACTTTAAAAAATATATATAAACATATCAAAATCTCAGAAGTAATTACAGGACATAAAATAGTTGATTATATAAACGAACAAAATAAAATGGTTGTATTAACTAACACTGTGATGCAAAATATGGATTATAATATTGGATTCAATATTTCAAGGGATAAATTAAACACATTTATTAACAATTATACAGATTTTTGCTCAATCTACGAGGGAAGTATATCAACTGGAGTGAATATAAAAATTCCTTCAAGTAACCCTTATGAAGAATATATTAACAAATTGACTTATAGTTATGATGCAAATACGTGTGAAGAAAAAGAACAATTAGAAAATGTAGATTATGACCAATATAAATGTTTATTAGAAGACAAACAAAAAAATAAAGAACATAATAAGGAGAAGTATCACACATTTTTGGTATTTGCAAGTGGTTCAATCATTATGTCAAGTAGAGGACCACTTATGAAAATGGTTTTTAACAATCTCATAAATATGTTACGAGAATATAAAGAACATTTTGAAGAAAAAATTGTACATTGATTTTATATTTTATAAATATAAAATCTATTTTTTAGAGGTGCTATACCAGCACTTAATAAATTCATCATAATATTTTTTACAGTTCGGTTCCTTATTAGTTTTTATACATTTTAAAAACTTTTCTTTTAGTTCTATACACAATTCTTGTTCTTTCATTTTATATTAGTAAAGAAATTTTAAATATTAATTATATCATTTTGTTTAAAAACCGTACTTATAATATTCATTTCATCATCTAGATATTCAAATTCCAGTTCATCATAGCCTAATCTATTGGGGGAAACTCTTGACCCATGAAAATTTTCCATGGGTCCTAAATATTTAGAAACCTCATTTGACACATTTTTACCTTTACACTTTACAGATAGAATTTTTACAGGATATTTATCTACAAGAACATAGTAGAATTTATTTTTATAATAGTATACTGGATGTTCAATTTTCATAATAGATGCTAAAAGATAATTGTATAGGAATACAAGTGTTTTAAAAGCACTTCTAAAACTTCTAAAAGAAGAAGTAGGTGATTCTAAATTATAAATTTCCTTATATAAATTATATAACATTTTCTTATTATATAATTTAATTTTTTAAGTTTGATTTTAAGTCTTGAAGTTCTTTGTAAATAAATCTCAATCTTCTAGATAAGGATATAACATCTTCATCATCACTGTTCTCAATTTTGTCTTCATTAATAGTTAAATTTTCACTCTCAGACTTAAGTCTTCGTGCTAAAACTTCTTGTATGAGTTCATCGTCACTACTTTCACTGTTTTCTTCATCCTCTTCAACCTCTTCAATTTCTTCATCTTCAATAGTAATAAATTTAGCATATACGTCCTTAACTTCATTTTTATATTTTTTAGGAACGATTATTCCATTGTTTTTCTTAATAGGATTAAAACTTTTTAGCATTTTATATAATACTTCGCTATCGTCTTCTATAAAGATATGCTTTAAGTCGTAATCGCTAATACCATTTTCTTTATCTTTTTTAATGAATGACATTTAGTTAAATACATTAAGTTTTAAATTATTATTCCTTTGACTTTGAAAAATAAAATTGATTATCTGATATATTTTTATTGGCATTCAAAACTCTAGTTATTGTTTTAACTAATTCCATGTATTTATCAAGTGCAATTTCAGCATTAAAAAACTTTTTATAATAGTCATGAATAATAAATAATTCCAAATAAAAATCAAGATTGAAAATTTTAACATTAGTAACAAGATTGTTCCAAAAATCTTTTAGACTTATATTCATAAAATCTATCTTTTCATTTGAGAAATCAATTTGTCTAGCTAAATTAAAGTATGCAAGTTGTCTTTCATGTTTAATAATATTATAATTTATCTCTGTATAATTATCTTTCTGACTTATTATCAATCTACTTTCAGCAGATATAACTGGCGCCCATACTTGTTTATATACTATACCTTTTAAATACTTGTAATATTTAGTCTTTCCTTCTTCAGGATAAGGACACTTAAATTTCAACATGCTGAAATAAGGATTCATAATTTGAATATATTGTTTTTGTGCTTCCTGATTTTTCATAGTTTCTTCCATTGCATCTACATAAACACCTTCTTTTTGTCTAAATCCTTCTGGTATAGTTCTTATATCACTTATAAAAATAACATTTTTATCTTTATATTTCTCTGCTTCTTTGTGTGTGAAAAACTGTTGATAAATATTAATATTTTTATTTCCTCTTAATACATTATCAAAATCATTAGGATCGTATAAATCAAATTTTAAGTTAGGAAACATACTGGTTAATAATATAATATGTGTTCCTGTCGCCGCACCTATGTATACAACTGTCCTTTCTTCGTCTTTATAGTTAAGTATTTTTGAAAAGAACAAAATTTCTGACATAAGAAGTTTACGTTGCCCCCAGTGATATTTTAGGTCAAAAGTGGTTTTTAATTCTTGAATATTTGGAGGATGCATTTTCAATTTTTCTTCAGATATAAAAACAGATTGTGGTGAGTTTTGGTCTGTCAAAATATTTTTCACATAGTTTAATGTAGGAAGTTTAATATCAATTTTTTGTGTATAGTAAGGGTCGTTTTGTAATAATATATGTTCATCCTTTTTAACCAATAGTGGTTTTGCAAATATTTTCCCAAGTTTAAGTGTTTGTAATAAGTTTTCGTAGTTAGACATACATAGAATATGTGCTGTAATTTTAACACATAATTTATCAGATACAAATATATTGTATCTCTTATATTGTTTGTAAACTTCTATACAAAGATTATCAAATTTGGATTTAAATTCAGGTGATTTTTTCTTTTCTTCTAATAATTCTTGATGCTCGTAAAATACCTTTTTATATTTATCATACATATTTTTTGTTAGTATAAATTCTACAGCATAATCAACTTCTAAGTCAGATAAAATATCCAATTCTAACCAATCTAAGAATGCAAGAGTAATATGAAATATAGATTGTAATGCCATCTTAGACCATTCATTATCCATATCATAATTTTCAAATTCACGTTTATTTTGAGACACATAGTTAATAAGACTTTTATAATTTTTAGAAAATGTGTCTTCACTTATATTGGATATTGAGTTTGCACAATATTGAATATATTCCACTATAGTATTAATAGCATTATTTTCAATATTAACATTATTATTTTGTATGAAATTTATAATTTTACGTTTGATTTCTATCTTATCAATAGAAGAATTTGGTTTGGAATAATTTTTACAGTTATAAATAGATGAAATTATATAATCAATCATATCTTCGTTTATCACCTTATGCACTTGTAATAAAGCACCTTCTTTTTTTGCCTCTACATTTTTTTGCGCTAATATTTGTCTTTCTATTCTAGATAGAGATGGGTCAATTTTGTAAATAGACTCTAATGTCTTGTCTGTATCAATTGGAGTAAGATATCCTGTTCTCTGTATTGATAAGTAGTTAAAAAATATCTTAATATGATTACAAACATCATCTATTTTTTTAGATATGAAATCTTCCATTTAATTTATAGAAAATAATAAAATATTTTAAATAAGTTTAAAATATTTTATATTATAATAAATGTCCAACAACATCATCTATCTCAATAGTAATGATTTTTATGTAGGAGATGGTTCAAAAGGAAAAGTATTGTGTACACACGTAAACGAACTTATTTTCGTAATGTTTCATGCTGACCTTGATAAGTGTAAATATTGTGAAGATGCCATTCCTGAATTTAAACAACTTCCAAATTTTATTTCATCCTGTAGATTTGCTCTTGTAAATCTAAATAGAAACTTGGATATTGTTAAGATGTCTAATCAAACTATAACTCCATTCTCATATGTCCCTTATTTTATTCTTTATGTTAAAGGCAGACCTTTCATTAGATATGATGGAGACCGAAATGTTAAGGATTTGGGTGAGTTTGTAATGGAGGTTATTGCAAGATTGAAAACCAACAATAATTTCACTTCTTCAGCTCCAGCAAAGAAAGTAAAACAAGAGAGCGATATTCCTCCATATTCAATTGCAATTCCTTATAGTGTAGTTTGTGATGATGAAAAAGGAGTTTGTTATCTTAAGTATGACGAAGCATATAAATCAGGTAAAAAATAAACTTAAATTATAATTAAATTTAAGTTTATACTCGATATTTATGATTTTTATAATAATTTTTAGTAATAAAATAAAACCATTTTTTTATATTATTAAAAAATGAGTTCACAAAATTAATGTTCTGTTGAGACTGGTTTGTCCTATGGAATGCTAGCATTTTTATGGATATCTAGGTTATGTTTTAAATTTATTTTTCATTTTTTTATTTATATTTTTCAATCTATATTTATATAGTATGTAAAATAAAATAAAAACTAATAAGACAACTATAACTCCAACAGTATAAAATCTATAATCTTTTCCTTCACATAATTCACAATCTAAATGTTTTACACTATAAATCCACCATTCGGGAAAATTAGAAGGAATACTTTTAGGATATATTTGTGTCATTTCAGTTGTAATTATAGTTTCCATATCTTTTTCTTCAATTTCTCCATCTAAATATTCTTCATCGTTTATATCTGCAGCACAACAACCTCCATATTTTGTATATTGACAAGAATTTTCACCTTGTGCACAAGGTGTTCCACATGGTTTATAACAACTGTTTATATGTAAAACAATAGGTATATCAAAACCTACTTCTGTATTAATACCATATTTTTTATTTGTGAAAGCAATTTTAAAATATCCTCCTTCGTTCCATTGTTCTCCCCAAGTATTTCTTGCAACCCAATAAGGTACATTAATAAGTTGAGAATTAGTCTTAATACCTAGAATAGAAGCATCAATTTGTTCTTCACCCCAACCAACTATAGTAACAGAATGATAACCAAGTAAATTATCGTTATCCATACCAGTATTGTAAAAATCTTTATTTTTAATATGGATATAGATATTATTGGTTTCTTCCCAGTTCAAACCTTCTTTACTTTGTTTATACACTAAGTCAGGGTAAACTACAAAGTTAGATATGACGGAACCTTTTTTCAAAATATTGTATTTGATAGTATCTATATCTTCTATTTTATAAACTCTAGTTAATTTGATACCTAGGTTATCTTTCATTGCTAATTTTGTTGTAATAGTTTTTAAGTCATTGCTTATCTGATGTTTTTGACAATATCCACTATATGGTGGAACAATGTTGTTAATTTTATTGTTTGTGAAATGATGGACTATAGAATTTTCCAAGGATGAATTTATATTACAAATAGGGTTAAGTTCACACCAATCATAGTTATCGCAATCCATTGTCTTAAACATAAGTCTAAGATCTTCATTTGTGGATTTACATTTTACTGGTTTTTTAGAGTTTGTTATCAACTTCATAATATTGAGCGCATCAAATGCAGAACCTCCTTCACAAGCATTATATAGATCAATATTAGATGACTTTTGCATTTTGCATAATATACCTGATATAATTGAAGTAGGAGATATAACAACTTGTCTATTATTCATTAAAGAATATCTATCAGATAAACAAGCAGCAATACTCCAAGCCCAACAAGCACCGCAAGAATGTTGTCTAAAAACTGGATATCTTAGTGTTTCATCTATTTCATAACTGGATGGAAGTTCTTTTTTTTTCTTCCAAACTAATGTTTTCATAGGTAAAATATTGTAAGGAATAGTTCTAAACATATTATTTTATAATATCATTATAAAATAAGTTTATTTATTATTTTTAATTTCTTCAAGAAGTAAAACTGTTGCTTTTGAAAGAATATCAACTCGTTTATATGCTGGTTTAGTTTCATCTATATTTGGAGATATTTCGTTTTGATTGAAAGACATGCTAATTAAATGTTTGAATTCCAAATCAATGGTTTTAGTATCAATCTTATTTTTAATTTCTCTTTCCTTCTTCATATACCAAATCAAATTCTTCATATCAATATCATTATTTTCAATTTCCAATGCTTTCAAACATGCTTCTTTCCCTTCTTTAAATCTTCCAACATAGTATGCTACTATTCCAAGAAGATGCCATCTAGTGTAGTCATATGCTCTTCTATCAATAAACAAAATTTGATTAAATGGAAATAAGAGTTTGCATGCCATATGAGCATACATATAAGAAGTAAGAAAATCAGGAGTTTCTTCTCCCTTATGATTGTGAGTTTTATAGTATTCTGCAATCTTAATAAGAGGTTCAACTCTTTGAGAGTGTGAAAAAGCCTTCATAAACCAATTGAAAGATTCTTCCCAAGGATGTTTCAAAATCATAGATAATTCTCCAAGACGATAATAAGAGTGATAAACTTCTTCTAAAAATCCTTCTTGTTTAATTCTTAGGGAATAATATTTATAAGCTTCTTGAATGTGTCCTAAACAACCGCAAGTTTGAGCCAAATAAAATAAAGTTCTTGGTTCCACTGGATTTTTAAGGTATTCTCCATACAAAAGTTCTTTGTCTCGTGTGAATCTTTTCATAGATTTATCATCATCTTTTGTTCTATCTTGAAAGAGGACTGGTCCTTCTATCTTGATCACAATATCTTTAGCGTCATTCTTATTTTTTTCTAATTCAGGACACATCATGTACTCGTGCACTACACCTTTGTATCTCCATTGTTTGTGAGATTTAACAAAACGCATATTGTAGTAAGTATCGCTATTGCTTCCATTCCACCAATTTTGTTTCAAATGGAAACCATGACAAGGACCTTTATATTCAGATACAAATTTATATAATATTTCTCCATTTTTAAGTTCATCATTACAATCTAAAAGCAAAAGATATCTAGGGTTTTTTTTATCAATAACTTCATCTGCAAAATCTAGGGATACATTTCTACTTACTTCAAAATTAACGAATGGTTCTTCTTTCAAATGAAGAGTAATATTATTAGTTTTACAGTATTCTCTAATAATAGGAATGGTATTATCAGTGCTACCAGTATCAAGAATAATAAAAGTATCAACAAAATTTTTTACACTGTCAAAAGAAACTGTAATTCTTTTTTCTTCATTTTTTACCATCATAAGAAGACATATTAAAGACTTATTCATTTTGTTTTGAATAATATATAGTATTCTTTAATTTAAAAATATGATCATAATATTAATATTATGCCTCCTAAAGTTTTCAGACTTAAGAAAGAGAAAAATGTAATTTTTGAAGAAATATACAAATGTAGTCTGATTGAAGAGAATAAGGAATGGAAACAACTTTTAAATGATATGGCAAGAAATATATGTCCAAAGGGTATATCGGTTGTGGAAAATACAACTATTAAATGCAATAACAGTAAGAAAGGAAGTATATCTTATATTTTTGCTAATAAATTACCTGAAGAAAATTTGAAAAATATTAAAGATTTGCTAAAGAATTTTGTTAATATTGATAAAAACATTTTAACTGATTTTTTCAATAAGGTTCATCAAAATACAGATGAATATATAGAGTGGAAAAAAATAAGAAAGAAGAATATAAAAGAAATTTTACTTCAAAACTATTCAATAGATTTCTCCTCTAAAAATTCACTTTGTTCTAAATATGTTTATAGATGTTTCTATAATGCTATATTCCTTGATAAGACTCATACCTCTAATGATATTGAATTTGAAAATAATAAGATAAAGAACATTTGCGACTTTGAAGTCGAAAATGGTATACTATTTAATAATAGAGAATATGTAAAAGAATCTGAAAAAAATAAAAAAAAAGAAATAGATAATGTTCTTCATAACTTATGGGAATCTTATATCCTTACCTTATATGAAAAAAACACTCAACAACAAGATTGAATTGTTCTATTCATTGCTTCTTCAAATGTTGTTTCAATATTCCATCCAAGAGAAATAAGTTTAGTATAATCTACTTTGTATCTAAAATCATTGAATAATCTATCTTCTACGTATACAAGAGTTTCTTCCTTTGGTTTTTTAATATCAAGTGCTTTATACAGATAGTTATGAATATCTAATACAGAATACTCATACTCAGACCCTATATTATAAGTTTCATTTATTAAACCTCTATCTAAAATTATATTTATTGCTCTAGACACATCATCTACATAGATAAAATTTCTTCTAGTTTGCCCTGTTCCTTGAATAGGACATTTTTCTCCATTAAGAAGTTTAGAAATGAAGCATGGAATTAGTTTTTCCTTATATTGATTAGGACCCATTACATTGTTTGATCTAGTAATTATTACGGGTAACTTATAACTATAGAAATAAGAACGAACTAAAAATTCTGCTGCTGCTTTTGTTGCAGCATAAGGATTAGTTGGATTTAAAAGACTCTTTTCTGTGCAACCATCGTGTTCAAGATCAACTTCTCCATACACTTCATCAGTAGAAATATGTATGAATCTATTAATTTTTCCGTATATACGACAGCATTCTAATAAATTATGAGTTCCAAGTATATTATCAATGGTAAACTGAATAGAATTACCAAATGAATTATCAACATGAGATTGAGCAGCAAAATGAATTACAGTATCTATGTTATAAGATTTGAGAGTTGACATCATTATATGTGTATTATTTAAATCTGACTTCACAAGTACATAATTATTTTTAGATTTAACATATTCTGAGTTTGAACAATAGTCTATCTTATCATAATTTACAATAAAATATTCAGGATGGATACTATGAAGATAATTTATAAAATTAGAACCTATAAATCCGCAACCTCCAGTTATCAAAATATTTTTTGTCATTTAAGATAGGTTATAATACTTTAAACAAATTTTTATAATAATATTTTATAAATATAAATGAATGGAATTTGTTCAATTCAAACTTCTAATCTTAAAGGTGAAATTAGGTTTCATCAATGTTGTTCAAATAGTCCTACAAAAGTTAGTATAAACATTACTGGATTTAACCCAAATCAAACTCATGCTATACACATACACGAATATGGAAACATAACTTCCTGTATGAAAGCAGGAGGTCATTTTAATCCAAAAAATAAAAAGCATGGATTTTACCTATGGGATGGTAAGAATAGACATGCGGGAGATCTTATAAATAATATAACAAGTGATAGATACGGTAATGTAAAAATTGAATTTGAAGATAACTTGATATCTTTATTTCCAAATGATTTTTGTGTTATTGGAAGATCAGTTGTTATACACGAGAAAAAAGACGATTTAGGTAGAGGAGGAAATCCAGAGAGTTTAATAACAGGAAATGCAGGTGGAAGGATGGTTTGTGCTGTAATTGGAATAGATAAACCAGAACATTTTTAAATAAGTGAATTTTCAAATTAAAATTTGAAAATTATTATTATAAAGATGAAGTTTTTATGTATTGGAGATCCTCATTTTAAGACTGATAATTACGAAGAAACAAATGACTTTATAAAGAAACTAGAAAATTTTATTAAAGAAAACTTAGTTCAAATAGACTATATAATCGTGCTTGGAGATATTCTTCATAATCATGAGAAACTTCATACATCTGCTCTTAACATTGCTACTAATTTTTTTAAAATGCTTATTTCTTATAAACCAAATAGAGTGTATTGTCTAGTTGGAAATCACGATGCTATTTCAAATACAATATTTCTAACAGATAATCACTGGTTGAATATTCTTAAAGAATGGAACACAATTACAGTTGTTGATAAACCATTAAAGTTAGAATTAGAAAATAATAATTTTGTAGTAATGTGTCCTTATGTTCCAGATGGTATGCTTCATAAAGCTTTAAACTTTATTCCAGACTGGCAAAAATCAAAAATTATATTTGCTCATCAGTTGCTAGATGGCGCTAAGATGGGTGCTGTTATTGCTGAGAATGTAGAAGAATGGAAAGATAATTATCCATTACTAATTTCAGGGCATATTCACGACAAGCAGAAAGTTAAGAAAAATTTATACTATACTGGAAGCAGTCTTCAACATGCATATGGAGAAAGTAATGATAAAACAATTTCTCTAGTTAATGTAGACACTCTTAAAATTGATGAAATTGATCTTAAAGTTATGACAAAAAGAATAGTTTATGTTGATGCAGAGAATCTTAAAAGTTTGAAACTTGATGTAAAAGAAAATGAAAATGTAAAGTTAGTAGTATCTGGAGATTATAATTTTTTTAAAGAATACAAGAACACAGAATTCATAAAGGAAAAATTTAAGGAAGTTGATAAAATAATTTTCAAGCAAAAAAATATAGAGAGAAAACAAAATAAATATGAAAGTATAAATGATTATTTACAATTAATTGAACATATGGTTAAAGAAGAAAAAGAAGAAGAATTATATTCGTTCTATCAACATATTATATATAATAAAGAAGATAAAAGCGAGATTGTAGATGTTCTTATAATTGAATAATTATAAATTATTTTTCCTCTTTACATCTTCTACATACATACATTTTTCTTCTTCTGTCAATCTTTCCCATTGATATAAGACTGAACTACATTGATTTTGTTGGTCTCTTTCAAGATTTTCAACTATGCTAGATAAATATTTAATTTCATCTTTAGTAATGCTTTTATAATCTGCTACAGTTTTTGAATAAATAAATAGAATCATTACTAAATCCTTTTTTTTATATGCTTCTTGAGCGACCAAAAAATATTTATGAAATAATTCGTTTTTGCATTTATCTGGGTGACACCTAAGAGCAATAATTTTATAATATTTATTTATAATTTTATCTTCATCGTTAACCTCATCTTTAACCTCATCTTGAGGTTTATCTTCATATTGTTCATATTGGGAATTATCTTCTTTTTTTTCTTCATTTAAACTTTCATCGAGTTCAACTATAGTTATATCCTTTGTTTCTACTTTTTCTTTAGTATCTTCTGACTTTTTAGTATCATCTGTATTTGTTTTTTCAGACTTATTTTTATTTAGTTTACTAACAATTTCCATTTTGCTTTTTTTTATTACTTTCTCAATCTTGTTTCCAACAAGAACACATTTGATAATATTCGCAAATAGAGTTTCAACATCAATTATATTTTCAATATCTTCGCTATCTCCAAAAATATCTTCAATGTTAAAGTTCATTTAGTTTAATAATATTATTATTAAACTATTTTTTTTTGTTTGTTATTATTAAATGAATAAAACTAACATTAACTTTTATATGACTTTATATAAAAATGAAGAAACATTTATACCTCTATATGGTGTAAGAACAGATATGAATGAACTTAACGATGAATGTAAATATTTTTTATTTAATAGTGCAACCATTGAAAGAGTAATAATAAATACACTAACTCAAATCTATGAAGAGCAGCAAATAATGATATCAATTGCTATTTGTGAGCAAAATGAAATAAATATAATTGGAGATTATAGTGCATATTTGTTCCCTGGAAATATATTAGATTTTCCTTTAGACCAGTGGATATCTCCAAATAAATCATTTATTGTTAAAATTAAGAATTTAGGTAATAAGAATATCAAGGTAAATGGTAGTTTAATTTTGATAAATGATGTTTAAATAAAGATTTAAATGAGAATAATATTTTATAATTAAAATGTCTTCTGTAGTTTTGAATGACGTAAATAAAAGCGTTATAAACTCGAATTTGACTTTTATTATATGTAATACTGGAACATTGAATAACAATATTTTTAAATCCGCAACTTTTCAGTATTACAATACTGGAAGTTTTTCTATAACAAATAATTTAACAGGAACTACAAATGTTAGTCAAAATGTCCTTAATACATACAAGGGTTCTCAATTTACAACAGTAGGAAATAATATATATTATTCTACAGGGAATGTAGGTATTAAAACTTCGTCACCAAGTTATGAATTGGATGTTGTAGGGTCAATTCAAACTACAAATCTATATACAACAACTGGTTCTGTTGGTCTTGGAATTAGCAGTCCTTCTTATCAACTTGATTTATCTACAGATGGTGCTAGAAAGTTAACATCCACAACATGGTTAACAGGTTCAGATGAAAGAGTTAAGGAAAATATAACTGAAGCAGATTTAGATGTGTGTTATGATATCGTTAAGAGATTGAAACTTAAAAGATTCAAATGGAAAGAAAGTGTTTATCCTGTAGTCGATGATAGAAATAATGTAGGGTTTATAGCACAAGAAGTTGAGAGTATATTCCCTAAAGCAGTAATGCAAAATTCACAAAAATTTGGTAATACTATTTATAGCGATTTTAGAAGTTTGAATGCTGATCAAATATATAAAACCATGTTTGGAGCAACACAGAAACTTATTCAAAATTTTGAAAACACAAATTTAACTGTTGAACAAGGTCAAGAACAAAATATAAACAATGGTAATTATGTTATTTTAAATAATAACAATGTATCAGTATATAATTTACCTTCTACAAAGAACGGAAAATGGTATGTTATTACAAATATAACTGAAAATTTAGTTTATATTGAAGGCAATTTTAAGCAATATCAAAATTATAAATTAGAACCAAGTAAAAGTTTATGGGTTCATTCAAACGATAATTATTGGTATGTAGTAAAAGTATAATTTATTTTGAAATAAAATAAATTATTCATTCTTTTTATCAAAGTCTAAATCAATATCAGGACCTCTCATTTTCTTTTTAGGAGGAGGTGTAGAAGTTGGAACAGATGTTGTAGAAGGCATGTTCATAACAGCATTCAAAATGCTACTACCAGTTCCTTTAAAAAGCATTTTTGTTCCAACGAAAGTTGCTGCATTTATAAACACTATACCTAAAAGACGAAGTTCAGGCATAATTTGTTTATCTTCTGGAATGTAAGATTTCTCTCCAATTTCTACTAAAATACGTTCATATTGATTCATGTTGAGTATTTGTTGTTGTGTAAAACCTTTTATTTCTTCAAATTTTAAGATAGTTGATAGTATATATTCAAGACCGAAAAAACCAATCATCAAATATTTTTTATAATTCTCCACATTAGAATCTATACGAAGGTTTTTAACAATGTGAGTGTATTCTCTTTCTAGAGTTGCCAAATCAGTATATTCATTAAATTCAGGGATGTTAATTTCTTTGTAGGACTTTTTTAATAGTCTAAATTTAAATAGGAGATCTTTCTTTTTATTATATTCATTCTCGTCATTTGAATTAGGATTAAGTTCTTTATAACTACCATTATTGTTATAATTTACCTTACCGCTAGTAATTTCAGAAAGAGATGGAGGTAGATTATTATAATTTGGAGGATTCTGTGGTTGTTGTGTCTGTGTATTTTGTGGAACAGTATTTTGAGGTATTTGTTGCGAGAATTGTTGAGGAATATTTGATTGAGGTTGTTGTTGAGGAATATTTGATTGAGGTTGGTTCGATAACTGATTTGATACACCTTTCAATATATCAAAAAATCCTGATAATTTACTATCTTTTTCTTTTTCTTTAAAATCTTCTTTTGGTTCTTGCATATAGTCATCCTTATAATCTTGTTTGTATTCATCCTTATAATCATATTGTTTGTATTCATCCTTATCATATTGTTTGTAACTTTCATCTTTGTTTTCAGTCTTTGAGTCATCATCAACTATACAATCAAATGTGTCATCTGAAATATCAGTATTCTTTTTTTCTATTAAACTCTTTAATTTGTTTTGTTTAGATATAATTTCTAGTTTGTTGTTTTTCAAGTCAAGTATTTTAATTTGTTTCTTAGGAGATTTTGAATATTTCGGACTATCAGTTTTTTTTGGTGAATATATTGATTCTTTTTCTTTAGGTAGAGGAACAGGTTTTATTTCTGGTTGATTAACAGATTTGATTTCTGGTTGAGGAACAGGTTGATTAACAGGTTGAGGAACAGGTTGAGGAACAGGTTGATTAATTGGATTATATTGATAGTTTGCTGGTGGAATATAATCTTTATTTCTCAATTCAGGTTTTACCTTTGTTTTATTTTCGAGTAATTCTAAGTATAAAATTGGCATTTTATCCTTAAATGCAATAGGTTTAAATTCCTGCTTATATCCTAAAGGAACTTTAATTACTTTAAGATATGATGATTTTACATTAGGCATTTATTTAATATATAAATTTAATCTTTAAATAACCCATTACTTGATTTTTCAAATAAATATAACCAATTGTATTGAATATATAAAATTTTGATAAAAAATAAAAGTTTAAAGATTTAATACTATTAGTGGTAGCTCCTATGGCGCAACAGGTAGCGCGCTCGGCTGTTAACCGAATGGTTCTTGGTTCAAGTCCAGGTGGGAGCGGTAATTCATTATTTCCTAATAATGAATTAAATAATTGATTTGTTATGATTATAATCTTTCATATTATAAAATGTCTTACAATTTAATTAGAAACAATGGAATGGGTAAAATTCATAGGAAATTAATTCCTAATTGTTGTCTATTTATTTCACTCGCTACTATATGGGAAAAAGTCCTACCTGATGATTTTAAATTCCATAAAAAAATTTTTGATGAAATGCTAGAGGATGATATATCAGGAGAAGAGATGGTTTATGCAATTATTAAGGTAAAATGTCCCGAAAAACTATATAATTTAGGAGAAACACAATCAGATGTATTAATAGAGCATTTTGCTAAATATTCTAAACTTAAAATTTCAGTTCATTTTAAAGATGGTGACATGAAGTGGGATTTATTTGAAGGAACTGATAATCCGGATGGTATCATTATTCAATATAATAATCATTTTGATTGCGCAATTTAAAATAAAATTTTAATATATTTATAGTATATACAACAATAAACAATTATGGCAATATTAAATCCAACAGTAGTAACAGTAGACGCGGTATTAACAACAAAAGGCCGTGAATTACTAGCTCGTAACGATGGTTCGTTCCAAATTACCCAATTTTCTTTGGCTGATGATGAAGTAGATTATACATTATATAATCCAA